ATATATATTATTATATTATTATTATTATTATATTATTATTATTATTTATTAGTATCCCCTGAGAGGCTCTCTTGAATGAAACAAATTTGAATAAAATCGGAATATATTTATTTTAAAACGACAGTTGGTTTTATTTTTCAAATTATTTTAGTATTGATACGTTCACGTTTGAACATGTTATCAGTAGAATGTTCGAGTCGACATGACGAATCAATTTGTTATCAGTTAGTTGACATGACGAATTAATTTGTTATCTCAGTTTTCAAGACACGCGAGGTCAGTATTATTTGGAACATTGACAAAGAACAATGTATTTATTTTTAAAATATAATTTAAAGTTTAATCAAAGTGGCTGAAAGTTTTTATTTTCATAAATTGATTTAAGTATATATTGATGTCATAGTGAAACAATTTCATAATATGATGAAATTCAACTCGAATATACGTCACTGGAAGCAAATATGAGTCATCAGAAAAAGTCCTTTTCAAATTTTACATCAATCGATAGAGCCTCTTGGGGGATACAACATTGCATACTCAGATTTTTGAAAATCGGATGCTGAAATTCTTTCAGATTGTATTGAATGTAATAAATTTTCAATATCGCATTACTTTTCGTTGAGCGAAAAAGGTCGACTCGAAAAAACGAGATAACGAAAAGTGAAGTCGACAAAAATGGTGATAAGAAAAAAGAATATGAAAAAATAAAAAATATATATATATATTATATATATTATTATATTATTATTATTATTATATTATTATTATTATTTATTATCATCCCCTGCGAGGCTCTCTCGAATGAAACAAATTTGAATAAAATCGGAATATATTTATTTTAAAACGACAGTTGGCTTTATTTTTTAAATTTTTTAACCTTGACATGACGCGACTCGGATATTTGTGCCGTTGAAATTCAATGTTTGTTTTTGTAGTGACATTTCTTCAAAAGATAACAAATTGAAATAAAACGCCTTGTTTTTTGAAATCGATACCAAGTTTTATTTGAACGCTACAGCAAAAACCATGTGTTCAAAAAATAATAAATTTAAAGACGCCGCTGCTGGAAGAACTGCTGATGAACAAACAAATTGGTACAAGGAATTGCTCAGATTAAAAGCTGAAAACGAAGAGTCAATGCTTGAAACCTCAACATGGGAGCATAAAAATGCTCAGTTTTATAACAACCACCGACTCGAAGACTTAAATTCGAAAATCGATTATCGCAATAAAGAAGACAACATAGAACTTGATATTAAATTAAAAAAAATAGAATCAATGCAAGTTGCTCACATCAAACAAACTGAACAGATTCAACGCGAAATTTTACGGATAAATCAGCGAATTGATGATTTGGCACAACAAATAAATAAAAAGGATTAAACATGTATTTGTTAAATCATCAAAAAATAAATTTATCGAAGCAATTTTAAAATACACTGTTTTTGTTCGATTTGTGTGAGACACTTAATTTTGGGATGATTATCAATGCTGCAATCCATAAATTTTACATTTCGTAGTTTTTTAAATTTAATATTTGGATGCGGCAATATTGAAGCTTTAAATAAAAAACCAAACATAAATTCAACATGCTTCATGTGTTCACTGATAAATTCAAACAACTGCTGGTCGGATTCTCGAATTAAAAGTCTCTTTACATTCGGACACGCGGGAATGATCATACGAGCGAAATTATCTGCGAACGGATTATCAAATCTAAATTGTAGGTCGACAATGTTTAAATTTTGAGTTAAAGTGACCACATCAAAGTCTTTCTGATAGAAAAGCCCCAATCTATTTGAAATAACCAGTTTCCGAATAGAACGGAAATGCTCAAAAATTATCTCTAGAATTTGAACTATATATTGCACCGATTGGCATTTAAAAATTTCCAATGTCACAGATTCTATGCAATGGGCCTGTGTTTTAAGGAACCTTTGAAAGTTTATATTGTCATCAATATTCCATCGTATTCGATTGTGTGATGCTTTCAGATGTAAACTTTTAAGATTTAAATGAATATCAATCATGTCCGGCATCCAAATAAACTCGATTACATTGTATGTGATTGTTAAATGCTCAATGTGAGGGTTTGAGCAAAACAAATTTGTCAGTTTAGAATTGTAAAAATTAGCATCGTGACTGATATCCAAGTGTTTCAATGTAGTGCATTTGATATTGCATGCAAACGTGTCCGAAGTGACGAGAGTTTGCAATTTTGGGAATTCAATTGCGTACATTGCCCAGTCATTTTCTTTCACACGTTGACGAAATGCCACATCTTTAAGCTCAAGTTCTATTAAATTCGGAGCCAACATTCTAACAAAATCCATTTGGTTAGAAAAATTTTGAAAATGACACAAATATAGTTTCAGCGATTTTAAATTATTCCAATTCATTGCAAAGTCGTCAATTCCAGCATAATTAAATTCAGAGGGTGAAATTGATATATTTTCATACTTTCTGATGCTTTTATCCACTTTCATTATGCGTCCGGAAACTCGTAAACGAATCTTTTTCATGCATGGACCACTTGTGGCAATTGCTAAGTAAAAATTCTTGCACACCGTCGACAATGGCAATAAATCGCGACCGCGCAAATTAAAAAAGACTTTATCCAGAATCTCAATGGGTAGATCGGCTAAAATGAAAAAAACAAATTAATGCATGTCTTTCTAAAAAAAAGACACAACTCACCAATTGTGTGAACATTTGAATTTAAAATTTGGCAATTCATTGTTTATTTAATACGGCACGGCACACGTTATCTGATGACTGACGTTAACAAACTGACGACAAGTGTGTTTTCTTATCATTTTTTTTAATCGTAATAAGGCCGAGTTTAAAAAATTTTCATCAAGTTTGATTTCAACCGTCTTCCAATCAACATCATGGCTTTAGTAAAAAAAAATTTCAATTTTAGTGATATCGACGTCGAGGTACTTTCAGTCACTTTGGACGAGGTTGTGTGGTTGATGGCAAATCCTTTTGCATCTGCGTTGGGATACTTTAATAAACGAAATGCTATTACAAATAAAGTTAGTGATTTTAACCAACGCACATACAAAGAAATGAAGTCGCCTCGATTCGAGGCGTCTGACGCATCACTTCAAGCAAAGACAAAATTTATTAACGAAGCGGGTTTGTACGAACTGATAATGAAATCAAAAATGCCAATCGCAAAAGATTTTCAAAAATGGGTTTGTTCAACACTTCTGCCGACCCTCAGGAAAGAGGGCCAATATCATTTGGCTGACGCTTCAGACGCGAAACAATCCTTGTTCAACAAACAAAATCAATTGTTTGAACACGGTGAAACAGCCAAGTGGTATGAAGAATCGTTGAAATTGAAGGCTGAAAATGTGGAGATTCGAGAAAGTCGAAGCAAACTGCAATGTGAAAATGAAGAACATCGAGAAAGCTGCACAAAGCTGCAACGTGAACTTGTTGCGTTGACCAACACCCATCATGGTCAGACGAAAGAAAATGAGGAAATGCAGATTAAAATCCAGGCACTGGAAGCCGGATGCATTATAAAACAACACCGTCTTGACGATTTGGTACAAAATAATAATGGATTAAATGCCAGAATAAACATGCTGATTCTGGAACGTGATGAAATGCAGCTCACACTTCGGACGTTGGAATCAAATGTTGATGATAACATTGCAAAAATTGGTAATTTAATTCAAATTAATAATGAACTTAAAATTGCAATTACATCCGAAACACAAAAACTTGATACGATGGTATTGAAGCAATCCCGAACACAAGAAAAGCTGGCACAATCAGAGAACACGATGAAAAAAGTTGAACCATTGGTCGTCGCAAGGCCAAATGATAAACAAAAATTTCATCAACTCAAGATATTCCACCGGACTGAAGGCGATTTACACGTTTACATTGCGGTCAGAGCACATCGCCGCAGTATGAAACGCCAAAGTAATTCGATTGTGGGGGATTGTATTTATTGTGATGACAATGCAAACGCCATCAATGCATTTAACCGTGTCAAAGACATCGTTGTTGGAAAAATTGAATATCGAAAAATCATTTGTAAATTAACTCCTCCAAAATTCATCGAAACAATGACTCAAATGCCCTCGATTTTTTATCGACAAACGAGATTAAATTTTGAACCAATAAACTCAATTATAACTGTCGCTTATTCGTTAGTGTTTCGATTTATATATTCATTGTGATGTGAATAAATATTTATTATTTTTTTAACGCACTACAATCTCGGGTCCCCGAATGTAAATGTAAAATAAACGATGTGACGTCATATATTTTACAACAACAAATGAGTCATCAATCATTTCCAGGAAGGGGGCTTATCAGTTATTTTTCTAAAGTTGATATTTTTTGCTGAAAACGAGTATTTTTATGATATTTTATTAAATTCTGATAACAAAATTGATGATTGATTGAAGCAAAAAGGGGTATATAAACTTCGCGTTCAAACAACACAATTCAGTCGTCACTTTGAATTTCAATTTTCAACAAAATGGATACAACTTTACCGTTCGATGAAACATCAACCACCACAATATTGGTGCTCGACATTTCTGGTTCAATGGAGGGGTCAAACATGCAAAATGCGAAGCAAATGTTATGCAAAACTAAAATTGACATTATTATTGTGTTTGGAAAAAATTGTAGTGCAAAAACATTTACACCAGAAGATTCTATGAAGTATTTGAAAAGTTACATTCAATATGAAAGCACAACACTCGGCGAAAATATACCAACAGCAATCGAAAACACATTGGCCAGTGTCAAAACAAAACGGATTACATTTATTTTTACAAGTGATGGAGAATTATATGATGAAAAAGAGTTTCAAACTGCTTGTAAATTGATGGATTTGACAAAATATAACGTTAATTTTGTAAGTTTGATGCTCACAACTAATGCTGCAGTTACATCATTTGCGGGTCTTGCATGCCACAACAACACTGGCGAGCCCTTGTGTTTGGCTATCGAAAATGCAGACAACATTGACAAACAACAAGAACTTCTATCGACGCACTTGTCAATGCAAAAGAAATGGTTTAATTGGAGGACCGATGTAAACGATAATCTATTTCATTACAATACTGAAGAAAGCGTTATGTATCGGAACATGTTGTTAAAATACATGTTTATTATCAGATACTGTGAAGCTGGAAAACAAATTGTGAGAGAATTTGGAAGTATGCTATTGACTTTACATCCATATCCCGATCGAAATACAATGTTGCAAAAGTTGCACGATTTAACACTTCTGAACGGCCCTGAAAAACGTATAGACGCATTTAAAGAAACCGATGGATTTCGTAACGCTGTTGCAACTTTAAGTGGCATTGGAGAACCATTTGCACACTTTAAATGGAATCCATCTATCAACACTAAAGATGGATATAAAATTCGATTAAATTTTAGTCCGCGTCCAAGTTGTATTCCAAATTTGTGTGTTCAGAACACAACATACAATACTGACACTGGCACATATGAAGTTCGTGTTGTAGTTCCCGAAAATACACCAGACATATTTTGTACTGTCGAAGGAGAATCCGTAGATGGTTCTACTTTTTTGTTGCGATACAACACACTTGGAACATCCACAAACGCCGACACTACTAATATATTTGATGTACCAAATGGATTTTTTTCAATTTCTTCTGGATCGGGTGGCAATTTTCGAGTGGTTCCATCCACTGGTAATATAATGGAAACGTTAAAAAATGATCAGTTTTTTAATTATTTCGAGATTACTATCGGGCAACGAGCAGCACCATTTGAAAATTCTATAGCGACACCACCAGTAAATTCCATGTTGGCATCATCAGGAGTATTTAGAAATTGTTCTATATCAGCGGCATCATCATTTGGGTTTGGAAATTCCATACCAAGTGGATTTGGAAATTCCACGGGAAACACATCAAGTTTATTTCGAGGTTTTATGACGACACCATCGAATGCATCATCAAGTGAATTTGGAAGTTCTATGACGACACCATCGAGTAAATTTGGAAATTCCACGGGAAACACATCAAGTGGACACCATCAAGTGGACGACACCATCAAGTGGCCGACACCATCCTTTGGATTTGGAAATTCCATAAGAAACACATCAAGTGGATTTGGAAATTCCATGGGAAACACATCAAGTGGATTTTTTGGAAATTCCATCATGGGAAACACACCAAGTGCATCACCAAGTTTCTTTGCATTGGCATCACCAAGTGCGTTTGGAAGTTGCACATTTAGTGATAAGCATGTCATGGTTCAATCGGGTAAACCAACCCAGAACTTTAATATGTCCACTGAAAAAGTTACAATGAAAGACGATGTAACCTTCAAATTTACAATATTTTTAACAAATGCAATTGAGGAAATAACATCAAAAGACCAATTGGAATTATTTGAAATCAATATACGCGAACAAAAGTATTACATGTCAAATATTTGTGCAGTTTGTCGCGATGATCAGCCATTGACATTCTATTACGATGCTTGTATGCATTTGGCTGTTTGTGATTCATGCGCAAAAGGATTGACCGACAATCGATTGCACAAAAAATGCATTGTTTGCCGCCAGGATGGAAATTTAACTAAATTGTCATAATTAATTTAAAAAATGTAATAAAATTGTTTCTAAACGCAAATTTAAACAAAATCGGTCAATATTTATTTTAAAACGACAGTTGTTTTTATTTTTTAAATTAGTTATATCAAATTGTGACGTCATATTTTTTTACAGTACCAATGAGTCATCACCAATTCTCAGAAGGGGTGAGCTAATTTTTGAAAAATTGATATTTTTACGTTAAAATTAGACTTTTTTAAGATATCGGGTGTTAATTTTATCAAATAATGAAATTCAGATAACAAAATTCGATAATTGAACGAAAAAAAGGGGGGGAGGGATTATCGACCCGAAAAACGTGTTGAAACTTTTGAAAAATTTTGCAGGTGGGGTGATTGCATAAATGATGTAGCCCTACTTTTTTATATAGGCAACTACGTCACATTTTTATGGGGGGTTTTTTAAAGTTGGGTGACGTAACTTTGATATTGTACCAAATTTATATTTTGTCGATTTTGCAGCGAAAATTGAGACATTTATTAAAATTGACAATGCAAATTGCACAAAAGTGTCAATTTTACTTTTATTTTTTGCTATATATATATATATATATATATATATTATATATTATATCTTCTCCCTATGAACTAGTGATCAATGTTCCTTTATTCCCTTGATTCCATGAGTATTGGTCAAAGTTTTTAAAAAAAGGCGGATAGTTTAAGTTGAAAGGTGGGTTAAATCACACAAAATTGTATCAGATTTGATGAATTGAGAGAGTCACTGAATTTAAAAAATGTACACAAAAATAAAAGTTCTGAAAATATAAAATAATCATTGCCTGTGATCAAAAAAAAAAAAAAATTATTTTTATTTGAAAATATATCTCTCGTTTGCAAAAATTCAGGGTTGATTTTCATTAAGTCTCATATCCAAATTTATTTTAGTTTTGATGATTCTACATTAAGAAATCGATTTACCTTGATTCGGTGTTCCAATGCATGACCCATAAGTGTGTTTTCTAATCCCACCAATGCCTCAACTACCGAATAAATTAATGGTTTACTATATAATATTTTTGATGTTGCAGGCGTATATGTAAATGTTTCAGTTGGTGTTGCGAGTATGAGATCTTTGTAATTATTTAAATCAGAATTGAGTACATTTTCAAGGTCAGAATTTAGTGTACACATTTTTTCCGGAGTTATTACAGGAAACTTTATAGATGCGACGGCTGTTGTTGAAAATATAGCACCATACATTGGAGTTGGTATAATTGTTAAATTTAGCAATTGAATTAGTTTATTTTTTAGTGATGTTCCTGTAACACCATCGCCTGTGATCAAAAATGCATTAACAAGTGATGTTACATATACATCAATTAGACTTTCCGATTGTAATTTGTCTATTGCGTTGTCTTTGAGTCGTGCATAATCGTTAATTATTATAAGCTTTAGAATGGGTTGCATTTGTTGAAATAGGTCAATATGAAATTCACGTTTTATTGCAATTGTTTGGAGTGCAGAAATGACAATGTTTGAAAACATTACAGGTTGTGTGTTGTATAGAGTATTCAATATCTCTTCCTTTTTTTTATTGTGCTTTACCACAGTTTGAAAATTTTCAAACTCCATTTTTTTATTGTCTACTACTAGTAGTATATTATTTTATTTTACTGTATTTGTGAGTGACGTATTGATATAAAAAATAATATTTTTTCTTCTTATATGTGCCAGTACAAAATTTTGTATGAAAAAAAGAAAGAAGAAAAAAATTAATCAACCAATTCGATGCCACAAAAATCTTTCGTAGACGGTACAAAGAATTTTAAATATCTTTTCATAAAATTTTCATATTCAATGGCTTTTTTTGTCGCCGACAAATTCGATTCATTTAATTTTTGAATTATACTCGATCGCAATAGAATGCATTGGGGATTGTCTACGTTTTTACATGCACGTAAAATGAGATTGTCAGTAGTGGGAACATTATTATAATGATCGGATGGTGATATAATACATATTCCATTATATTGTATGATTTTACCGCGTTGTTTTACTTCGTGGCTCTCATATATTTCCTTAAATTCGTCAAAGAAATCGTCTGTGGTGTATGCCATCAATTTTTTATTTGAATGTAGATTTGTAATTGCAATGTTGACGGCATTGGTCAATTCTTGTATTGATATTTCTGTGCCGGGTTTAATGATGATTTTTGCGTCTGCCATAATCCGATATACCATGTTGTTTGCTTTCATAAATTCTTCGAGTTCGTGTATCGATTCTGTGTTGATGATTTTTGGTACTACCATACCGGCAGAATTTCTAAAAAATCTAAATGCAGCATAAAACATATTGGATAATCCCATTGCAAACAAACGGTCTTGAATTGGAATTTTAACATTTTTTTTTTGCGAAAATAAGATGAGTGAATTTTGTTCTTCGATGGGAATTTCGGTTATGTCGTGAAATGAATATGACATTCTAAATATAACAATGCGTGTTTTTATGGCCTGATCAGCTTTGATTTTTGGAAACCTATTTGATACACACACAATAAACGATAGTGGTTCAATTGTAGATGTATCGCTTAAAAATGGCAAACGCAATGAAATGGCATCTTCGCCAGTTGCAATTTTAATTACGTCTGCGTCGACATTTGATGCTTCTTTGATGGGTGTAAAATATGCTCGTAGTGCATTTATTAATACTGGCGATGGAGCTTCGGTTGATTGATTTGCACGAATTTTTGAATTCATTGGATAGCATCCACCAGGTCCATGAAAATTTGATATAGCAGTAATTAATTTTGATTTCCCACACGCCGGTGGTCCGCGATAATTTAAAAATTTACGATTTTCATTCCACGGCTGATACAATAGTGCATGATGTGCTAAATAATCTAATAACACTTGCGTTTGAAATCCAAACATTTTATAGAGTGACGATAATGCATGTAGAATGTCGTGTGGTATATTTTTGCCAAATACAATTTTAAGTGCTCGCATTGTATTGATGTCTGTTTCGAGTGAATAATTTGAAAGATCATCAATCGATAAAAAAGATTCATCTGGATTGGTGGTGGTGGTGTTATTTAATAGTGGTTGTTGTAATTCAATGAAGTTTGAAAAATGTAAATATTTTTTGACAAACAACGTTGGAATTAAATCGAATCCATGATAACTTGAAAAAATTATATAAATATATGCGAGTACAAATGATTCTTCGGCAATTTCAATGTCGTCGTAATTTGATAAAATATGCAATATTATTTCATGCCCACACATCGACATCGTATAACAATCATCATCGATTAATGCCGAATGCTTTTTTTCTTGTATGAATTCACCAATATTTGTACCGCTCGACGCAAATTCTCGTAATAATATTTCCAATTGGGACGGTGAAAATAAATCAACGTGATGATTTAAAATATATGCGAGTGCCATTACAATGTCGGGATCAATGGGATACGCTATCATGACAGCCCGGAAATGAATAAATAACATATGATTACTGGTGGCGGTACGGCCATGACAAACTGATTTGATAATTTGCTTCATCAATGTATCAAATTTTACCATAGAAAATCCGTATATATTTTGAAATGTCAACAATCCCGGAATGAGAATAGCCAAGTGATAAATTTCATAATTTATTAACGATATGCGTGACATTATTGCATCAAATGTAGCATATAACACACGCGACGCATCGTTAATGGTTGAAAAGCAATTAACAACGTCGGTGTCTGTTTGTCGTATATCAGATAAGGTTGCATATTGTTTGCATTGTCTCGTTTGAAACTGTAAAAATGGTACATTCATCATATAAAATCCGGTAATATTACAAAAGATTCCGAGATCTGTGTTTATGAAAAATTTATATTTTCCATTTGTGATTGGTCGCACGCATATATTTGACGCATATTGATTCCATGCGTCTTTAATAATAGTAACGAGGTCGTTTTTTTTCATAAATTTACGACACCACTTTGCCATAATACTAGTCAATGCACCATAATTACAATATAAATTTAAATATTTTTCATCATGAATATTTAAAATATGATTGAATTTTGTCATGTCATAAACATAAACGTCAGTTGCTTTTGTCGACGCTTTAAGAACAAAAAAAAAATATGGCAATATTAATTTTTCGACTTTTGACGTGATTATGTCTTCAGTTGCCTGATCATCAATTTCCAATTTTATAACACGTTCGATTGTTTTACTAAACGAATCACCATTTTTATGACCATAATATTCCATGACAGACAAATATCGAAGAATACATGTACCATCGCGGAAAATATCACAACACTGTTGAAATGCATTGAATTTTAGTAAACTTCTATATGTTTCGTCGACAACATAAAAGCATGGTGCACTGTCAATGTGTATTATGCATTTTAAAAAATGCCCTAAAATATGCACTGCCTCCGGTAGTGTTATACTAGTTGTTTTGCACAGATAATTAATATATGCACACATTACATACAACGTATAACCACACGTTTCTTCTGGAGCCACCATTAACCGATATATATATCGAAATGATGATACTTGATTTTCATCCGATTGTAAAAATTGCACTTTCAAAGTTTTACAAATAACAACGCTCAATTCCGATGTTGCGTGTAAAATTTCTTCTGGAATTTCGTCGGGGCCAATGGTTGTCATCATGTTAAAATTGAAATATGACGATTGGGTATGGTCAATTTTTTTTAAGTATTCGATGAGATATTTATTATCCGACGAAACACAATCACTGCCAAATCGTGTAATGCAGTTTGGAATTGTTGTACTCTCGATGATTTCCAAGTCGGTTGAAAGATATTCAGTGGCTGTGTTTTGTAGTTTTAACCAATCATCGTCAAATGCTGCCATATTTTGGTTTGTAATAGACGCAAGTAATGTTTGTTGTCGCTGTGGCTTAAAATGTGTGTACAATTTTACATCGTATGCTTTTTGTTTGTTGTTAATAATGTCAGAATGTGTAAATCGATTATTAAATGTCTCATATCGGCCAGTGTTTATATTTTTTGTTGAAAATGGCAATGGCATTGTAGTTATGCTGTCAAATTTATACTGTGACACTTCACCAAGTGTACTTTGCAGAAGTGATAAAATCATTGGGTATACAATTACGCTGACTTTACAATTTATATAAATATGAATGCCGCAGTTGTGTGTTTGTACATAACAATTTTTATTAATATCACTCGGTCGATATGTCCGTTTTGGATCCAAGAAAGACATTATTGTATTGAAAATTGATTCAATAAAATTAAGTGTTATGAGATGGTTACTCGAAAACTGTTTACAATCATGCCGTTTTTCACACGGTATATGATCACAGTCAATAAATAATGGTAGAAAATAATTTGAATTTGTCACAAGAGCCAATGTGTGACCCTGCGGAAATTGTGCATTTAAATCTTTGAGTGTTAACGAATGAATGCTAGCGAAAATGTTCTCAGTATTTGACATTACACTTTTTATACAATAATCCTCAGATGTAGCAACTACCTCGATGGTTTTCAGTTTGTTACTCTCAAAAAACGTATCTTCCATTGCGAGTATATGTGCCATTTCGCAAATGTCATAGTCCGCGTTGTATTGTATATCATCAGTTGCACAAAATTCACTCTCCTCTTCATATTCCACAATTTGTTGCTTGTGTTGTGGTTGATATGGCGTCGAAAATTCAGCACGTCGTTTCATTGTAATATTTAGTACAATGTTGTGGATTGCATCGTTATATATTATCGTATTTATAATAATATTGATAATATTATTTCTTAATAAACCAACAAAAATTTTAAATGTACACGAATCTGCAGAGGAAGCTACACGTTTTGCGACTACTTTTTTCCTTATCTACGATAAAAGTTTACCAGACGCGTTGGATCGTCTCGTCGTGGTCGAACCATTTGGTTGGATAATTTGGGCGATAAACAATGATATCTACATTTTAGAAAACACATCGGCAATCCAATGTCAATTGGGCAGTAGTCCGGCAATTAAAGTTACTGAAAATATATTTTCCATGGTATCGATCTGTATAAATATTGAACCGACTGCATTATTAAATTTATACGACGATCCAGTTAGGGTAAATTATGATGTATTAGATTCATCGTCACCAAATCGGTTTACAGTTTTAGATGCCCTCAACATTTTATTTCGGGAACACTTAACTGTAAAATTTACAAATGACACACCCGACGATGCAACCCATAAAATATCAACTTTTAATCGACAAATAGCAAAAAGTTTATCGCCACTACCCGCCAAAGCATTTAATCTCAATAAATTTTCAGTGTATAACGACGATACATTACAAGAACTATTCGAAAGGGTTTATTCGCGTAAATTTGACAAAAATATCGACGCCTCAATGAAATCATCAAATTCCTTGAGCGTAGACGTGTGATCTCTGTCAATTCGGGATCGTAATATTTTGAATGGTAAATTAAATGTGCCAGTATCTTTTTTAAATATTGCATTTATTGGCACATGAATTTCGTAAATTCCATTTTCTAACCGCATCTTACAATAACTCCGATAATCAATTGAGTTTGTAAATTTTTCATTGTCAATATAAAGTTTGTTGTTTAACATTCTCACATCACACGTTGGTATTTTATATTTATATTCTTGATGCCCATCGATTAATATAAACCCGTCGGCCTTGTCTGGTGGAATAATATTTTCAAGTGAAAACCCCGGAAGTGCTCGCTGCTTAAATAATTGATATGGAATTGAGTCGAGTGTGATTGTGTGATTTGTAAATGGTAAATTATTGAAACATTTTAAAACATCACACGGATGTGTTTCATATAACATTGCATTTATATACACACCAACGACATCCGTTAGAATAACATTTGATGACATTTGCTCATATTGTAATATAAAGTGATTATAATTTGCGATGAGCTCAGATGGAAGATTTTTGATATATCCAATTTTCATTATGGTATCGATAAAAATTGCATCACCATTTGTGGATTTATGAATAATAAATTTTCCCTTATACCCATCAAATTTAGCTTTAATGATATACGGTGGAGGTCCAATATTAAATAGCAATTCAAATCGCTTACTCGGTATATTATTTAATTCTGCGATTATTATATTTGAATCGGGTGTTGTAAAATATTTTACGCGTGGTAAATGTTGCCTTATTTTTGATACGACAAGATCAAAAAAATCATCATTACAATCGTTGAGTTGTGTTAGGGTTTGTGGACAATCAAATTCTTTCTCCGCGATCATTATAAATTTACCGTTTGTCGAAAAATCAACCGATATTCGAATGTTACATTTTTCATATATAATAATGCGTAGCGTTGCACTTTCAATTGTATCATTTGAGAAATCAACGATACCGTCGATGTTTGTTTCAATCGATTCAGTATACACATATGGCAAAAACTGAGACTCTATAAATTTTAGTCGATGTTTTTTTTCGGTTGTCGTTTTAATTTGTTTTTGATTTTCAGATATACGATATGTGGAAAAAAAAAACACACAAGTGTTTCGAATTCCAAATTGCTTAATTTCTTCAAATTCACACTGTGTAATTGGTATTCTAATTGAAATTTCATATTCGTGCTGCATGATTATAAAACTTTACGGAATGAAATGTGGTATGATTTAAACCACCGTGAATGAATCGAATTGTATTCAATGTATTTTATGTCAATTTGGGTGCTTGTTGTTGTTAGTCCATTACTATTTTCTTTAAAAATAAAACGCGGTATAATTTCACTTTCAATTTCGTCGCTGTAATTTAGCGGTATGCATGTTTGATTGCGATACATGTTTGATGATTTTGGTATATATTTATCGAACTCAATGTCAAACACGTGATATCGTATTAGGGTTGATATGTAAGGCAATGTTAAAATGTTGTCTTTAAATCGTAATGTTGTTTTGTTTTGAAATGGTATAATTGATAATAAGACAAATCGTCGACTGGCAATGATATAAATATAATTATCGGCTAGCTTGTGACCGTATATACAATGATAGGGCCTAAATTTTGTTGAATTTACAATGTATCTACTTTTTATTATATAAACAAAGGTCATTTCAAATGGGTTATATGTTTCTAAAATTTCATCAATAACACATTTATTTTCATCATTATTTTGCATAATTGTTTCATCATAATACAACAATGTTAAATCTGTGATTGGATTTTTCAATTTACGCAACCAATGTGTGAAAAGAAATACAAGAAAAAGCAAAAACAAAAATATTAAAACTTTACCAATCATCTTCTATATGGGCGACGAATTTCTCGTCGTGGTGGTCTAATTATAATGGTACAATCACTGTAATTGTATTGTCCAAATGCGGGACCGTTGTTGTCAATGTGTATTAATGATTTTAAATTTTCTCCAAAGGAAACAAAAATTGTATTTGTAATCTTAAGTGCTCTGCACATTCCGCATGACCTTTCATGTCGCAAATGCTCTGTGTAGCTGTGCGCAAAATTCCAAGGGCATACAATATTTATTGGAATTTCACGAGATAAATTTGATGTATCGACAAATGTATAATTAAATACATCGGGTGCAGCCATTGCAAATGTATTAAATATGGGGGTTGTAATTTTTTCATCAGTAATATACACTTGGGTGATGTTGTGTCGTCGAAGTAATTCAATTAACACATGTATGGTTGATTCTGCTGAAGTCATTGTCGTAAACACATTCGTCATTTCCCATTTGTTATTAATAACTTTGAATATCAATGCAACGACATCACGCATTTGAATGGTAACACTTTCAGTTGTATGTGGTTTTTGTAAACCAATTCCCATTACAGCAAATTGTGTGTTATTCAATCCACCTCCATTGTACAATGGATGATGTCCACTGAAACATTTTTTCATTTCGGATACGGCATGACCACGAGGATTTGATGTTTGTATTGGCCACCCAACTGGCAACGTGGGACCTTGGGGGACAAATATCGGCGACTCGGTACGCATTTGTTGTTGATCTTGAACAATATCGGGTGTCAATGGGCCCTGTAAAAATTCTTCAGCATCACTCAATAATAAACAATCATCGTCCATTTTAAAATAATATATATCAATGCGTTGCAAGCGGAGTCAAAATGTGTACTGTGTCAATAAAAATATCGCACATATATATATATACGCGTATTATAAATTATTTAGTGAATTATTTTTATTTTAAATTAATATAAAAAATGCCTCACAAGCTTGTAAATTTGCACATGGGATTTCACCGTGCCCGAGTGTATTATGCTCAAAAAACCAATGCAAATTTAATTGATGTCGTAATTCAGGACTATGTCGATTGCAAAGGATTGGTATATTGTATGGTACACGCACCAAGTCTTATAAATCTTGGACTTCTAATTCCAAGTATATTAAAAGATTTGATTGTTATTATGGCCATTAATAAGAAACCAATAGAGACGGGTAATACTTCATTGGTGGACGTGCAAACACTGTGTGCGGACTTGGTGTATGATTTTACTAAACACACTGAATCGGCATTACATACAGTTATTACCGATTGCAGTCCACTGGATTTGAATACGGAAGAAAAACCAATAAAAGTGGAAGAATTGACGAGAATTGACATATCAATACCAGATCCACTCACAATTCAGAATATACCGCCAGTAGTTGAACGGCTACAATCGTATTTAACTAGATTTGAAACAATTGATGCTCGGAGAACAGCATTACAAACTGAATTTGATCGGTATACCGCGATGTTAGAAGCCGATAAACCTGACAATTATACTGCGATGGTAACTGCTAAACGATTATATTTGGCAAACTTTGATGCAACACATAATTATACAGTAACGAAAGCAACTGTAAATAATTTACGCGATCAATTAAATGCTCGACTTTTGGAGTTACAACAACAACAACCATAAATTTAAATTTACAAACTCGATTGTGATAAGTAGTTAAAAAAATGCCTCACAAGCTTGTAAATTTGCACATGGGATTTCACCGTGCCCGAGTATATTATGCTCAAAAAACCAATGCAAATTTAATTGATGTCGTAATTCAGGACAGCGTTGATTGTAAAGGGTTAACATATTGTATGGTACACGCATCAAGTCTTATAAATCTTGGACTTTTAATTCCAAGTATATTAAAAGATTTGATAGTTATTGTGCCGATTAATAAGAAGCCAATAGAAACAAGTGGCAATACTTCATTGGTAGACGTACAAACATTGTGTTCTGATTTAGTATATGACTTTAATGCACATACAGAATCATCAACACATAAAGTTATTACTGATTGTAGTCCATTGGATTCAAATACAAAAGAACAACCGAAACCAGATGAGGAATTATTAAATATTGATCTTACATTACCGGACCCTCTAACATTTACAAATATACCGCAAGTATTATCACGTCTACAAGGATATTTAGATAAATTTACACTTATTGAACGTAAAATTCAGCATTTGTCAGATGATATATTGATGTATATTACTAAAAGTTTATCGGGAATTAAACCTGATAATTATGACACAATTTTAGCTGCTAAGCGAGAATATTATCGTAAATATGAAGAAATTCATACTTATCCAATAACAAAAGAAATGGTAAAAATTGTATTTGACGATTTAACTTTACGGCGTGAAGAAATTATTCAACAACAAGAAAATGAAAACATGGAAGAGAGTGCGAGTGAAGAAGAAGCAGAAATTGCAACATTTAACTCGCGAAGAGAAAAACCAAAATTTAAAGAAGGCCGTGAGAAATGGAGAAAGAGACAAGCAACGGATCGACGAAAAGCAGGCCAACAGCGGCAACAAAGGGAGAGGGAAAAGACAGCAGCCAACAATCGAAATAATGATGACGAAGGTGGTACCATATTTCAAATAGAAAACTCACAGGGTGAAACGTTTGCATAACCATTTTATTTAGAATAATAACAACGATTAGCCTCAAGTGTATGAAATGTTATTGTATTGTATATATTTCTAGTAGGTGCTTCTTGAATATATTTAATATTGTAAATCATACAATTTACATCTATTTTCTCAAATCCAACCTTAACGATTGCGTATGTTTCATATTTTCGATCTTTATTTTTCAGTTTATATGTATGCTGAAATTCTTTTTTAGTATTTATTTCAATAAGCATATATGGCTCAAAAAAAAACGAATTAAACACAAATAAAAGAATAGATTTTTTTTCGGGTTTACGTTGTGCAAAAAAGTACGCACACATATTTGCCGCAATATCTGGCAAAATTATTCCATTTACCCTAATATTATCTGATGACGATTGATTATTACATAATATAACTCTGCTGTCATCATTGTGAAATATTACATATTTATTAGGATTAAATTTATATTTTAATTGTAAATTATTCGTTGCATTTTTCAGAACTATCCCATTAAAATGAAGAGACATGTGCGGCGCAGCCGATAATTCGTTGTAATATAATTCTCGTATTTCAGTGTAGTTGTCGAGACTATATATAGCAGAAGGAAGAAAGTATTCGCTATTGATGTGATGGTATACGTCTATAATTTTTTTACATCGAGACACAAACGGTGTAAATATAAGATTTTGTCCATTCCAAATAAGAACGTCGGTGATGATAAATATATGCTTCCCATCAATATATCCACTTCGGTACATTTGGCCTTGTGTAATTCGAACACATTCAATTAAAAATGTGTCTGTTTGTTTAAAAATAAAACGAATACTATTGTGCAATGTAATTTTACGACCAAAATCGTCAAATATATATAATTTTCCATTGTTGACATTTATATAGCATTTATTTCCAGCATAATTTAGTTGACATGTAAATTTATCGTGTTCCAGTTTTTGTAATTCAGAAAATGTAATGGATTTCATTTTAAATTCTCTAAATCCAAATGTGGTTGGGGGAATTGACAAAAACACATTATTTCGATTGACAAATTTGTAAATGTTTTCGATTGTTAAAATATCCACATTGTACATAACTTCACGCGAATGATGTCGAGTGGGTCGTAAATATTCTGGCACTAATAATTGTAATGACTTTATAAAAAATCCATGTTGCATTGGATGGGTCAATAAATGTACTGCATACGCTTCCAAGCAGGTGAGATTTTTCAAAATCATATAAATATCAATCGATAAATTATTAAAAAGACGCAATAACCCTGAAATGGTTAAGAAACCATTATAATAAATACTTGTATCGGCCGGGTCATTGTCATATTGAGATTGAGAAAAACTGTTCTCGATTTTTTTAGTTTGAAATTCATGTTTATTAATTTTTGTATTGTGTTCGTACCTATATAATGGTGCTAATATTTTATTATTTAATGGACCATTAATATTTTTTTTTTTAACAATCAAATCTAAATTTTCAACACATTTGCCAATTGTGTTGATTGGATATATTTCTAAATTTAAAGCATCGTATATGGCGTTGCATTTGCATAGTTTGTGGTCATATGTGGCGGTAGGAATATTATTTATGTACTTTTTTCCAAGCTGCGCTCCATTGTACAGAAAGTGGGTAAATGCTACTTGATGCGTAAGTTTATATTGGCGTAACCATAAAAAAAGCAATTCGGGTAGCGTGGGTTGATAGTGGATTGAAAAATTCAATACATCATATAATGTCATGGATTTGTTCTCCATTATGTACCTAATTTACCGGTTGTCGTTCTCCCATTAAATATGTATGCAATTCAATATCATTTTCGAAATTGAACCTAATTCGAGACGAAGTAAACGATTTTATACTATAAAACCGTGTACCATTTTCACGTTCACATGTTGTAATAATAAAATCACTAATATTTGCAAATACATCGCAATTGTCTGTTTCTATTCCAACACCTCCGAGAATATCATAATTATTGATTGCCTTTGTAGGAGAAATTGTGAACCCCCCCTCGTTTATACTTGTTTTCAATTCTAATTTGGTCATTCCGTCGAGAGGGTTTAAATAATTTGCGATATGGTCTTTGACAATTTTTGCAATTCCATCGTCAGCTTGCCAATATGTAAACTCTTTTCGCTGAATTGGCGCGATTTGAATAAGAAATTTAGGAGATCCAGAAAGTATGAGTTTTGATGTTGAAATTGTCTTTATCTTTGATGTTGTCTGTTTATTTGGATTAGGCGATTCGGGACATGGAATTGGATCTTTAATTCCTACAATTCGCATTTTAGATATATGTTTAAAATTGCTATCAATAAATGGCAATAACCCAGTGAAGCTATTAAATGCATCCCGTAATCGTGTAGTGATTTCTCGTAAGTTTTTTGTTTTAGACGACGACGATTGAGATTGAATTTCTTTTGTTAGTTTTGATGATGGTTTAAATGTATGAACAATATCCGCAAACGTTGAATTTGGGTATCGAATGTATGCACTGTCGCGTTCATTTGGCATGAATTTTTCCTTAAATTCGGCCCAAATCTTTGTTGAATTTGATCGCTTTTCCGTGCGTGCACAGAACAAAAATAACCAATTAATAATAAAGCTATATATAGTTTGAAGTTCTGCGTCCAATTTTACAGTTGCCACATCGCCATTGCCATCCGTATGTGCCACATCACCCGATTTGATTCCGAATAAATAATCGGTATATGCGTTTGATAACATTTTATAAAAATGAATATATACGCTATTTTTTTCTTTTGAATTTTCATTGAAATAAAATGCAGACTCGTCAAATTCGTCAATTTCGGTCCAATCGATATCAAATGTAAACACATGATTAAAATCAATATCATCGACAGTTCTCAAACCGGTGTTGATTTGTGGTGGCGTATCTGTTAGAATATATTCTGGATCACCAGTCCACCGTTCAATAAACAACTCATCAACACCTGCGACGTTGGAACGTTTACCTTGTAAAAATGACATGTTTAGTGTCTTATTATTGATTCCTAATTTAGGGTATATATATATGCACGCAAATAATATTTTTTTGTTAAATTATAAATTTAATTTAGTAATTGGATATTTATTGGTTTCATTCGATCTAAAAACATTTTTATTAATGCAATTTCTAGTGTAAGACTAAATTTAAAGAAGTGCGTTCGATTAAAAATTAACCAAGAACCCATTCCATCAATGTATCCCAACCAACCAGCAGATTTATCGTTGATATCAAAATCAAAATCATCATTTGGGGTGTTTTCAAAATATGCATTTATATTTAGATCTGTTTCTACAATAGAAGTAATATAATATTGTTTATCCACAAATGAATTGTACAGTTTTTCAAAACCATCTGAAGTGCCTGCATAGTGTGTGATTAAGCAACAAAAAATTATCAAATCTCGATCATCGTTTGGTTTAATTATTAATTCTTTATTGTTTAAACTTTTTTTCATCATATCTGCAGTTGATCCAAACAAGCTTACATTTTCTCTTGTATTCTTCGGATTGCGCATAATTTCCGAAAGTGTATATCCCATCAATTCTCCCAAAAATATATATACGATTGACAAGAATGTAGTATTAATTTGATTAGCTTCAAACACGCGTATTGTGAAGAAGTTTGATGTCCACACTTCGACGAATACATCCATGTTGAATATGCTTTTAGATAATGTATAAACATCAAAAGTGGACAATTGTCTAGTTTGATTTGATATAATTGTGGAACTTACAAATGGTAGTATATTTATACTAGGCACATTTCCGGCCGGAATTTGTCCCGAATTTACAATTATTTTAAATATGAATGCGGATGTTTCTGATTGATATAGTGCATCAAAATCATTAATTGTGGAGAACTTTGCAAGGTCACTCGTGCCATTTATTGTTACTCTAATTTCGGGTTCGCTAATTGCAAATACATTGGTCGTGCCTCTAGTTTTTTTAGCAACAATATCCCCTTCTTGTTGTCGTTGTGCCTGTTTTCGTTTACGTTCCTCTATTGCATCCATTGGTTCATTTTTTATTGTGTAATTATTTAAATGTGTCATAAATTTACAAATTTGATCATCAGTTATTTCGGGTTTGAATTTAATAATACACCGTTTACCAGATTCTGTTGTGACAACTGCACATCGTTGAGCAATCGAGCAAATAAATGGAGCCATAATTGATATTGCAGTGTCTGAATACGCAATAAACCCAATGTTTGCTATGTCATTTAAAGTAATAGTACATTCAATATTTTCAAATGTATTTTGTTTCATAATACAATATGCATATACAATGATTGAAATTAATTTATCTACAATAATTGTGAGTGGTAATTCCAAATTTGCCACGCGATTTATGTCATCAAGTATTCGTCCGAAATCAACATTATTTAAAGCTCGTTTTTCATTATACTTTGAAATAAATAGTTCACGCTGCGCAAAAAGTATATTTTCTAAATGTTGCAACAATGAATATGGATTGATATGCTTTCTGCATAAAATTGGGATTTTACTGAAATACAACGCCGTTAATAATGGCAATGTAAATTTGTCTAATATTGCTTTAAATGCATAAAATACATTATCTATTGTCACTGGTGTGTCCGTTGAGAGACTTGTAATAAATATCAATTTGTGCAAATTTACAGTATTTTCATAATCATTTGAGTTGTATTTGGTAAACTCCTTTGCATCATTATATCGTACAATTAAATTTGTAAATTGCTTAAGTGTCATTTCGCCTTGAACGATGTTCGAAGTTTTCGGGACATTTTTATCGTCGATATATCGTGTAAAGTTTAACACAATTTCGGGATGCGATAATAAAATTGCAACGTCCGACGTGCCAGGTGGTAGTTCACGTTTTTCAAGTTCTTTTCGTACTGCTGAAATAGCATCATTTAATTTTTGGTTTTCTAAATCTTGCAGTGTAATTTCCGCTAATTTCCTTAATTCCAACTCAAAATTAATTGTCGATTGTAGTACAGTTTGAACTCCTAAATATGTTAAATTTTCCGACGGTAGTGCACGCAGCAATTGCTCAAACACATTTTTAATCACTTCTATTTTTGCACGTATAATACCCATTCGTTTAGATTGTGTTTCTATTTTTAGAAATAATCTCTGTTGTTGAACTAATTGCGGCATGGTAATAAGGTCGTTTTTCTTTTTTTCATGTTCTTCTTTCATTGATATGACTAATGTTTTCATTGCGTTTAGATTGCTAACAAATTCTGAAATTTTACCATAATCTTTGTTAATTGCATTTTGCATACTCTCTATGATTTTTTGATACTTTTCAAACATTTTTATATGTTTTGGATATTTTGTCAATTGAGACGGAACTAATAACGATGTGGTGTAAACATTTTTTAACACGTTTCCTGATTTTTTATATTCATCGATATATTTGATAATATGATTATATGCATCCGTGACAGTGTCGTATTTTATATTTGTTTCATTTGAATTCCACGATGCAGGATTTGTTGCGTCTAACTTCGCTGTTGTAAGGACTCTATATTTATCGTTTACAAATTTTTTCTTATCATCTGTAAACATTTTATTGTATAACTATTATATGTGTACTTTGAATTTAAATATAAATTTTTCGATTATCCAGACCTCTCGACGAGCTTTGCGTTTTTAGTGGAAATAAATTCTATAAATTTACCAGGAGCGACTAGGTCACCGAAATATAGTAAAATATTGGAGTTTAACAATAAATAACCCGTGTCGTCATATTCATTAATAATAGCACTTTTATAATTGTCTATAAACAAATTTGTAGGTATATTAAAATTGTCACCAGAATGTATAGCATAATATGCGACAAGAGAGTTGTTATCTGTTACAACACCAGTAATATATAACTTTGACTTTACCATTTCATGAAATTCCTTTATTTTGTTTTGCTTTAGATAATAATGAATGAGAGTAGTAATTATAATTAAATCTCGATCATCTTCAAAATCGTTGCCTGGAAATCCAGATCGTGCTTCCATTTCATACGTAATTTCTTTATATTTAGACATTACATCAACATCTTCATAAAAAAATGTGTCATAAAACAATATATCTAAAAATTGATTTATAAATCTATTAACATTATTATTGTCATATTTAAATAAATTAAACTGCCATGTATTTAGAAATGATTTAATGTTAAATATATTTTTTGTTGTCATTTGATATAAATCGTCAATTGAAATTTGATTTAGTTGAGTTTTTTCCGACTTTAATTTTATAAAGGGTGTAATATTGGGGTCACCTTCTGCTAATTGAGTAGTCTCTCCAAATCCTGGATGTATCAATATTTTGATGGGTTGGTCTCGTTGTTTTAATTGTAGTATGTCATCTTCTGTTTGAAGTTGTGACATTATAATTCCATTTTTAGTTATTTCAATGTATGTTTTTCGATAATTATTAACTGGCCTCGTGTATTGGGCATTTCGCGATTTAAGATTAAATTTTGATATGGTTTTTAATGCTAGTTCTTTTTTTTGTTCTTGCCTCGATTCTAGTTGTGCTTTTAAATTGGAATTGCCATCATCGACTGCAATGGGATAGACTCTATTTTTATTGTTTACGTATGTTTCAATATCATTTATATTTATTTTGTCTGAAAATGTTACTACAATCATATTGTTAATGTTATTTCCACTTGTAAATATACTAATACGACTTTCGGTATTTGATATACATGGATACACCAATTTATCATTTAATTTTTCATCACTCTGAGCTTCACCTTGTTTGATACGATGTATAATAATTTTTCGAACCATCGGCGTAGTCCCAATGTACATTTCTGTCATAATATATGCTATTTTTGATATTGTTTTATCAGTACACTTAAATAGTGAGTCATTGGGGGGTTGTGTTGATGCCAATTCTACGATAATATCGCCAAAATCTTTTGATTTAAATCCGGACATTATATAAGTTATATATTTAATCCGCAATAAAGTGTGAATGAGTCTAATATGTGAATTTTCAGTGTCAAGTGCATCCAATGTTAGTGCTTGTAGCATTGTTATTCGATTGGGATTCAATTCGTGTAGAAATTCAAAATACACATCCATTAATGTTATGGATTTTGTTTTGTCATATTTGTCAAAACATAATAAATGTTGAATATTCACAATGGGTACTATATTGAGTGGTCTGTGTTTTGTTTTAAAATTGGTTTCATAATAATATATATATAAATTCTCAAAATCATTTTGTGGCATTATTGTTTTTTCAATTTCCGGTTTACTTGTACTTGCGTCATTGTTGTATGTATCTTCGTAATATTCATCTTCATTATCTATATTTTCTTCAAATTCATAATAAGAATAATCTTTTTTGTCGCCATCATCTTTTTTGTTGCTCTCATAATTTTTAATATCGTCATCTTTTTTTTGGTTGTCATCGTATTTTTTACTATCGTCATCGTCTTTTTTGTTGCTCTCATCATTTTTCTCATCGTCATATTTTTTGTTGTCATCGTCTTCTTTTTTTATTATTTTCTTGTCATCATATTTTTTGTTGTCGTCATCTTCTTTTTTTATTATTTTCTTGTCATCATATTTTTTGTCATCATCATCATCATCATCCATTTTGTCGTCATCATCTGCTTTTTTTATTATTTTCTTGTCATCATCTTTTTTGTCATCATCAACATCCATTTTGTCGTCATCATCTTCTTTTTTTATTTTAGGTGGCAATTTTTTCTTGTGTACATATCGTATAAAGTCTACTAAAATTGTAGGATGGGTTATAAGAATATCAGTATCCTTAAGATTTTCACCAGGAATGGAAAGCTTCTTTAGCTTATCTCGTACAGCATTAAATGCGATTGTTAATTTATCATTACCCATGTCCATATTTGTTATTTCTCTCAATTTTTCAATTTCCAATGCAAAATTTATCAATGGTTCCAGTATGGGCTGTTGTCCAATATAATGCAATATTTGTGTCGGTAGTCCCTTTAATAATATTGTAAACATAATTTTATATTTATTAAGTTTCAATCGGATATTATCAATATTTTTCGTTAGAGATTCTATTTTTTTATATATCCGTTGTGATTGTATTAATTTATTTACGCCATCATCTTTTTCCATTTCTGGTTTCAATTTTGTATATTCTTTTCGCAGGTCCTCAATTTGGCACCGAATTGAATTAAAAGTTACAACCAATTTTGTGACTTCAGCATAGTCTTTCATGATTGCAGTTTTCATGCTATCGGATTTTTTGATAAATGTATCAAACAGTTTTATTTGTTTTTGATATTTTGACAACTCTGCACTTTGCAGTACGGACTCAGTATATATAGTTTTTAGAGTGTTTGCAGATTCTATCATTTTTGTAATGTATCCAACAATTCCATCGTACGCATCGGTAACAGAATCATATTTTAGAGCATTTAAATCAGACCAGCCCATGCCATCATTAGACGCTGGAAGATTAATGTGGGTCGTAACTCTGTATTGATGATATCTTTTTTGGTCTGTAGTAAACATTTTATATATTTATCTACAATATATATATTATGAAATTTCCATTGCCTCTTGGGGTTTTATTAGATATCGAGCAAAGTCAACTACAATTTTGGGATGGTTGACAAGTATATTTACATCACTCACATCGTCCATTATGGGGCTTTCTCCGGATACTAATTTTTCTTTGGCTAATTTAAATGCTTCATTCATAATATAATTTGTGCCATCTTGACCCGCAATGATTGCCAATTTTTTAATTTCATTCTTAAAATTAATAGTTTTTAATTTGATTAGTGTCGATGTACCAATATACGTGAGAATTTCTACATTCAAAGCACGCATCATTTGTTGGAAAATATTTCGTATGGTATCGATTTTAATGTGTGTTCTCCCCGCCTGTAATTTAAGTTGTTCCATTTTTAAAAAAAGTCTATCAATAAATACAATGTTTTCAATTTTATAAAATACGTCATCATTTTCGAGTTTTTTTCTAGCATTCTCAAATTCTGTCTTTATACTTGCAAATTGAGATTTAATTTTACCCAAAATTGATATGAGTTCTAAAAAATTACCATAATCTTCAATGAGTGCTAATTCCATGGCATGTGCATTTGCGATAAAGGTATCAAACGTTTTTATATTTTTGGGATATTTATTTATTGCCGATAAATATGAAATGGACTCAGTGTAAACTTGTTTTAAAACCTCGGCAGATTCTATATTGTGTGATATATATTTTAGTATTTCATTATATGCGTTCGTAACTTGTTCGTGCTTTGTTTCCCATTCGGGATCATCCGATGTTTTTGGAATGTGGATATGTTCAATTTTTTTAAATACTCTCGCTGACATCTTGAATCACAGATAAACTATATCAATGATTTGTGAATTATAATATTATATATATTTTGCAAATTACAAATTAAAATACATTTCTGGTTTATTGAATTTTTTTTCACATGAAAGTGATGTATAATTTATTATTTTTTCACAATGTATGAGGATATAATTCTTATATTGTGAATGTCATTATACGATAATAAAATAGTTATTGGTGCAAATTTAGCATTAAAAATATTCATTCCGTAATTGATGGGTAGGTTTTTATGCTGAAAAAAGTAGACTTCGTTGTTTATGTGAACTAATTGTAGACCCCTGAGACGTAAATATTGATAGTCAATTTCGACACAATATAGGTTATTCGCGTCTAAAGATTGTTGAAGATCAAAGGGAGATTTAATAATTTTCATTTCACATAATATATTTGCAATGTTGACAAAATTTATGATATTTTTCATTATAATCTTTTTTTTGTTTACTGCAATTTTTGTCTGCATAGTTCCGCCACTATTATATTATTCGCAGATGTTTGTAAGTTACCGAAATCAATATCAAATTGAAACTAAATTATACCAGGGTACAGAATATGCAATCTCGTTTATGGATAGTTTAAAATTAATGTATTTCCTCTTTCAGAGTCGATAAACGCGTGATAAATTGTTGTATATGTAAAATGGCAGCAGATGTTTCTTCTGATTCGGTATTTGTAACGAAACAATGAACGGTGTTTTTCGAGTGAAACTCTTTTAAATAAATATTTCGCATTTTATTATCAGTCGCAAATCGAATGTGTTGATTGTACAAAAAATCGTGTTTTGACGTCAACATTAAAGTTGGTGTTATTATTTCGCGAACATGATACGAATTCCAATTGGGTGTGTTTCGTCCGATGTAAAATTTAAATATAGATTTGGCAAACAAATTAGAATTAAATGTAATGTCATAAAATCCACAGATTGCGATAATTCCCGTGTATGTGATGTTGAGTCGTGGTATGTCGAGTATGGTTGATAACGTATGAGATTCTTCGATGCGAGCAGTCATGAGTGCCAATAAAACACCGGCTGAATCGCCGCCCAAATAAATGTGTTTGTATTTTGATTTATCCATATCGGAAATAAGTTTATTTGCAAATAAAAGTGTATCATTTAGATTAAATTCAAATTGTATAGGATAAGCAAATGTCAGAATGTCACAATTTGGTAGCTCACGTCTGAGTCTACCTAAAAATGGCAATATCACATGAGGGTGATCTTGAATGAAACAGCCGCCATGAAACCACACAATGAGAGTATCTGCATTATTGTTTCGTAAGAGGAATGTTTCAAATTTGCGCTGTTTAAATAATACAATTTGTTCGGTTGTGTGTGCTTGTTCTGTAAAGTTACTGCTCGGAATAAAATATCTATTATAGAGTGCCTGTATTGGAACTGGTTTGTAGATGATAAATAAAACTGCAATCAGAAAAAGCAGTGATATTATTTGAATAATCAAAATGAGCATTTTTTTGAATGTTGAATTTTCTCAAATCGTCGATACTCGTCTAATCGGGCAAGATTTTTCATTGCCATTAAGTCTATCAACAAAGTGCCTGGGCGACAACATAATGTCACATTGTTTATACAAAGAGGTGCGGGATAACGTATGCGAAAGGCGTAATTATGGTGCACGATTTGATCGGAAAAAAATATTTAATATGTATCGTTTTGTGGATGAAAAATTGAAAGATATTCTAATAATATGTAGATTCGATGGCCAGTGTAAAATTGAAAGTCTCGAAATGACAATATTTGATGTGTTGACCGTAAAAACGGCTTCTAGATATTTACAAAATGATGTAGTTTATTGTATTGACAGTGGATCGTGTTGGGAATTTCATGCGTTATCAGATATTTTAGTACAATATGATCAGACCATACAAGGCCTCGAACCGGTTGCATATGGAGAATGGAATTTTGATAGCTCAAATGATTTGGCATACTTTGGTTGCCATTATAAAGAAATCGATCCGTTAAACAAAAAATTTAGTTATACAAATTTTTATATGCATCATCGAATAAATAATAGTAAGTTTAAATGGTGTGAAGCTGAAATTGCAAATTTTGATAGCATGTAATTGTATAGGCCATTGATAAAATGTATAAATATAGCACATCGATATTTGACAAACAGAATGTTAATTATGGGGTACAGTTAGTATTATATACGACTGACAATGTCGAAGTGCCGATATTGATAACGCCAGTGGGTGATTGGGGGAATAACGAAAAAAAAAAATATGATTTACCATATCGGGGGTTTCGGTTGTTAATTCATTGTGATCGAGAATTAACGAGTGTTGATATAGACGAAATAGAAACAAGTATTTTATCTACAAATCACATGTTTTTTCGAAAATTACCGAGTATTTTAGAGGTAATGCCAGTTGATATGTGTGATAATGTATCAGATTTTTACAAAAAATGTAAGAATTTTATAGTCTATGACACAGCTCCAACGAATCGTTCATTTAAACATATTTTTACATCGAATGTACCAAACACATTTGCATTTAACAATAAAAGAGTTCAATTGATACCAGAAAGTGCAAAGTCAACTGTTGTAAAATTAGATGCAAAATTGGATAAATTTCGAGTTGTTAGATTTGACAAACGCAAAGAAGCATCACGCTATATTTTGTCGATTGACGATGGAATGGTAATTGCGTCGAGTGCTTATATGGACGACACAAATATGACAATTTTTATTATGGATGTTCCAAATTTGCATGGAATTGAATTGGAATATTATAGTGTAACTGCACATATGGGGTATTTTCATGTGTGTAATCTAGACACTGGATTCGTATATTATGCATGGATATCGGCTCGTGATATTATGGCGTCTTCGTTAATGAAATTACGTCCTTCGCCACAATTTAATGGAATGTGGACAACTGATATAAATTCCAACGCAATATATGTATTTTATATGATTAGTCAATCCTTAAAAATGGTTGGTATCGAGGTGTCGTATGAAAGTATTTCGTGTAACGACGAAAAGCAAGGTATTTTATTGTTTATGGGAAAAATGCCCGGTAATGTTGACCCATTGCATCGTCAAAACATACAAACTGTGATGAAAATTGTACAATAAATATCGTGCGTATATAGTATAACTGTATTTTTTTAAAATGCCGTCATATGCTGAATTGGTGCTAGAATCGCAAAGAAATGCCGCCACGGTGGCAACAACCAATAAAGCATCGTTAAAAGGAATTCAATTTGAATATAATGCTTTATTTCCATCTCGAAAACATACTTCACTTTGTGAGTATGATAATATTATTGAACCGATTCGATTAAATATTGACGTAGACTCAGCAATTCAGTTTTTAACATGGGCAAATGGATGGAATTTGGTTCGTATTTATGGGTTACCAGTGATGTCAAAAAAAGAAATTATTGAGGATATGCAATTAAAGTTTACAGTTGATGAAAACGCATTAAACAATGAGAATGCACAGCTTAAACAGATTTTTATTCAATTATATCAGACATTATCGAGTATTATTTCTACAAATAATGACGCTGTGTTTAATACAAAGCAAACAATAACATATGAAATTTTCGAATTTGAATATCGTGGTGATCCAGAAACAGTGCCGCAATTGTTGGAGAATGTAATTAATGTTTTGGTGCGTGTACTTGTACTCGATGAAACTATTATAACAGCAGTTCCACTTTTAATGTCCGAATTTTGTGTGTATCATTTATTATTTTGTTCAGTTGTTGCAATGTCTACGGTTGTATCGTCGGCAATTATGACCCCCGATACGATATTGATACACATTTTTGGGATGTTAGTAATTGATTTCAGTACTGATTTGTTAACAAATAAATTATGGTTACCACGTCGCACAATTATAACAGACGAAATAATGCACAATTTCGCAATACAATGTCCAAAATGGAAAAGTATTACACATCCAAATATGGTTAGTGACGCAGCATATCAAGAGTTAACGAAATTTCTTGACAAAAATCCACAATATTCCGAATATTCACTCTTACATTTTTTGATATCTGCAAATTTTCCAATAAAAACTCGCTTGGAGTATCGATTAAGTGTGTTCCAACGCATGTCCAACAATACCAATCTGGTGAATGATGTGTATGAAAAATTAGAAACATATTTGAATCAGCATTTGAATCATTACATTATATATGGAATTGAAATTTTCCATATTATTCGAGAATCTCAGGGAATAATGGATTTAATATTACAATTTAACGCATCGGGTGGTGCATCGTTTATGTCACAACAACAGGAACCAAAAATGGTTACTCAAAAGATGATGTCGATCAATTAATTGTGAGTGTAACACTTCGACTCGAGAGTAAATTTGTAAGTTGTTGTAATATGTCATTTGCATTGTTTGTTGAATTTTGTGCTGTCAAAATTGATGCAACACGTGAGAGTTCGTTGCAGTCAAAGCCAGCTTGATTTGTCATCAGATCGTTCCGTATGTTTGAGCGTGAAATTTTCATTGATGCATCAATGTTGTGTATTGTGTATTCGAGTGGTGCAATAATTCCGCCAGTTTCTGTAAATGCCCGCTGTGGATGTGACATCATTTGTCGGCATTGACCGGCAGCCAATCGTCCAATGATAGAAATTGTTGACATTATAATTTGGGGCTTAACATAATTTCCTTGTGCATCGTAGCCCGCATATTTGGAGAGGTCTTGTATATCGGAAATTTCACATTTTTGTCCAAATTGATTACATAATTTTGTACCGATTCCGAGCTTAATTCGATAATCGAAATGAATATTAATAGAACATGTTTTATTGTTGAAATGTGATGATATATTGTGCATTATGGTTGTAGAATATTGATCGAGTGGATATGTGATTAAATATCTAAATTCATTTTTTCCCGTTTGTGAAGAAATTACAATTTTTTTATTTTGCGTCAACCGCAGATCGGTGAGTGATGTTAGATTACCAAAAATAATGACATTTTCGCGCAATTCATTGATTGGTGTGTATGTAATTTTAAATTTGTTTATGTTAATTCGTGTGATTTGAGTTTGTTTTTTCATGATTTTGATGTTCAATGTAATTGATAATATTTTGTCGGGTCCCTTTTCGGCGACATCTTTGTCGAGAATAAACCCATCTTCGACAGTTGGACCGAGAACATTAAAAGCAGTGTATAATTTGATTTGATGTGATTCAATTTTACGAACTTGTAGTTCATCGTGTAACATTCTGCTGTAATTGATTAATACGTCTTTTGCATAACCAACTTTAATTTGTTTTTTTCTTTTCTTTGTGGTCGTGCATTGTGAATTTTTAAAGCAATGTTCAAATATTTGGTTTAAAACACTTGTCGTTTGTGAACTGCGTGGATCAAATGAGTCTGACTTGTGTTGAAAATTATTCAATAATAAATTGTTAATTGGTGGTAAAATAACATCGTTGTGCATTGCGGCAATACGACTAGGAATTCGACATGGTGGTTTTAAATGGGCCAAGTGTGTATAGTCGGTGCCGCGTATTGGATCGAGCACAATGGCTGCGTTGTAGCCAGTTGCACTAAGAAATTGTTTTGTCGATTCGTCTGAATCGAGAACGGTGCACGAACCCTTCATGTTGTTAATGGTTACCGATAGTTTTGAGGGTTGTGTGTGTAGAAAATTGTCTGATATTTTCTGAAGGTTTGTACAATATTTATGGCGAGAATTTGTGTATGCTGGATGCAAATACGAATAAAATATTTTTTTTTCGTACGGAGACACAAAAATTTGAAAATTGGAATAAAATTTGAGCATAATATTTTCAACATTTACAACATATACGAAATCGTTGTATAAGAAAAAAGAGGGAAATAACAATGCACGTTTGTATACGACGAATAGATCAAATGTAAAATTAATTTTGTATGGTGTAATAAATCCATTTATGACGACTGTATATTTTGCAGATGGATTATCAATTTCGCGAAAATAATCGTTCATTGTTGAGTTTTGAACGGCGAGTGATGTAATTACGTATTGTGCAAGATTTAATGTTTTTCCTGCGTCTTTCATTTCTTTGCACGACAACGGACATATATAATCTTCGCCGTCTGATGGAAACTTGAGTGGTTCGATATTCATGGTTTGTTTTGTGTGTACACCGCGTTTTATTGTTGGTATAAAATCGATAATTTTATCGTGTTTTTGACCGTCCATTGGTATGTAAAGACTGCAAAAATTTTTAATAGCCGCAGTCTTTGCCTTGTGTGAATTTTCGACAATTTGTTGTTGCTTTGACAATAAAAAAAACATATTACCATTTATGTATGTTGATTTTCGGGTTGATGGATTCTTGATTGATTCGCGAACACGCTCGAGTAGAATTGGTCCCGTTATAAGTACTTTGTTTGCAAGATCGTCAATATGTGGGAAATTTTTAATAATTTCGCGAAATACGTATTCATATTCGACAGATGTTGGCTGTGGAGTGATTGTATGTTTAAATGGCGTGAGTTTTGTATTGATTATGTCAACCCAATTTTCGATTGGTACACTACGTTTTGCTGTGTTATCACTAATTCTTAGCATGGATGTTTGAGCTTTTTCATCGTAGTTGAGACGATATGTATAAATTCCATTTTTTATATTCCATTTTAATCGAGTTTCCTTTAGTTTATTTGCCTTTGTAATTCGTGTGAGGCCGATGTGATTGATGTTATTCATTAAAAAATTAGGTAATATTTTATATTCACCATCGAGAATGAATGATCCAAATTGTAAAGGATTCATTTTCTGTGTGTCTCCGCGTATAATGTAATCAATTAAACTTCCAAGCATAATTGGAAAAGATTTATGTTCGATTTTATCGTCAATATATGTACAGCACATGTATGATGACCGTTGCCGAAATAAAATATCGGTAAAATGTTTAGAATATTCGCTATAACATGGACAGTCGGGAATTATTGAGTTTCCATGAAGATAGTTATATAGCCATAAAAGAGAACATAAGAACATGTTTCCCATGATGTCAATGCGTCCCTTCCGCTCAGATGTGGAATGTCTTTTTGCTGGTATTGATCAAAATAATATAGCGTGCAGTAATGAACCCGAATTAAATATGACAATTGTTTGTCAAAGACACGCGGCCGCAGTATTTCGAATGTATGTTGAACAGGAAACGTTAATTTCTTCTTTTGATCCTACCGCAACGGTACTCAGTGTACTAAAATTCACAGCAATGCCCGAAAAGTTCTTTCCATTTCCATTTAATTGGACTCCAAAAACAGGTCCAAATGTAACTCCAGGTGAAATGGAGTTTTGTTTTGTACCTGAGAAATTGAGACAAACACCAGTGGATCACGTTAAACCGTATATATCATTATTGATGGGACTTTTTCAAGATCGCGATAATATGTATGTAGATGATAGATTAAATTCTCGATTTAGAAAATATACACAATCGCATGAATTATTACTAGACTTGGATAGACGATGGGAAGGCGTTAATATTTCCGCCGAAAACGGTACCGAGACAATATCAATTCCAATGAAAAAAATGCCAATATTAATTAAAATAATGTTATATTATGTTCAAATTGGTATTGAATGTATTCCTTCACCTTCAGTTGCAACTTCTCAAACCAAACATAAACGTAGTGAATATAGTGATGTTTTAATAATGAATCTGGCATTGGATTTAAAAAATTATTATTTTAAAATCATCAATAATACAAAAGATCGCCCTTTCTTTGTGCATCAACCAAAGGTTACATACTCGAGTCCAGCTGTTTTGGTGGCAGTGACACAAAATGCAAATTTGTTTACCAATTTATTCCCGATGAATGGAGACAACCTTGTACATAGAATCTGTTAAATTGGTATGTCGATGCCATAAACAACGAAAACCATATGGAGTAACATTCTCGTCGTCATACTTTTTATTGCCGTCTATGGATGCATATCGATGTGTATTTAAAAATTATAATATATTAAATGCGGCTCGATGTTATGATGACAACACACCAATCAAAGTGATGACGAATGAAGAGGAGGGGGCTATAAAAATCTACATAACAAATGACCGTAAAAAAAAAAGTGCAAATCATATATATTTAAATCAAAATAGAAATGTGACAAATTTGGTGGACCTTGTTGAATCGCACATTGATAAATTGTTTATAGATTTTATAAATTTACATTGTGAATATATTTGCGAAATTACAAATCAAAACAACCTGAAATATGAATCAATTTTGTAAAAAAATAAAAAAAACATTGGTCCATTTAGACGACAAAGTGCATAATGATGGTGATCGGATTGCATATTGTTTAAAATATTCTAATACGGGATTTTTGTGTTTAGAAATATTATATCATTTGTATCATCATCAGTTTGTTGAGGAGGTATCAACTGGAAAATATGTAAACACGTGTCTGGAATTTATTGAGAAACGGCGATTATCAAATAATATACGATTATCTAATAAATTGAGACGATTATTAAATAAATTGTCATTACGAATAAATGCATATGAAAATGTACTGAAATTTGAGTGCAATGTGTTGTGTCAAGCATATGTCAGTTTACATTCAAAAAACGATTTATATTTTTATTTTGGACGTTCATTGAATGTACAATATTTTTTAAATGAAATCATTTATAAATTTAAAAATTGTGTCCTTGGAGATGTAATATGCGATGAAACTCGTAATGAATTGATGTTGTATAACGATGGTGACGGTATAACATACGGTGAATTAATTAATCTGTCCAAAAATTCAAATGATATATTAGATGAATTGAAAAAATTCCACAAATCAATTAGAGTTTTGGTTTTGGTTTTGATGATGCGTTCTCAGTTTTAATATAGTCTCTGTATGATTTTAGTAGGATTTTACATGCAAAATACATTTTTAATTCACCAATTTTAATTTTGTTTCCAATTTTATAAATCCACTCTTTGAATTCTTTTTCAGTTTTAATTTTTGCTTTTTTAAGTGAACGATTTTCGTTAATTGTTTTTTTAATTGCCGCCACGAGATGCTCTGGTATATATGAGATAATAGACTCGTCGTCTTCGATGTGTTTAATCAGACCCGCAATAAATGGATGCATATCATTTTCAACCTTCGGAGGTATATCCATGGCTACTTGAATGTGTATCGAGAGGTGTCTAATATTTAAATGTGATTTAAAATAAAAATATTATAAAACTAATTATTTTCATCGTCGTCAACGAGATTGACAGTTTCGTCGATGTTGGTTGGGGGTGTATCTTCTGGTTCTGGTTTGACAGGTACTAACAATTGAAGGTAATTACTAAATGCAGCTGTTTTTATTGTAATCCATACGATGAGGAATAGACAAATGAGAACGAGTGCAATAAATGGGAAATATGCAATAACAAATATAACTGAAAGTGTTGCAATGATTTTAAAGAAGACAGAATTGTCAACGTCATGTTTGAGTGTGTGGTCCATGCTGATGAATAAATCTATTATGTTAAATTTTGAATAAGATCATGTTTGAGTTGACAACAGAGTTCAATTTTGTTATTTCCACCCAATTGTGTTCCGCGTCCAGTAAGAATTCCATCGCGAGGGCTGCCAGTGAAGAAAGTTTCACCCTTGCACGCATTTAGCGATGGTATATTTTTTTCAGCAGATAAAATAGCGAGTGGTTGTAGCATTTTACTGTGATTTGTGTTAAGATTTTGTTGTTTTGCGAGTACATAACAATGTATAAGGAGCATTGTAACAAGATCCCAATCACATTTGGTGACAATCGTATCAAATGTATTGCGCTTGTAACAATAGTAAAATTTAAAAATGTTACTGAGAATCGTAGAAAATGACGCCTCAATTTTGGTAATTAATTTACAATTTGAATAAAAAATGATTTCGTCGACGTCTGTGTGTTTTTCGAATATTGATTTCATTGTGTTGTAAATAAAAATATCATTATGTTTTTCATTTCCAGTGTACTCGATTTCGTAGATGTTTGATTGAAGTTGTGTACAATTGTGTGGCATATCACGATCACGGAGTGTTGTTAATATATTTTGAATTGATGCATTTGGCGTGGTCCGTATGCGAAACCATGTTTTATCATGTGATTTTGAGTGTAACGTAACACAATTGATGTTTGGAATAATTTGCTGTGTTGTTTGTGTTGTTTGATTGGGCATTTGTTTTACATTTAATATTGTTTGCGCTTTTGTATTATTTAAAAAAATTGACAACTCAAGTCCCCATGGATGAGCATCGTCATTTTCGATTTGGTTTTTGGTGACAATAATTTTTTTTAATATATTTCGAAATTTATTGATTCTTTGTGGGCATTTTAGAGTGATGTCTTGAATGTGATTCATAATTGCGTCGACGTCGTCAAACATTTCGAAGAATATGACATCAACTAGTTTTTTATATTCAAATGCTGGAAGAACTTCCTGTAACAAGTGTGCCATTTTTTCTTTTTTTCTTAGTACAAGCTCCCATGTTATATGCTGGTGGTTGTTCGATGAATCCATAACCGTTGGACGTTAATGTTATATTGGGAATGAATTGTTGTGCAGTAGAATTTAAATTGAATGAATGATGTGGTGGTGTTTGATGGGCGTATTGTTGTTGTGATATGTCAGTTGATGTTTGTATTAAAAGTTTTATAAAATAATAGTGGCTATAGCTGAGTTCGAGTTTAATAATTTTATAATTATCAATTTTATATTTTTGCATGTGAATTTGTATTATATGCTTGACAAAATATGGGTAAAAATAATCATTTAAAAAAATTTCCGACACTGGAATAATGTCGTAAAAAAGAAAATCTGTCATTGAGAAAGAAAAGAAAAAAATGCAAATTATAAAGAGGAATGGATATGAAATATTATCGCCAGACGTGATCGATGAGTATTGGTTAAATCAATTTCCAATGAAAGTTGATTCGTTAATTTTGCCTCACTTGACATATTATATATACGAATGTTTTAAATCAACATCCGCCGGTATTACAGACACACACTTGTATTCAAAAGTAATGAGCAATGATGTTTTATGTTATGGAACGTGTTTAGTTACACATAATAACATGCAATGTCAATATTATGTTTTGTTTGAGCGTAACTCGTATGTACTGGGTGATATGGAGTTTGTTAATGTGTATCAAGTGTTTAAACAAAAACAAGTTGTAAAAATGTTTTATCCGCGTGTTGTCGTTGTGAGTGTAAGATTTAGTGAAAAAAAATGTCGAGCTTGTGGATATCGTGGCAAGCATTTGGTATTAATAGGCGATTCACGTAATGTATGTGGCAATAAAAATTGTAATAATTCTATAATATCATTTTCAAAGAGTGTATTGTCGCTGGGAGCAGTTGTATTGTCGTTGGCAGATGTTTTAAGGGATTATGATATGTACCCGATACAATCGACGAATTGTAAGAAATGTCTGACATGTGTTGTGTGTTTGAGGCTTGGTGAAAAATGTCGACTCCATCGAGTGTGTCGTCACAAAGACATGAAGAATCGTCCAAAAATTAATATGGATGAATTGTCATTAGCGATGATGAAATAGATTTTGTGCAATTATAAATAAAACAATTTCTGCATTGAGAGAGGGAAATGTGTCAAAAATATCATTTAATGTATATTCTTCATTAAAATTAATACGTTCAAGGACTTCAATTAGCGGATATTTAATGACCAATTGATGGTATGTCTCGTTAGTCTCCATTTTTATTTTTATATGTTAATCTAAGATGCACGACTACGACGTGAGCTGCTTCTACGACGTCTAGGTCGAGAATTGCGTCGAGGATCGGTGGTATTGTATGCGATAGTTGATGAAGATCTGGAACGACGTCTGGATTTTGAGCGTCGCCGACGTGGTGCTGATTTGCGTTTTGGAGACGCACGAGAAACGCGACGTTTAGGCATGATATATAAGTTTAACTATATATGATGCATTGTAAATGTGTGAATATTTGAAATGTATTACATAAAAATTGGTATATTTTATGTTAATTTGCAATAAAATATAGTTATTGTAGGCGATGTAAATTACAAAGTTTGCATATATAAATTGAAGTAAATGGTTCATCGGCAGCACGCATTTGAATTTTTTTTTTAAAGACAAATTGGTGGTTACATGTTTGTAAATTGTATTCATTTGTCATGCAGTTCCCGTCGTCTGTTGATTCGCTTATGCCGGCAAAAGAAAATAAAGGTATAATGAGATTTGACATTTTCATGACAAGTTTGACATGTGACTCGCTTACGTCGATGAACTGTGATAAATTAGTGGTATATATGGTATTTAACTTAGACATTGTGTATTGTTTGATTTATTGGAGACATAGCATATCATCATGTATACGTATTAATATATTTCAAAAAATATATATAAAAATATAATGTTGTTTATTTTGATTACAGTTACGTTTATTGCGTGTGTGATGTTAATATTTGCAAAAGATTCATTTTTTGATCGTGAATTTAGAATTTATCAATTAACTACCCAACACGTGTATTTAGCACGTGAACAGCTGCGTATAACATATAAAACCTTTAATGTCGACGAAACGTAAAATATTAAAGCGTCGTGTGTTTGATCCGGATGATCAAAAGTATAAATTTTACTTTGATGATAATTCAATGACGTGGTCGTTGAATGATGCAATGCCAAAAGAATCTGATTATTATTCGACGGAGATTGTTACAATGAATAAACCAACGGAATTATTAACAAAGGAAACAGAATCAAAAGTAGCACAGTATACACTAAATTCGGAAAATATTCGGGCAATAGACATTGATAAATTTGAGAAGCATCATTTATTGATGCCATATTATTTGCCATTTTTGTTGGAGAAAAAGTTAGTTTTATTGTCGGATCAATTTTGGACGCCACGTATAAGAAATGTACCAATTTTTAACATTGCAATATATGTGTGTGAGAATGAGTTGGATTATGATGTGTTTAGTAAATTGTTGAGATTGAGTGCAGTGCGTTCGGTAGATGGAATTACGCAGGCATTGATGGAGGGTCAATATGTAATATATGTGAACCCGCGAAGTGAAAAATTTAATGGAAATACATTGTTTACGATAATGCCAGCGTATCGTCCAAAAGTATTTCCATTTTTGACAAGTACATATTTCAGTATAAAGATAATGCCCGATTGTGAAACAGATAGTAATTCAATTGGCGTTGGAATGTCTGGAATGTCGTTGAAGCGAGCAAGGATATTGGATGCAAAGTGGTTGGACGCGATTCCACCAAATATAATATGGGAAGTCAATTATGAATTGTCAGAAGAAGATGCATTTAAGTATATAATTGTGATGGCAATTCGTTCAGATGTGAATATTTCAATGAAATTATATGTATATATTAGGAAAATGTTAAGTTATTATCGTGAATATTGCCCACAATTGGCGGTTGTAAATGAAGAATGTTATTGTTCGCATGAATCGGGTGTAACTACTCGAATGGGAGTGTCGTTATATGATATGCCCACCATGGTTGCGGTGTGTGATAGATCATCGTAAGTGATGATTGTTCCGTCGTGTTTTAAAATATATAAATTGTTGTTGTATTTGATTTTGAGTGGTAAAAGATCAGTGTCACCAAAAAATGTGTATGGCTGTAGAGTGGTATTTAGAATGAAATCATTTGGTATATTATTAGAGGAGGTAACTACTTTATATTTATTTACGACGATTCCGATGATGTCATCTAGGTGAAACAAGAAATCCCATATTTCGCGTATGTGTTGGCTGTATGATTCATATATCATTTTGATGACGGCACTTGTGTGGTTGTGTGTGGAGACGACAATGTGATTTGATTGTGTGGGCAATGTGGTGGTGGAGTCTGCAGTGTCAATAATAATTCCATTATCTCGGTGAATTGCACAAAATTTATTAGTTAATAAGTATGACGAGTGTAGGAATGTGTTGTCAAATCGTGTGGTGGCTTCAAATATATCGCCGACATCATATAAAAATTGATAAGAAACTGGTATGTGCCATAGATTATAAAAGTCTATTTCAGGAATCATGACGATGACTAATTTTCAAGTGATATATATATTGCGCCGCTTTAAAAAAATACACCACTAGACTTCAGTCGTGATAAGATTGTGAGTGAAGATAGACGTTTTTGAAACAATAATGTCGCCACCAATAGCCAAACGACGAAGGGTAGAGCCATCCGATCGTAAATTGCGTTCTTCTCGTCATGCTGCTGCTGATAATAAACCATCACCACAACAACAGGTTGAAATTGAACATTTAAAGTTGAATGATGATGATGATTCATTTACACTTTCGGCAATAAATATTGAGGAATTGTTGTTTGAATTTGAAAAAAACAACAATGAAATGTATATTGATGTCGATTTTTCGCGTGAACTTGCAATATTACAAAATGAAATCGAAATGCCTCTAAATGTAACGCCGACGATGGAAAGTGAATTATTACCAATAATAACAGAAGAACAGAAGATAACAACGTCTGAAAATGAAACAACAACGCCGTTATCGGATGAGCCTGAAATTGAATTGACGACAACACATTCGGAAGCAGAGCCGATATCGGAGCCTATTGTGCCAGACGATGATGCAGTAATGATGAATATAATATTAAATGTTGCCCCGATGGGTCGTCGTGAGCAATCGTGTATGTTGTGTGCTCGTAAATATAAAAACAGTGGAAGTTTACGTAATCATTTGAAAAAAGAACACAATGAAGAAGTCGTCGATGACTCATATGCAGGTGGTTGTGGATTATTTGCTGAAATTCCAGGGCGTGGTAGGCCGCGAAAAAAAGTAGTAAATACGGGTGTGGCAGTAGATCAATTTAAAAAGGCACAATTACATGTAGAATATCTGGAGCATTTGAAAAGGGGAAATAATAGTACGTGGATGATTACTGGTAAATCGTTATACACGAGTTGTTTAAATATTCCGTCTGAGCCAATATATATGAAATTTTCGGAGTTGCAATACAATTATACGTTGTCGTTGAAAGAAAAATCGTGGGATAAAAAAATCCAATCGAAAATAAATAAGTTTTGTAATGGTGTGAATGTTGATGGAATAGCCATACACCATGCATCAAATTTGTTTCGAAGTACACTGTTGTTGGCGTTGGAGCGAACAAATTCCCATCTAATTATAAATTTTTCTGATGTCGAAATGGTTGATATTGCAACACATTTTTTACATCATTTGATTGGTGTGTTTATGAGAGAGATTTTGAGGATAATTACGCCATTTCTATTAGAGAGTTATGATCTTGATAAATTTTTAGAAACGATAACAACCTTTATTTTTACGTTTGAGTTGGAACATTTGAGTGCGCAAAAAATGATAATGCCAGATTACTTTTTAAAAAAAAACAACTTGGAATTGTTGAATTCGAATGAGTTAATAATTGGTTATGAATTATTGCCAACTGGCCTGTTGCAATCGTCGGCATATATTGAATATGCACGAATATTGTGTTCTTATCCAGACGCAACGTATTCTAGTTTAAGTATCATTAAGGCAGTCGTGGATAACTCAGATTATATGTTAGCATTAAAAGAGTTTATAATTCGATGCTTTTTAGAGTTGTCAATTGATATTGTGCATGATTTTCAATCAAAATTGCATTTGGCAAATATCAAAGGTATAATAGTAACGAATACAAGTTTTCTAATATTAACCCAGGCCAAAATAATTGAAACGTTAAAACGAAGTTCGATACCATTGTTTACGAGTTATAAGCATTCGTCGACAACAAAGCAACATACACTTGTTGATATAAATAATGGCATCATCTGATTTATTTTCGTCGGTATTTGGACCGAATGAAAATGACCCGATGCTCGATTGTTGCCTAAAGGGTGTTTTAGGTAGAATAATAAGAAGTGCACGAGATGTTGAATTATTGAATAGTACTGATATTAATATGCATATTTATATGTTTTTTAAGCAAGTATATTCAGTTTTATTAGAATTGCATGGAATAAGTAATGGTGTATGCTTAATTAAACAAATATCAGAGCGTGGCTATTGTGATGAGCCTGTTTCGTATACATTAAATGGTGACCATGTAAATGCTATTATACATATTTTCAATAAAGAACTTATACATGAAGTGTTGGCGTTTCAATCACCATATGAAATTGATGTAGTAGCAACGGAACAAAAGCGTTCAACAAAACAACTGATACCGCGATCGAAGGGTATTCTTAATATTGGGGACGATCAACGGCGTGTTTATAAAAATGAGGGATTTCAAATACCCGAGCAAGCAATGAAGAATTTTATAAAAATGTATGTGTTGGCAGATCATTGTATTGAGCATTTACATTTGTTTATTCATACACATTCATTGGATCATCAACATAAAAGTTTTAGTAAGAACGAATCATTTTTATCGCATTTAATTAGCGCGACACCAAACAAAAAAACAAATGAGTTTGTTTATGATCGACCTAATTCAAACTATATGAATCAATTATATAAATATCAAAATGTAGATTGTATGGAAAGTGATACTGATTCATCGGGTACCGATAGTGAAAATTCAGTTATATAGAATAATTATTTTAGAAAAATGACACTTGTCGATGAATTAATAAAAAGCAACAAAGTTGTAATATTTTCTAAGACTTACTGTTCATATTCGGCAATGGCAAAGTACCAGTTTGATAAAATTGATTGTAAATATAGTGCAATTGAACTTGACAAAATGTCACCAAGTATGGCAAATGAAGTTGCCGAGATGTTGTTTGAGAAGACATCAATTTCAACTGTTCCACAGGTGTTTGTTAATGGTAAATTTATTGGGGGAGGATCAAATGTACGAAAACTAAACGAAAATGGACATTTAAAAAAAATAATTAACACACCACCGTGAATATTTTATTTTGAATTATTATTAAATTATGTTATTTTTTTTAAGGGAACAGTATCGGTAAACTCCATGTTACCGTAAGTGTATCCGTTGGGTTTACATTTTTGCAAGTCTGCTTGTAGGTCCCATGGATGATGTTGAAACAATTCCATAAACATTGCATTTTCGGGTGCAATGTTTTTATCGGCAGCATTTGAAATTTGAAATATTGTGGTTATTGGTATACCCAATTCTTTATAAAATTGAATGTAAATGTCATCCTCTAAAATTTGTGATCCGCGTTTCAGATTAAATGAAATTGAACCTTTTGGTATTTCATAGCGGGCATTGAATTGGGTGTATATGGTGATTTTTGCGTCTTCATCGAAATAAAAATTGACAGCATTAAAAACGAGAGTAAGCCGATAGGATTGTAATGCTGCTCTTGCCAACATTGATGCATTCGGAAAAAGGACATTTCTCAAGTCTTTATCGTCTTCTTGTATTTTTTTGAGTTCGTATCGATTGATTGTGAATGATGTTGCATGTTTGGGAATTTGAATCAAATCACTTCGTATAGTGACTTTGTGAGTGGAAACTTTCAATTGTCGTTTATTTAAAAAATTTAAATAAACATCTTCGCCGCATAATGTTGAAATTGACATGTAAGTTGGAATATTATCATTAGAGTACACACATCGATATGGAATTGTGTAGACTTTATCGAACGAAAAAATTGTGGGTGACACGAGCGATTCGGCACGTTGATGAAAGGCCACTTGGATGTAAAAATCGTGTAACAAACGAAGATGTTTGTAAATGAGTAATTCACGGTCAGTTATTTTTGTGAATTTCATGAATTTCAAATTGAATGGTAAATCCATGCACACTTCGTGTGTGCAAATGGTTGCTACCTTTTCATTTCCCGAACACCATTTTCTGTATAATTCAATTGCGAAATTATCAGTGGTGTAATATCTGAATCCGGTTGCAAATTTTGGATGTGAAAACATATCGTTGTTTTTAAAAATGGGCACATAAATGGGATTTTTAACATTGACGTACATATCCTCGGTTTCTTCTTCGTCATCATCGTCAGAATCATTTTCGTATGAAAAATAAAATTTCAATTTTATTATTGTTTTGTTAAGTATGGCCAACTCCATTTCGTCTCGTCCAAGTGGTGTCATAGTGATGGTTTCAAATTGTGGTATAAAAACCCAGGTACGTTCATATGCGAAAATAGTCTCAAATGATGGGCTTGTAATCTTAAAATGCCCAATTAAAATTTTGAGTCTGCAATTTGGTGTGAATGGTATGTGGTTTACAGTTGGAGCTTTGACAAATCGATGTGAATTGAGGCAAATGTCTTCACCGGCCGGGCACAATGCGTATATAACACTACTTTCGTCAACCATTATTTTCACTTTGGGGTTTCGGGATAAACTGAAAAAATGTGCTATTGATGTGTCGATTTTATAGCGCTGGTTGTTATCGCAGAACTTCACTGATTGTGTGTATATCAAAAACTCGTTTCAATACATCGAGTTCATTTGTGAATTTTTGAATGATGTTGTGTGAACATTCCATTGATTTTGAGTTGATATCGAGTATGAATTTATACGGTGGGAAATTGTCACGATGAAAGTCAAAATCAATGGAGGGTTCGCATTCGATACTGCAAAAAAGTAACTTTTTTAAACGTGTTAAATTTTCAAGTAAGATATGAATTTCTTTGTCTGTCGATGCTGCCAGATCAAATTTTTTAACATCATTGATGATAATTGTTTCAATATTGGGACAATTTTCGGTTATATTTTTCCATATAAAATCTGATGACATTGGATATAGAAAATCTATTTCGAGAAGTTTCAAATTTGGACATTTGGCGTTTAGCATTGTTGTTGGATTGAAAATTTCGACTTGAATGATTTCGAGGTGTATGAGATTGCTGAGAATATCGTGAAGACAAAAACAAATTAAATTGTCTACAATAATATGTTTTAGATTTGGAAATATGTTAATGATTGATTTAAATGTTGAAACATCTTTGTTTGATCCATATAATTCGATGGATTTAAGATTTGGATTTTGGTATTTTTGAATTTCGATGGCACGTCTGTCGGACATAAAATTATCAATTGGCATTTTGAGTGTTTCGAGATTTTTAAATTTGTCAAATAATACTAGATAATATCGAAAGTCGACATTATGGCCAATAAATTGGAGATGTTTGATGTAGTTGGATTGTTGTTTAAAAAATTTTAAAAAGTTGTGGTGATACCGTGTTTCAGCGTGTAATGTAAATTTCTTTAATTCGAAATAAATACGATCGAGATTATCTTCTGGCCATACTAAATCAAATATGGCATCAGAGGAGCAAAGAAGTTCCAGTTCTTGTAGTTGATGTTGTTGGCACATGAATGATTGAAATAAACGAATTGGTTTTTTGTCAAATGATGCTGTCAATGTGCGAAGTGTTGTACATTTGTGTAAAATAGCAATTACAATGTCAATTAGAGCATTCTCACATGTTAAAGACAAATGTTTCAGTTTTTTAAGATCTATTGGTGTGATATCATCATTGACGAATGATGTGATATTAATAGCACAATATAAAAAATCCAATTTTTCTACATTGGGCGTGTGTTGGAGTATGTTTTGTATTGCATATGTAGAATTACAACGATTGGTTGTATGCAACCAAGTCGATTCAAATTTGATAGATTTCACAAATGGTCCGTGCGTATGTACAAAATTAATTGCGTGTTGCCAGTTGTGATATCCAAAGGTTACATCTAATTTTTGCATACATTTTGGTGTTCGAATTATTGATTCTTTAAATGTATTTGACACTGATAGGCATTTTTTTAGCGATTCATCGTCGAGATGTGATAAAATCAAAGACAAAATTTCGGGTGGAAAATTATTCATTTTAGATGGCAAAGTGATTATTTAGATTTAGATTGTGATGAGAAGTTATTTATATGGCATTAAAAAGCGACAGTTTACTTTATTTTTTAATTTTTTTATTAACGTTGGAACATGACGTCAATCGAATGTTCGAGTCAATCTGTTATCAGTCGAATGTTCGAGTCGACATGACGAATCAATTTGTTATCAGTTAGTTGACATGACGAATTAATTTGTTATCTCAGTTTTCAAGACACGTGAGGTCAGTATTATTTGTAACATTGCCAAGGAACAATGTATTTATTTTTTAAAATATAATTTAAAGTTTAATCAAAGTGGCTGAAAGTTTTTATTTTCATAAATTGATTTAAGTATAATTAGTTATTGATGTCAAAATAAAACAATTTCATAATATGATGAAATTCAACTCAAATATACGTCACTGGAAGCAAATATGAGTCATCAGAAAAGGTCCTTTTCAAATTTTACATCAATCGATAGAGCCTCTCGGGGGATACAACATTGCATACTCAGATTTTGGAAAATCTGATGCTGAAAATCTCTTGGATTGCAGTGCAGAAAATAAATTTACAATATCGCATTACTTTTCGTTGAGTGAAAAACATCGACCACACAAAACAAGATAACGAAAAGTAAACATCCCCTGCGAGGCTCTCTCGAATGAAACAAATTTGAATAAAATCGGAATACATTTATTTAAAAACGACAGTTGACTTTATTTTTTGAATTATTTTAACCTCGTTGTAATAACAACAACATGTTATCAATCATATCGAATATTCGAGTTATTATCAATCGAATGTTCGAGTTCACATGACGAATCTATTTGTTATCGTCGTCGTCGTTGTTTGAAACCACAACACGACGACACGATGTCAGTATTATTTTTGACATTGACAGGGAACAATGTTGTATTTATTTTTTCAAATATAATAATTTAAATTAAATAGTAAAGTAACGTGTACAGTTGAAAGTTGATGAAATTAATGTAAATAAAATGAATTGTTGACGTCAAAATTAAGCAATTTCATAATATGGTGCAATTTACGTCACGAGAACCAAAAATGAGTCATCACAAAGCGTCCTTTTCAAATTTTACATCAATCGATAGAGCCTCTCGGGGGATACAACTTTGCATACTCAGATTTTGGAAAATGTGATGCTGAAAATCTTCGAGATTGCACTGCAGAAAATAAATTTTCAATATCGCATTACTTTTCGTTGAGCGAAAAAGGTCGAGTCGAAAAAGCAAGATAACGAAAAGTGAAGTCGACAAAAATGGTGATAAGAGAAAAGAATATGAAAAAAAAAATATATATATATATATATTATATATATTATTATATTATTATTATTATTATATTATTATTATTATTTATTATCATCCCCTGCGAGGCTCTCTCGAATGAAACAAATTTGAATAAAATCGGACAATATTTATTTCAAAACGGCAGTTGGTTTTATTTTTCAAATTGTTTGAGCATTGATACGTTCACGTTGGAACATGTTATTAATCGCGTCTATGTGACGTCAATCTGTTATCAGTCGAATGTTCGAGTCGACATGACGAATCAATTTGTTATCAGTTAGTTGACATGACGAATTAATTTGTTATCTCAGTTTTCAAGACACGCGAGGTCAGTATTATTTGGAACATTGACAAAGAACAATGTATTTATTTTTAAAATATAATTTAAAGTTTTTATTTTCATAAATTGATTTAAGTATATATTGATGTCATAGTGAAACAATTTCATAATATGATGAAATTCAACTCGAATATACGTCACTGGAAGTAAAGATGAGTCATCAGAAAAAGTCCTTTTCAAATTTTATATCAATCGATAGAGCCTTTCGGGGGACACAACATTGCATACTCAGATTTTGGAAAATCGGATGCTGAAAATCTCTTGGATTGCACTGCAGAAAATAAATTTACAATATCGCATTACTTTTCATTGAGCGAAAAACATCGACCACACAAAACAAGATAACGAAAAGTAAAGTCGACAAAATGATGATAAGAAAAAAGAATATGAAAAAATAAAAAATATATATATATATTATATATATTATTATATTATTATTATTATTATATTATTATTATTATTTATTAGTATCCCCTGAGAGGCTCTCCTGAATGAAACAAATTTGAATAAAATCGGAATATATTTATTTTAAAACGACAGTTGTCTTTATTTTTCAAATTATTTCAGCATTGATACGTTCACGTATGTTATCAGTCGAATGTTCGAGGTTGCAAATAACGAATGAGTCATCATCAATTCTCAGAAGGGGCTTGTCACTTTTCTAAAGTTGATATTTTGGAGCTATAATTAGACTTTTTTGTGATATCAGGTGTTGGTTTTATCAAATAATGAAATTTAGATAACAAAATTCGATAATTGAACGAAAAAAGGGGGGGGAGGGATTATCGACCCGAAAAACGTGTTGAAACTTTTGAAAAAATTTGCAGGTGGGGTGATTGCATAAATGATGTCACCCCAATTTTTTATACATGTAACCCACGTCACATTGTATGGGGTTATTTTAAAATTGGTTGACGTAACTTTGATATTGTACCAAATTTATATTTTGTCGATTTAACAACGAAAATGCAACCTTTTATGAAAATCGACAAGGCAAATGCCATAAAAGTGTGGATTTTGCATGGATTTTTGCTATATATATATATATATATATATATATTATATATTATATCTTCTCCCTATGAACTAGTGATCAATGTTCCTTTATTCCCTTAATTCCATGATCATTGACCAACGGTTTTAAAAAATAGCTGGTGGTTTAAGTTGAAATGTGGGTTAAATCACACAAAATTGTATCAGATTTAATGACTTGAGATAGTCACTGAATTTTAAAAATGTCCCAAAAAAAAATATTTGAAAATTGTACCGTTTGAGTGTCAATAAAATAAAAAAACAGTATTAAAATTTTTTTAATTCATATTTTGTATCATTTGAAATGTGTTAAAAACAGAAACAATCAGAATCATAACAGTCGTATCGCCAACAATCGATTTTGTGAATTTCCCCGTTGAAATAGTATTCCGAGGTGTCAAGATCGTCGTCGATAAGTGAACATGGGTGAAATTGCGGATTATCAGATCTTTCTTTTTGAATAAATTCTTTTGTTTTCTCGCTAATCTCACAATCGTGAATGACAAATTCTAATAAAACTCCTAGTCCGGACGATGAAATACACTCGTTTTTTTCGCACCTGGTCAATGCCTTCCACTTTATTTTAAACTCAGTATCGACGAGTTCAATTGCTCGACTCAACAGAACATGGCGGCTCGTCATAATTTTAAACCGATCCAAAATCCATATTTGATTACAATTATCAACGAAACACCAATCTAATTTTAATTGGTCTATTCCTTCTACTGAGAAATATTTACGAGACTTGTGGTATCCCGCTGGAACGATTTTGTTTTCAGATGACACAATCGTATGTGATTTAACATATATATTATAAAATTTGGTACCATTCTTTTCATATGTGTCAACTGAATGAATATTGCCGTTAATTCTAATGTATGTCATGATAATGGGTTGAAACCGTTGACATTTGCTATCGTCGTATGTGAAATTTTTTCATGCAATAAAAGATATTTTTAAACTAAATTCATAATTGTTCGATCATTACATATGCACCAGTGGTATTTATTTCATCTGTGCTGCCTCTATCTGATATTTTCGGGCGTATTGTCAGTGTCTGTCCCACCGAGATGCTCACAATTGCCGTGATAGTTAAAATGTTGGTCGATTTAATTAAGGACATTCCGACGTAGCCTTCTGAACTAAAAATAACATTGTCTGCGTTAATATCCCATTTAAATATAGCCCAATCATCATCAACAACCATGTTACTAACCGTACCGATGTTAAATGTTAATTTGGCATACACCTCTGTGTCTGTCGATTCATTTATTAAATTAATAGGTGCAGCAGGATTTGCCCTAAAAACTCGTAGGTCGTTTGATTGGCGGATCAATTTTAAAGTGTTCAATACAAAAGATGTATTAACTCCTGGCACAAGTCGCTCTACTTCGGGCAAAGTAACAGCAAATGTTAAATTTCTGGTTGGTCCAGGGGGACTTTGAATTGGGTGCTCTTCCGTGGACTTGGTGTTCGTTTCTAATTTCAAAACATAATAAAACAGAACGAACAATGATATAATTACGAATGCAAATAGTACAAATATCAAAATAAACGTATTTTCCATTTTTTGTATTTCCTATTTACATGGACAAATTTTTTTATCAAAAGTAAAAATAAACTCAATTGTCAATTCAAAAAATTTCATCAACTGCCGTTTAAAAATAAATATTGTCAAATTTTATTCAAATTAGTATCATTCAAGAGAGCCTCTCAGGGGATAACATAAAATAATAATATAATATAATAATAATAATAATAATATAATATATATATATATATATTTTTTTTTTTTATTTTTTCATATTATTTTTTCTTATCACCATTTTTGTCGACTTCACTTTTCGTTATCTCGTTTTTCGAGTCGACCTTTTTCGCTCAACGAAAAGTAATGCGATATTGAAAATTTATTTTCTGCAATGCAATTCGAAAGATTTTCAGCATCCGACTTTCTAAAATCTGAGTATGCAAAGTTGTATCCCCCGAGAGGCTCTATCAATTGATGTAAAATTTGAAAAAGACTTTTTGTGATGACTCATGTTGGCTTCTGGTGACGTATATTTGATGATTCATGTCTTTGTTGATTCATTTTGAAATTTAAATTTCATTGTAGAGATGTAAATTAATTTAAGAAACAAAACTTTCGACAACTTTGATTATAATTTAAATTATATTTTAAAAATAAATACAACAACATTGTTCCTCTTCAATGTCACAAATAATACTAACCACCTCGTTATCGTTCGTGACTTCAACACGATAACAAATTGATTCGTCATATCAACTCGAACATTCTACATCATTTATTCTTCAAGCAACAATGACTGACGTAATTTCGTTTGATCTGGTTACAACAGGAAGTGGCCCATATTTACACATTGATATGTGAGATGAAGGCCAATATTGCTTGATTGTCGCACCGTTGAAATGAGTAGCGCCAGGAAATCTGTAGTTTAGATTTTAAATACTTGATGTATATGTGATGTAATATTTTAAAAATAACTTTGTGTATGGGTGCAAGCAGCGTATATAAATTGATTTTGTCAATTTCGAGTTTGTCGAATGGTATTAAAATTTTTTCCGTAATATTTATATATGAAATTTTAAATGTGGTGTGATTTGTGAGTAAATTATTATTTTTTGTAAGAAGTTTGACAGTTTTTTTGTAGATGCGACGCCATGCTATATAACAAAATTGCGTAAATGAACAATTAACTGGTACTTTCATTTTGTATGCATAAATTGCGAGAGGTTTCCATTTTATTGGTCCGGTGCCGCGGGCAATGATTTTATTTTTATTGATTGTGGTGGCAATGTACGATTTTTTTGAAAGTATGAGAATTTTTTTCAAATGCGTATGTTTCATTGAAATTTGTGGTGTCCATTTGATTGTTGAGTGAGAAAAGAATAATGAATCGGTGTCGGCAAATATGCATTGATGTGTAATGTTTTGGTGTGCGAGTTCAATAAGATGATGTCGACCTAAAAATGTAACAGTTGCTGCAGTGTGTAGTGACGATAAAGCACCGAATTTTGCGCCAAGTAGTCCATATATTGTAGAAGTTTCTAGCTTGTGTCGATTATATGTCAGTTCTGATAAATCTGTGGGATTTTGTTGTAGTTGTTCTTTGCTTTCGGTGCGTTGTGCTAATTTAAATTGTGTATATTTAGTTAAGATGCCGATTTTACGTTTGTCAATGATGAGATATAATTGATTATTTGTTGAGGTTATTATATTGAGAATGTTATTAATTTTTTTTTGTGGTACACTTTTGCGTATTGATTGCGTATATAAATTATTGTGCGATATAAATTCGTAGCATTCAAAGTCATTGTTATTTAAAGTGATACCATTTGTCGCATTTCGTAGTTGTGACACAGTTAATATACACACGGTTTCGGGGGATATGTTGTGATTGACTATTAAATTTGGATAATATGCTTCAAAATCATATGTATGTACATTATTATAAAATCCAGAGTTGTGAATATAATTTAAGCCACCGACAAATCGGCGATTATTATTCAAAACATTGATCGAAGGTCGAACGATGACATTATTGCCGGGTGTTTGAATATCGTGTTTATTTAAAATTAGAAATGTGTTGCATTTGGCGAGTGCGAATATGAAACTTTCGTGTGCGATTCGGTGGGAGGTGGGAGTGTTGTATTCAAAATTTTGATCGTACAATAATTTATCGACTTCGATTAGATTCCATATTGCATGTGGGTTGTTGTTGGCTGGGGTATATTGAAGTTGTACCATGAGTATTGATAAATCAATGTGAATCATGTTGAGACCGAATGTTATTTTTTTTTTGTCAATGTAAAATAAATGAACATATTTGTTGCGATATAAAACTGATTTGTTTAATAGGTGTCGTAATGTGGTTGTTGAATTTATGCCGGTAAAATAATATGCACGTGTTTGTGATATTAAATGGTTCAGTGCTGATTCGATGAGGACTGATTCGTTTGTGTTTTGAAATTTGATATCATTAAATTGAATTGATGATATTTTATTGGTAACCAAATCAACGTTTAGATGTGCAAATATTTTATAAATAAATACTGGATGTTTAAAAAGATTGGCGCGAGTTGTAATAATATCGGTGTTTGTGTATATTTTTGTAATGAATGGCAATCGAGTTTCGATTGCTATAAAAGAATTTAGATTCCACATGGCGGGTAGTTTCAATTTGTCAAATAATGCTGCATTGTTTGATATCAGTGTGTGTAAATCGAAAGTTTGTTGAAATGAATTTGTAGAAATTTTGTACAGCGTATAATCGGTAGAAGATGATGGTGAATCGAATGTAAATCCATTATTAATATTAATTGAATCGATATGTATTGTGATGGATATGACATTTATAAAATCTACTAACACACTAATATGTTTTCGATTTTTAACTGCAACAAACAATCCAGGTGTAATATTTGTTGGTATTGTAACAGAGTTCAGGTGCTTATCGATACCAATTGCTGCAAATTTAGTTGCTGTTGATATCCAATCAATTATATAAATTTGATCATTTTGTTTGGTCACACTAACGCGTGCAAATAATTGATCGTAGTAATTGCGTTGTAGAATATCACAGACCATTTTTTTTAAATAAATTCTAATATACGTGTATTTTTTCTGTTGTTTGGTATTAAAATAACAATTGCGATAAATATAATTGCAAATACAAAATAAGAAATAATAATAAAAGATGCATTAATATTTAGTGTAAGTGGCGGTGTGTTGCGAAGTTGAAAATTTCCAAAATATTCAATTGCACTCCATCCGGCAGGTGTTGCTAATAAATTTCCAGTATCTCTATCGATAATGACCTTTGTTCGCAATTGACCATTTGCAAGAAATGTAATGTGCTGCTGGTTACGAAACGATACGCTTAATACATCCTTCCAATATGTCATCCAAAACACATGACAATATGTTGGATCATTAAGCACTAAATAAGTTTTTGCATTTATAGTTTCGAGTTTCCACCCGCCTCTGAATCCAAGATTATCGATAAATTCTTGTGTCACTTTCATCGTCGTACTAAAATGTTACAATAACGTTGCAATTTGTTTTTTGGGAAATTATTTCAAAACTTTCATCACAATTAACGATATCTGTTGTGCATTGTTTTTCAAGTTCTATTGAAATAATTTTATCTTGTGTGGAATCTACGTCTCGATGACATTCACCTTCTGTTGAGTTTGACCTTGTGGTTGTGGTTATGCGTCCATTGATGATATTTATCGATGAAACTACTACTATGGTTTCTTCAATTTTGTATGAGCATTGTCGAGCGTACGGCACATTTGATAAAATTTTAACTGCAGTATCGCGTGACTTTGATTCATCATTTGCAGATAAAAATCCAGTATTAAAGGCGGCTTCAACGAGCTGTTGTATGTTATTTTCGTGTGAACCTTCCATCGAGACGGTTGATTATAAAATAAAGTACTTAATTTAAAACAAAAATTTACAATAATAATGTGTGTCAATTTTGTTGTCATATTTTTGCACACAATCATGGTTGGCTTTGTAAGAAACAACACTTTTTATCGCGGCGTACACAATCTAATCATTTTGTTTTTATTTTTAGATTTGGTCTTTCAATATTTTTTGTAGAACCATGGCAACAAATGTTTGGATTGATTGTGTGTCGACCACATTTATTTGTATGTCATGTTTTGTGACATCAATGATATTCCGAGAATTTACAGGAAACAACTGTGTATTGTCATTGGGAGATGCATATTTGCTCGCTGTGAACTTTTTTTTTTTGGTATCTTCTGGTTCGCTTTGGTTTGTCATACTTGAATTTCAAATAGGACATACGGTACAAGATGATAATTTAAATGAATATTTTAGATTTTTAAGGCGTTTATTTTGTTTTTGTACTTGTTTTATTGTTATTGTGATGATAAGTTTAAGTTTATTAATAATTTTTGTTGCATTATCAAATAAAAAAACGAAATAAAAAAAAATATTTTTTTTTTCTAACAAAAAAAATATATATATATTGTGTTCAGTCGTTAAGTCAACATAAAAAAATGTGGATAACAGTCGTTGTTTTTATATATTTTGTGATAAAATTAATTCAGCAATATATGAAAAACGCTAATAATAATGAATATATATGGGATTATTATGACATAAATGAAGGATTTTATTGATCAAAGTTTAAAAAAATGATTAAAGAAAAGTTGCCATCGACAGCAGTATTGAGTTCGGAGGAAAATTATCGTTTGATTTTATCACATTTAATGTTGATAGACAAACAAATATTTCCAGATCGTATACCGAATATTTTAATTTGTACACCTGCTCGAATCGGTAAAACATTTATTGAATTGGAATTCATTGCAAATACGAGAACGATACACGACGATGGACAGTGTGATATTTTAATTGTTCCGGCTCATTTGTATTGTATATGGCGAGACCGTATAAAGGGTCGAACAGATTTAAATGTCTTATATGTCGATTGTGAGAAACGTTTGAATTACAGTAGTGAAAATAAAAAAATTAAATTGATTTTAATTAATGTGAAACTGTGGAGACCATCATTTTTATCATTTTTGCGAATGAATCATTTACAAATAAAAAATGTCTTTGTGGATGAGCCAGATAAATCATTGAAGATTCCATGTGCAAAATTTAAATCTACAACACGATTTCGCCCGAAGGCTTATTATTATTCCATACAAGAACCGATGGGACATCGTAAAATGTCCAATCTTGATATTTTGTGTGTTTTAAAATATACAAAATTGCCAGTTGTATCTAATGATGTAATGTATGTGACTCAATACAATTATATTGACAGCGTTATGAAAAATCGTTTGATTGTGCCACGTCAACACATCGAGGACGTGTTCAGTGCAGTGTCGTATGATGAACAAGCAACTTTAAATTTAGTAATGGATAATAAATTAGAATCTCTAAAATATCCACATAAGTATGCCAAAGAAATAACATCATCAGCGTATTATTTACACGAGAGGCTTTTAAATTTAGAATGTATTGTGTGTGGATTGTCACATTCTGATGATGGCAATACAGAGGTCGCATGTGGCACATGTCAAAATGTTACGTGTGCAAAGTGCTATTTCCGATTGCAATGTTGTCCGATGTGCCGTGAACAAGATAACTCTAAATTTGCCCTAATTGGCAAAACAAAAATTTACGTTATGAATAGTATATTGACAACTTTAACATCTGTTGTTGGGTATAAAATTATAATTTACGAACCAGTAAAGGAGGATTTTAGAATATGTTACAATTATTTTTTACATTTAAATATTAGAAAAATTGAGGGAATGCACGTTGAAAGTATTTATAAAATTATCAAGGAATTTCAAAATCCATTAAATAGTACAATATTAATTATTAGAGACTATTCAACAATTAAAGGACTAGATTTCGGTAATTGTAAAAATATTATATTAACAGCTATCTCTAATGATTTTAAAATATTATTAAATTCGTGTTGTCAATTTGATGGTCATGTAAATTTAAATGTACACAAAATTGAAAAATATATTTATAAATTGTGATTTTTGATCTCGGTTTTATTTTTTAAATAATATAAATTTGGGAATGAGCACAGAATAAGTGACGACAGACAATGTCAGGAAGTGCTCAGATTTTACACCAGAATCTTTGGGATTCGGATCCTGAATTAATGGGCTTGATTCGTAAGGAAAAACAGCGTCAATTGTGTGGTCTGGAGATGATTGCTAGCGAGAACTTTACTAGCTTGTCGGTTCTACAGTGTCTCAGCTCGTGTTTGCACAATAAATATTCTGAAGGCATGCCGGGCCAGAGGTAAATTAATTTATTTGAGTGTTCAATTAACTCGGTTATCAATTCAAATTGCAGATATTATGGTGGTAATCAATTCATTGACGAAATTGAGGTTCTTGCACAACAACGTGCTCTAGAGACATACAGCTTGGATCCTGCATTGTGGGGCGTTAATGTTCAGCCTTATTCAGGATCGCCGGCAAATTTTGCTGTTTATACAGCCATTTGTCAACCACACGATCGTATTATGGGCCTTGATTTGCCTGATGGTGGGCATTTGACGCACGGCTTCATGACACAAACAAAGCGTATCTCTGCAACTTCTATTTTCTTCGAGTCAATGCCATACAAGGTCAATCCATTAACGGGCATCATTGATTATGAGAAGCTCGACGAAACTGCACGTTTGTTCAAGCCAAAGGTCATCATTGCTGGTGTCTCATGCTATAGCCGATGTTTGGATTACAAACGATTCCGCGAAATTGCTGATAAAAATGGCGCTTATATGTTTGCCGATATGGCTCATATTTCGGGGCTCGTAGCTGCCAATATCATTCCAAGTCCATTTGAATATGCCGATGTCGTGAGTACAACAACGCACAAAACATTGCGAGGTCCACGCGCTGGAGTGATTTTCTATCGTAAAGGTGTGCGTCGTCAAGTTAATGTCAATGGCGATAAAGTGATGTATGATTTGGAATCGCGTGTGAACCAGGCAGTATTTCCGGCTCTACAGGGTGGTCCACACAATCATGCTATTGCTGGCATTGCAACGGCCATGAAGCAAGCTCAATTGCCAGAATTTAAGGAATATCAAGTGCAAGTGGTCAAGAATGCTCAGCGCTTGTGCAAAGGACTGCTCGACAAAGGCTACACAATTGCCGCTGGTGGTACTGACATTCATTTAGTGCTCGTTGATTTGCGTTCAAAGGGCATCACCGGTGCTAGGGCTGAATTCATTTTGGAAGAAATTTCAATTGCATGCAACAAGAACACCGTGCCAGGCGACAAATCTGCTCTCAATCCGTCTGGCATTCGTTTGGGAACGCCAGCTCTAACAACTCGAGGCTTAGTTGAAAAAGATATTGATCAAGTTGTCGCATTTATTCATCGTGGTTTAGAGCTTTCAAAGGAAATATCAGCAGCTGTTTCAGGTCCCAAATTGGCTGATTTCAAGGACACTTGCCATAATAAATTTCCTAATCAAATCAAAACATTGCGAGATGAAGTTGAAGCCTTTGGTGTAAACTTCCCGATGCCTGGCTATACAGATTATTAATTCTTCAATCATCGAAATATGTGACGCAATTTTGTTTTACGACAATTCTCAGAAGGGGGAACCTCGTTTTAAAAAATTGATATTTTGGAGCTATAATTAGACCTTTTTTGTGATATAAGGTGGTGGTTTTATCAAATAATGAAATTCAGATAACAAAATTCGATAATTGAACGAAAAATGGGGGGGAGGGATTATCGACCCGAAAAACGTGTTGAAACTTTTGAAAAATTTTGCAGGTGGGGTGATTTCATAAATGATGTCGCCCCACCTTTTTTTATACATGTAACCCACGCCACATTGTATGGGGCTATTTTAAAATTGGTTGACGTAACTTTGATATTGTACCAATTTTATATTTTGTCGATTTTACAACGCAAATGCAACATTTTGTGAAAATCGACAAGGCAAATTGCATAAAAGTGTCAATTTTACTTTTATTTTTTGCTATATATATATATATATATATTATATATTATATCTTCTCCCTATGAACTAGTGATCAATGTTCCTTTATTCCCTTGATTCCATGATCATTGACAAACGTTTTTAAAAAATGCTGGTAGTTTAAGTTGAAAAGTGGGTTAAATCACACAAAATTGTATCAGATTTAATGAATTGAGATAGTCACTAAATTTAAAAAATTTACACAAAATCTAAAAGTGTACAAAAATTCAAAAAAATCACCACTTGATTGTCTTAAAATCAAATAATTTAATTCACAAATTTGTGGTTATTGAATTAAATTTGTTAATATTGAATTTTTTGTCATCTTAGTTAATAGAAATTTAAATTAAATAAAAAATGTCAAAGCGAGTGCGATTTGATAAAAACCCGCCAGTGATTCACATTTTATTTGTGTGGAATTACGCATACCGCGAAGCACGTAATGGTGAGTGTTGGGCACAATCAGCAAGGGATCATTACCGATTTCGTCATCGTATCCAACGAATTGAAAATATTTTAGATCCGCTGCTACAAAAGCACGTAGCAAAAATTAAAACGAAGACATTATTATTTCATCAGTTGACACGATCAGAAGATGACCAATTACGAAGTTGAGAAATTTTTGATGTATTGCCCAACGACAGACGAAGTGCATATTCGATGGAAAAATTACACCGCGGCAGACGATACATGGGAGTCAGTTTCAACGAATGTTCCGATTGAATTTGTTAACACTATACGAAATGAAATTGCAAAATGCCAACATTTGCATGATGCACATTGTTTGACAACCCGGATTTGGGATATTGATGAAATCGAAGAAAGTCCAATCGAAAATTTTTTTTATGTGAAATGGACGGGTTATTCGAAAATTACACTTGAACCCATTAGAAATATAAGTGAGTCTGTGTTAAATTCGTACTTTGATGAAGAGAAAAAAAATACATTTATGTTGGGATTGGGTTTAAAACCGAAAATTAAATTTATTAACATCACAAAATAAAGTCAATTGAAAAAATCATTTTTTTAATTTCTTATTTTTCAATGAATATTCCATTTTTACACGTCGCAACACAAATATGTGATAAATAGAAACGAAATTATTTTTTGCTAATAAATGTAAAAAAAATTTTTTATTATTAATATTTCCAAAAATAAAAGTCACGATGTTGAAGCAAATTTTATCGCCTTGTAAATACAAGTTATTTCATGACGGTGACATTAAACAGGACAAATCAATGGCCGCTGTCGATTACAATTATGAAATTAATCGTCTTGAGTCGTTTAACAATTGGACTAAACGATATATCGATAAAAACATACTAGCATTATTGGGTTTCTATTATTATGGACCAGATGATATGGTAAAGTGTCATTTTTGTAATGTTGAAATTTGCATGTGGGAAGATGGTGATGATGTGTTAAATGATCATATAAAATGGTCACCAACGTGCAATTTTATACGTAGAAATATTACAAATAATAGGCCTATTGATGCCGCACGTCTTGATGTAATTTTACCACCTGCACCGACGCCAGATGTGTGTGGGTTCGAAACAGTTAGTGAAGGAACAATTAATTCAATAAATCATCATCGTGGAGTGGTATTTCGTCCTGAATTTGCTATAGCAGTCCAGCGATTGCAAACGTTTGAAGACTGGCCAAAATCAATGCACCAAACACCGAGTGAGCTAAGTGATGCGGGTTTTTTTTATCTTCAGCGGGGCGATAAAGTTAAATGTTTTAGTTGTGGAATTGGGATTAAAGATTGGGTACAAACTGACATTCCATGGGAACAACACGCAATGTGGTCTCCAGATTGTGAATATTTAAAATTATTAAAAGGAGAAGATTTTATATCAGATATAATCGGAAAAGGAAAGAAATTACCAACGATGGACAAAGAAGCAGCTGAAATTGAGAAACAAGAAGACGAAGTAGAAAAACCAGAATCAAGTGGTGTGTGTAAAATTTGTTGTATTAATGAATTTGATACGATATTTTTGCCATGTGGACACATTATTGCATGTGCACAATGTGCATCGAGTGTTACAAAATGTCCCGTTTGTCGTCAACAATTTAAGGAAATAAAAAAGATTTATTTTTCATAATTTTAATAATGAAATTCAGACGATGGTTGGGTTGACACGAATGGCAAAAAATCCTTTTCGGCAACTACAGCGTAAATGTACAATCCACCAAAAATTAGGCCAACAATTGATGCAGCAATCCAGAATCGCACACAAAATCTTCCCAAATATCCAGTCTCTGTTGCCATTATTATTATGTTGTTGTTAAATAAATTTTCAAGTTGCTATTGATACACATTTTCACATATCCGAACGTTTTATACTGTTTTTTATCTTCAAAAATATGATGATAACAAATTAATTCCCGCCGCAATAAATGATAACAACACATCAGCAGCAGTATAAAACCTTCAAAAGAAATGCAATTATAGTTCAGTTCTATTTCAATTGTTGATGATAAAAATGTCACTACTACCAGCACACGATTCTTCAATCGAAACGTGGATCTATCATACACTAAACAGATTGACAGTGGAAACAACATATAAAACCCAAAAAACAGAACCAACAAAAAAAATTATACGTTCCGGATTGTCAGCTGAATTTGCATTTTTATTTGACAATTGCAATCATATTGCGTGCATTTCGAAAGGCATTTACATTTTAGCGGAACAAATTGCAATCACTGATTCCAAATTTAAGATAAAAACAGAAAGACAGTTTTATTCAGAAAACATTGATATTGATAATATTGACGTTTTAATTGACAAAGCAGTCCCTATTTTGGCTCGATTATTACACTTTGAAAGTGTAATGGAGTGGGTCCAGGTTTCTTCATACAATACCAGAGTTCTTAAAGGTCTCGTCAGCGACAGCAGAATTGTGGAGCTGGTGAATTCGTTCGATTTGAAAGATTTAACGGAGTATTGTGACGTGTACAGGGCCATCAAAGAAAAACGGTTTTATAAAGAGGAAAAGTGTGTAATTTGTCTCGAAAACCCATCTACATTCTACTTTACCGTCTGCAAACATGTGGTTCTTTGTGCAGATTGCATGAAATTGCTACCGAATCATGACAAATGTGTTGTTTGTTGTCAAGTTGGAAGTGCCGTTCAAAAATATTAAATACATGTACCACATTGGCATGGAATTGGTGATTTAAATTGTATTGGCCATTTTAATCCTTTTTTTGCACATGTGAAACAATATTCAGGAGTATGAAATTGAACAGTTACGTCGTGTTGTTTAAATCCATCGAATGATTGCAATTGATAACAACTATAATCATTTAATAAAGCTGTCATTTGATTCTTAGTATAACTGTCGTATATTGAGATTCTACTCAGTGTTCGTAAATCTAATGGTTTATGATTTGAGCGATTATTTAAAAAAATACATTCAGCAGAATTACAACAACATTTGTCTGGGTTAGAAAAAATTTTTCCTTTTTTGTAATCTGACATCTTTCTAAAATAATTACAAAATAAAACCGCGAGAAAATTGTATTATTGGTGGGTTTTTATCAAATCGCACTCGCTTTGACATTTTTTATTTAATTTAAATTTCTATTAACTAAGATGACAAAAAATTCAATATTAACAAATTTAATTCAATAACCACAAATTTGTGAATGAAATTATTTGATTTTAAGACAATCAAGTGGTGATTTTTTTAAATTTTTGTACACTTTTATATTTTTGTACACTTTTATATTCAGTGACTCTCTCAAATTGTCAAATCTGAAACAATTTTGAGTGATTTAACACACGTTTCAAATTAAACTACCAACATTTTTTTAAAAACGTTTGTCAATGATCATGGAATCAAGGGAATAAAGGAACATTGATCACTAGTTCATAGGGAGAAGATATAATATATAAATATATATATATATATATATAGCGAAAATTTAGTAAAAAATCATTTGAAATTGAATCATTTAGTTGTTTTTATTGTTAAATTCCCACAAAACATCAAATTTACAGCATCAAAATGCATAATTTTAATTTCGTAAACTGAGAGTTTAAAATTTGTAAATTTCCATCACAAATCTTACTTTTCAAGCGATTTTGCACTAAAATTCACATAATGAAAAAATGGCCCTTTTCGAAAATTTTTCAAGAGGTTCAACACGTTTTTCGGGTCGATAATCCCTCCCCCCCTTTTTTTTCTTCAATCAGTCAATTTTGTTATCTGAATTTGATAATTTGATAAAATTAACACCTGACATCACAGAAACGTCGCATTTGAAACCAAAAATGGCAAATTTAAAAAATGTGGTCACCCCTTCTGAGAATTCGTTCGTTTCTTTTTGTTGCTGTAAAAAAACATGACGTCATATTTTTTTTATATCAATGTTGAAATTTATGACAATTTATTGAATAAAATATATTTATGAAATGCGTGAAGTCCATCGTTTTTATCTCTACATTTATAATGGCGCTCAAATAAATATTGGAAGCATTTTTGTGAGTTGAAATGATGTGCAGCGTGTAATAGACCCAAAACTGAAGGCACTATTCCCTCAATAATTGTTGATTGCATGATTATGTAATGCAAATCAAATACATTATCAAAATATAATGTTTTTAAAAATATGCTGTATTGATCATCAGGTTGTAGGTATTCTCCCACTAGCACATCATGGTTATTACAAAAAAATGTAATGATTGGCTTGTATTCATATAGGTTGTAGATTGACAATTCTCGTTCCAAAAATTTTGATATTTTTTTACATTCGTCTCGCAATAATATAGCGCCATTCTTTTGTTGCCATTGAAATGCATTTTTTATTGCGTACAGCCAATCGACGTGAAGTGGGTTTGTAATATTATACAAAATATTACGAACATCTCCACGCTTAATGTCAAAATACAAATCAACATGGTGCACTTTAAATTGATTGAACAAATCTTCAATGATTGTAATAGCCTCGTCAGCGTATATTAAATCATCTAGGCATGCAAGAATGAACGGGGGCTCCAATACTAGTCCAATCAAGTCTTCCAACATTCCAACACAATCGTCAACATTTTTTGATGCATTTTCAAATTTGGCATATAATAAATGTGACACGTACAATGATTTATGACGTGGATCATTTATCGGGACTGTTCGAATAGCAACACGCAAATATCGCTTCAACGCAACGAGTTTGGCGAGCTTGAACATTGAACAATTTATTAAAAACCCCGATTCACGCAATTGATGGGCGTAGCTTTGTAAAACTTCAGAATACTCGGATACAACGTTTGTCTCCATTGTAATTCGTAATAGAACTGATACTCATTTCGCAAGTTTACTGGTTTTTATATTTGAATGTTATCTTATTTCAGCCTTGATAACGCTGATAATAAGTTAAAGTTATTATTTTTGTGATTCACATCGAAAGTAAAATTTTTTTTTCAATGTTCAACTTTCAAAGTAAAATTTTTTATTTATGATGCAAATTGAAAATTATAATATTATTTTTCATGCCTAATTTTTAAATTATATTTTTTTGGGTTATGTTAATTTTAAAATCACGCCATTATACACAACACTTGGGTTTCTTCGTTGTTCGATGACTTCTTCTTGTGATGAATTTACCAATAACAAGACTTCAAATTAAATCGGGTGCTCAAATGTTTACAAAGGAATTGGTGCAAACAACAAAAAATAATTTCATTTTATTTATTTTTAATAAAAATATATATTTTATATTAGTATAAAAAGAGTGTATCGATTTTATTTAATTTCAGTAACAATTATGAAACGGCAAAAAATTAAAACAGAGGATGAAACAATTTCCAGTAGTTATATCGACAACCCAGATATCATTAGAGGAATTCGAGAAGATGTAGTGGAAATCTCGAATCTTATGGTTACATTCGAAATCCCGGAAAAGAACTGAAGAAAAAAATGAAAAATAATCCAAAAATTCATGTAATCAACACAGATGAATATCGTAGTACTGTGTTGTGTAGTAATTGTTACACAAAAATGGATATCTCGAAATCTCCACATCGGTTTGCATCGTGCCCACATTGCAAAAAGGTCTGGAATCGGGATATCAATGCAGCAGTCAACATTTTAAATAGTGGATTTAATTTATTTGTCAATATTGATCCAATAATACAATTTTCTCGCGGTTTTATTTTGTAATCATTTGGTATCGAAAGTTAAACTTGCGAATAAAAAGCCATCGAATAGGTGGATTAACGTTCAATTGAAATATCTCCGACCATTTCCACAGCAGTTGTTTCATCATCATCATTCTTCTTTTTCAAAAAAAATGTTTTGACAAAGTTGGAAGCTCGTTGTTTATTTTGCTGGTGGTGGCGTTTAGCAACGCGTCGTCGTGAGTTGCATTTTCTTCCAAAATACCACGGTTGAGGTCTGCGGGTTGGTTTAGTCATCGAATGAATAACTACGTCAGCAGCAATGATTGGTGCTACGTCATCAATTATTTCGGCAGTTAATGTATCCCACGACATCGTAATTTTAGCTTCGACGTCACGCACAAAATGTATTTCTTTTAAATTTTCGATTAGAAGAGTTCTCAATGTGTTCAATAAATCGAGGCCGGTCCATCTTTTTGATGATGTTTCGTAATTGGGAATCGTTTCAACATTTACAGTTGGCTCACGTCCATCAATGTAGAACTTGATTACCGAAATAATTTTGGTCCTGAAAACGTATCCAAGGCACTCCGGTTGACTTATGAACTTGAATAATGCCATATCAATTTGGGGCTGTGAAATTTTTGGATCCATTGTTTAAAATTTAACTTGCTTCTTGGCTTGGTGCTGGTTGTAGGTTGTTTGGTGGAAGTTTCAAATTATTTCTGAAATATATACTAAAATTTGAGGTAGTGCCGTGTGAAAAAAAATTTGCACACGGCACTCACAAAATTGGATGGATCACATCATTTTTTTGCACACGTTTTCTGCTAATTTATTAGTCATTTCTTAAAAAAAACTTGATTAACTGAGTGCCGTCTGCAAAACGTTTGCTTGCACACGGCACCACTCACCAAATTTAATCATCACAACACATTTTTTGATTAAATTTGAGTGGTGCTGCCGTCTGCAAAACGTTTGTTTGCACACGGCACTCACCAAATTGGATTTTTTGCACCACACATGTAAAGGAAAGAAAAGACGTAATTTTTGTGTTTTAATTTATTAATCATTTCTTAAAAAACTTGATTAATTCGTAATCCTCGATTCAGTAATCCTCGATTAGTTCGTAATCCTCGATTCTTAGTTCGTAATCCTCGATTCTTGCGCTTCCTCAATACAGCACTCATGGGAATTGAGCATTTGTATGTATTTCGGAAAGCGTTGATATACGTTCCGCACTTGACATACGTTCCGAACTTGATATAAAAAACAGCTTCGATATCGTGATCAAATCGTAGTGATTCACAATCTGCCTTGAATTTTGCCAATTTTGTATTCACCATTTGCCAAGTCCCTATTGGTCCCGTTTCCGGTGATGACTGTTTTTTATATATGTTGTGCGATCTCATTACGATGCTCGGTGGCGTTCCATTGATATAAAACTTTAATTTAAAAACTATGTGTTTATGACTCATGTGTTTAGCAGCATCATCCGCGTCAAAGGCAACTTGAAATAAAGAATTAATTTGATCAATGGGAATTCTTGGTGGTTCCACCATGGTTGAAAGACGTCTGACAAGTAATGTGTGAACTCTTGTTATTTTATACACATTTCTGTTATCAATAAAAAAATAGTTGTTTGAGGGTATATGTACTTTTCTTTATTATTTATTTATACGCCGCTTTCAAGTTCAATACGTTCACGTATTTGACGAATTTGTTTTCTACTCAATCCACCCGTACGCCTTGCAATAAAATTCCTCGATAAACGGCGTCCACTATCCACTGGCACTACGCGAACCGTTTTGAATTGGCAAAGACATGGAGAATCTCTAATCGCAGCTGGGTTTAGGACTAATTTTTTTGATGCCTCCTCCTTGGCTTCTTCTGTCATCTTCGTCGTAGCTGCTCTGATGACAGCAGCTGGGTTAATGACCAATTTCTTTGATGGACAATCAACTTCTCCAGTCTTCATGGCAACAGCAGTATTGTTGTTTACTTTTGGCATCTTTAACTTTTGACTTTGAGTTATAGAATGAAACTCTGACTGCAATTTCGTTGCCTTTTATTTGAAATTTAACGTGGGCAAAAATTAGTGCGAAAAATGATTTGATCCACGGTAAATCGTGTGCAAAATTAATCATCTAGACCGACATTTTTTATCCGTTGAAATTGTAATCTAAACCGACATTTTTTAATCATATTTAATTAGCGTACAATCGTAATCTAGGCCGACACTTTTTATACGTTGAAATTGTAATCTAAACCGACATTTTTTAATCATATTTAATTAGCGTACAATCGTAATCTAGGCCGACACTTTTTATCAGTTGAAATCGTAATCTAGGCCGACATTTTTTATCAATTGAAATTGTAATCTACACCGACATTTTTCAATCAAATTTAATTGAAAAAAAATACAATCGTAATCTAGGCCGACATTTGTTATCAATTTTAATTAAGGAACGAGCGCAAAAAATATAATCGTAATCGAGGCCGACATTTTTTATCAATTGAAATTGTAATCTACACCGACATTTTTCAATCAAATTTAATTGAAAAAAAATACAATCGTAATCTAGGCCGACATTTGTTATCAATTTTAATTAAGGAACGAGCGCAAAAAATATAATCGTAATCGAGGCCGGCACTTGAAATTGTAATCTACACCGACATTTTTTAATCAAAATTAATTGAAAAAAATACAATCGTAATCTAGTCCGACACTTTTTATAATACGTTGAAATTGTAATCTAAAATTTTCAATTTGGCTTTATTATCAGCACATGACATGATTTGACAATTTTTTTATCAATATTTTTTTTTCAATTTCTCATAAGTGGGCTAAATTTAAAATGCGAGTTAAATGTGAATTAAACTTGAATTAAATCTGAATTAAACTTGAATTAAATTCACATTCGTACGACAATCTAAATCCTCCCAAGAAACGTGAATTAAATGTGCCAAAAATTAGATAAAAAAGGTTTTTTTTTTATTTATATCTTGTTTCTAAAAGTTCATATTGTGTTTTAATATTAGTCACTCCAGCTGGCAAAATAAACGTCTGTACAGTTTCTTTCTTATTGTTCTCAACTCTACTCGTTTGGTATTCGCCTTCGGGTGTATAAAAATTTTGCGTGATGTGTTGTTTTGTTTCTGTTCGAATTGTTTCTTTAAGAAATCCATTTTCCTGCTGCTGCTGTTTGATGTAAGGTTTGCGTTCCTCCTCATCTTGTTGACAAAAGTTTTTTAAAGGAGTATCGTCATCAAACTCAGCAAATCGCTTCCGTGGTTGCTCGTTGTTGAATTTAAAACCAACTGGAACCCATTGATTTAACATAGTCGGTTCTTGACGACTATCATCAGCGTATGCTGGAGTATCCAATGGAGCACCGCAGTTCTTCAATGGAAGACAATGATTTTTCAAATACAAAGACAATGGAACTGGATCTTTCGAAATCGGGACAGCACGTTGTTCCATTCGAACCAATGCCACTGGAACTGGATCTTTCGGAATCGGGACAGCACGTTGTTCCATTCGAACCAATGCCACTGGAACTGGGTCTTTCGGAATCGGGACAGCACGTTGTTCCATTCGAACCAACTGGGTTGCTGCCACTGGAACTGGGTCTTTCGGAATCAGGACAGCACGTTGTTCCATTCGAACTAACTGATTATTTATTGTTTTTGGTGTATGTTCATCATCGGCAATAAGGTCACATTTAGTAAATGAATAACCAGTATTCTGACGCTTTTCCAGTATTAACGGAGGTGAATTGTCTACAACAGGTTCCACCACTCTACGTTCGACACGATGCAATTCTGCAATTGTAGCTTGCAATTCTTGAATTTGAGCTTTTAACAAATCTACATCTGCTGAAGCCCGTTGTTCGTTTTGCAATTCATTGAAAGCTTGATTGAAGTTTCGAATTAACTCGTTGTTGCTTGACATTTTGGTTGGTTTGTAATAAAGTACTGAATATTTTGAACCAAAAACTGCTTCTTTTATATATCCATCCAGTCGTTATCAAATTTGCACACGACACCACCACTGGTGGCTCCACAAAATTTCAAAGATTAAATTTTCACACGACACCATTGTTGTTACCCACATCACACCGCCATTTTTTCAAAGATTAAATTTTCACACGACACCACTTAAATTTGCACACGACACCATTGTTGTTGGCTCCACAACACATAAAATTGTATCACACCATTTTTTTCAAAGGTCAAATTTTCACACGACACCATTGTTGTTATCCACAAAATTGTACACACGGCACAACCCACAAAATTGTATGACACTTTTTATACGTTGAAATTGTAATCTAAACCGAAATTTTTTAATCATATTTAATTAGCGTACAATCGTAATCTAGGCCGACACTTTTTATCAGTTGAAATCGTAATCTAGGCCGACATTTTTTATCAATTGAAATTGTAATCTACACCGACATTTTTCAATCAAATTTAATTGAAAAAAAATACAATCGTAATCTAGGCCGACATTTGTTATCAATTTTAATTAAGGAACGAGCGCAAAAAATATAATCGTAATCTAGGCCGACACTTGAAATTGTAATCTACACCGACATTTTTTAATCAAATTTAATTGAAAAAAATACAATCGTAATCTAGTATTAAATTTTCACACGACAACACAACCACTGGTGGCTCCACAAAATTGTATAATACGATCAGAAGTGATGATTAAATTAAATGATAAAATTTTACAACTTAAAGACGTTGACATTAAATTTTAAACTGGTGTTATTATCGAAATATGTTTATTGATTATTAAAATCGTCACAATATAAAGGTTCAACAATATTATTTTATTTTGGATCAGTGAATTTTAACCATAAAATAAGTTATGAAAGTATGGATATTAAAGTGTCAAGATCACTTTCTAAAGCTGGTGGGTAGAGTATGGCATTTAGCTCGTCTATCGTGATATTTTCATTAATAGCTGTTTTGTGTTTGTTTTTATCGTCATCGTGCTGCTGGCAAAAGTGCTTTGGCGGGATGGTGTCGTCAGACTCATCAAAAAGTCGCTTCGCTGGCTTGATCAATAATTGCTGCTTATTCAATGCAGCACAGCGGCGATCTTCCAAATATTGCGCCACTGAAACTGGCCCATTCGGTATTGGTTTTACGGGGACAATGATATTTGTACGTTTTTTCAGCAATAACGGACGCGACTCCTCCACCACTTCTTGTACAACAAGAGCACGTTGCAATTTTGCAATTTCTGGTTTTAACACATCATCATCTGAAGCGTTTTGCAATTCATTGAAAGCTTGATTGAATTCGTTGTTTGACATTTTGTGTTGGTTTGTAATAAAGTACTGAATATTTTGAACGAAAAATGCTTCTTTTATATATCCAGCACATCGCTATCAAGTCTGCACACGACACCTCCAAACACTAAATGCACACGGCACCACAGTGTTATCCAGGCTTTAAATTTTGCACACGGCACACTGAATAAAATGAATATATAAAGGTTCCATATTATTTTTATTTTGGATCAGTAAAGTTTTAACCACCACCATGGCGCAACAGAAATTTACAGAAGCGAGTGCAGCATTACTTGCAGGGTTTGAAGCAGCAAACAAAGAGTGTTTTTTTTATAAGCATGCGTATTATGAGAGTGAATTAGAAAATCAACAGCTAAAGGAAGAACTGAGGCTATTGCAAAAAAAAAATAAACAAGTAAAATATCGACAGAGACAATTGGAATGTCAACAACGACGGATAAAGGAGGAACTGATGCTATTGCAGCAAAAAAATGAACAATTGGAAAATGAGAATGCCAAACTTCAGGCATTGTCTCACGCCAATCAATATAAATTTGAAGAAATTACTATTGACGAATATGAACTCTTGTGTCTCCAATTTGATCAATACCAAAAAAAGCAAGAAGAAGATGATATTGAATTTCAAGAAGAAACTGAAATCGAAGAAGATGATATTGGAATGCAGGAAAACGAAGTTTTGTGTTATGAACAACAACAAGTTTAAGACGGCGGTACTTTTTTCTGGCGGCGGCACACAATTAAATTATTTTTATTTTTACAATTTTAATTTGTAAAAAATATTTTATTTTCTTTTTTTAAACATATATAAAACATTAAAATTTGAAATTTCGACTTTCGTATGATTGTATGTATTTTTCAAATTTCGACTCCAATAAAATTTTATAAATTTTTTTATTAAAGTAAACAAAAAAATTATTTTGTTTTAATTTCGGCAATTGTGTTTGAAGTAGGGACCATTTCATTTTATTTTTGAAATTATACGTTTCTTTAATTTGACATCGCAAATTTAATATTTCGTAAATTTGCTCGAATGATTCTTGTTTGAAAAATTGGCACAGTCTTAAAAAATGACCATAAAACATGTTTAAATGCACCCACAATTCAAAAGAATTATCCTACAAAAAATAACAAAATTAAAATTTATTTAAAAAAATTATATATACTTACCGGAAATTTGTCCGGAAGATTCATAATTGATTTCGAATGAAATAACATGTACTGCGAAATTGATAAATCAGGTGCTGCTGTCATGTGGGTGTATTTCAAATACAACAACGTAATTTTTAACGCATTTAAACTTTCGGTTGTGTTTTCAAATGAATGATTTTGTTTTTGAATTGATCCAGGTCGTACACATGGATATTTCCAATTTTTAGGTTCTGTTGTGATACTTTTAAAAAAAAATAAAAACACAATAATTGCTCGGGCGATCATTTTGAGCGTACTGATACGATAAATTAATTAATTTTGGTGTTTTATTTGAGAATTGTAATCTAATCGAAGAATGATTCAGCTGGGTGACTTGCCAACGGAAATGTTGGAACACGTCTTTGGGTTTTTGTGTGGCAACGACTTATTGCATGCATCAGAAACGTGTAGTCGATTTCATAAAATAATTTCTAAATCTCCCCAATTTGTTGATAAGATAAATTTTAGTATACCATTTCCGTGTTCAACAGTTGATAAAAATATAATTTTAAAAAGCACGCGAAATTATACAAACGTAACTTTGGTTAGAATTAAAAAAAAAAAATTCTGTGACGATGAAATTTTATCAAAATTTGGAACAACGGTAACTTCATTGACGCTCGATTGGCGTGCTGTGACCCCACGACGAAATACAATTAACATTTGGGTTCGGCGACAAATCACCAACAAATTTGCTGAAATTTCAAACGAACAAATTTTGGACGAGATGCAAGTATCGAATTGCAATGAATTGAAATTGGTTCTTTCGTATTTTCCATTTGTCAAAACCATGCATTTGATATCAGTGCACTTGGATCTAATCTGGTTTTAAGTTAAGATATGGTATCTTCTTTTTTAATATAAAAACCTTTCACATTTCGGAAAATTACAACACAAAATGATTTCAGTTGATGAATTGAGGAAGAAATATCCATTGCGAAAAACCACTGGTGCAATGATGTTCGCAAGTACTGTTCGCGGTCGCATATTGGAAGAAAATCCACGCATGACTCTTATGGAACTGGCGGCTGTGTTCAATGAAGCATGGGAAAATGTGGAGAATAAAGAAGAATGGAACAAAAAGGCTGAAATTTTTAATTTGCAACGCGAACAAAAATTATAAATAAAATATTTTAAATTGCTAATTCCATTTTTATTTTTGGGTGTGGGGCATATCCTAAAAGTTCAAAATCTTCAAATTTAAAATCATTAATATTTGTGATTTTAGGGTTTATTTTTAACGTTGGAAATGGTTTAGGTGTCCGTGCTAATTGAATTTTTAATGGTTTTATGTGATCCAAGTAGACATGTGTATCGCCCAAGACATGGACAAACTCACCAGGTCGTAAATTTGTGATGTGTGCAATCATCAAAGTTAATAAAGAATATGACGCAATGTTAAATGGAACACCCAGGCCCATGTCAGCAGACCGTTGATAGAGTTGACTACTTAATTCGCCATTTGATACGTAGAATTGTATGAAACAATGACATGGTGGTAATGCCATTTGTGATATTTGCTCGGGGTTCCATGCAGTCATGATAATACGACGGTCATGTGGATTTGTTTTTATTTTATTTATAACCTCGGCCAACTGATCAATACCCTGGTTTGTGTAATCGTCGTCACATGTTTTATAATCGGCACCGTAATGGCGCCACTGAAATCCATAAACTGGTCCCAAATCGCCAACTTTACGATCGGTAAATCCGGATGCATCTAAAAATTGACGTGAGCTGTTTCCATTCCAAAAATTGATTTTTTTTTCATTTAGTTTCGATGAGTTGGTCGAACCACTGATAAACCACAACAATTCTTCAACGACACCACGCCAAAATACACACTTTGTGGTGAGTAATGGGAATTGATTTCGTAAATTGAATCGCATCGAACTACCAAAAATACTAATGGTACCAACATTTGTACGATCCAAGCGAGTGGTTCCATTTTTTAGAATTTCAGCAATAAGTTTTAAATATTGGTATTCGTCATGTTCATTTAAAATCGACATTTTTGTATATTTTGTACATTTCGGTGCTTTTTATTAATAAAAAAATAATGTTTTTTAAATAAATAATATTTATATTTTTGTGTATATAAGTTGAGATTCGTGGTCAGTCAAATCAGTCTCATTTGGAAATTTCCATTATATCTTCTCGAATTCCTTGGTTGCCGATGTCCTGGTTTCCCATGTATTTGGGTTTGGTTTTATCAAATCGTAATTGATATGGATGTTACCAGCTAAAGAGATCAGACTCCGTTCACTGAAGTGCAGTGGCCGCTGCACATACATGGAAAGGGGTCACAATATGATTTTACTGCAAGCGATTTGCTGAAGCCAAAAACTGTCCAACACTCAAGCGTGAATGTAAATCATATGATAAATTTATCGGTTCAAACGAGCAACCCGGAACTGGCAATACATTTGTTGCTTGCAGACCATCCATTTTAATTCAAAATTAATAAATTCTCTAAATAGAGAATTTCCTTGACGTTGTATTGGGAGTTCATATGTTGAGCGATCTTCTTCGATTATCTTGTCAACATTTTTTGTATATTTTTTTAACTTTGTTTTTCTTTCATGATGACCATTTTCATGTTGATATTGTCTATTTGAAATCTTTATATTTTCACCATCCTTTGACGTAGAAGCAATAAACAATCTCAATGTTACTGACAAATTTTTGAGTTTTATTTTTTGTTTATATATGAAAAAAATATAGAAATTTTTTAAATAATTAAAAAAAATTTCGTTTCCATCGTTTTGTCCAATTTCAGGGCCGAAAAAAATAATGTCGCCATTTTATTTATTTGGTGAATTCAATTAAGCGATTGTTTTCAAATTTATATTGAAATTGTTCCCTCTGAAATGCCTTTGATGTCACAAGTTCAAATTTTGCAGGGTCAATTCGCACAATCGTCTCGAATGGAAAAATGCACTTTTCAAAATCAGTTTCCGTAATTATTCCACTTTGTGGTGTGTATTCTGTGCTTTCGAAAATTAATTTTCCATTCGACAATTCCGCAATAATTCGATTTGTATATTTTGCACGAATATCAGCGGTATGTAACGGCGAATACAATGTTGTCAGTGATTTCAAAAATTCAGATTTATGTGCATCAGCAGCATCACAAATGTTGGCTTCGATGTCATATCCAAACCAAATAATCGCTGCGACTTTGGACAGCAGCACAATTTTTTCATAATTTGTTTTTGCAATTGTTACAGACGACGGTAAAAACATTTTTTATGTGTCATTCAGATATTCGGTGCTTTTTATTCGCAAATTTAATTTAATAAAAATTTTATATATATATTTTTTTTTTAAATTATAAAATTTGTGTATATAACAGTACGAGCCATTTGTTCTTCAATGTAAATCTGAAATAAACGTTATTACAAAAAAAAATGGATATCAGATGTGATCGTGAAATTGAACATCCCGAGAAAACGACGCTACAGGATGACAGACACATAGCATCACCATATTGTACATTTGAAACGAAAAAGAATTTTGGGCTTTATATTATACGAACGGATAAAAGTCCTGAATTGATCCGTGAACTGCCTGATGATACTACGTTGTTTATTAAAGTCGGGTATGGGTTGGAGATATCATTAGATAAAAACATGGAATCATTATACCGTAAAAATAGTTATTGGGTTCAAAACGCCAAACAAATTCAAAGTTTTGATGAGAAAAGGGGTATAATTGCAATAATGGCAAAAGACGCGACTCCAGAATTTGAATCCGACAATTTTGAGTGCATGGCTTCGTATTATTCGGGAATTTTAAATGATAACCGTATGTTTAAATATGAAAAACTTGATACAGTCGGCGGCTCACATTTTGGTAGAGATGGATCATTGGATGTATATTATGTAACTCTTGATAATGTATCTGATGGTAATACATATTTAATGCGTGTCAATAATAATTTGATTGTTTATACTGACGATACATACAGAAGCAATTGTTTTTTTGATTCTGACTGGTCAGAAAATTTAAACATAAATCAATACGGAGAATATGTAAAAATGTTCAATGATGATGATATTTTGAACCGAATTAGAAATTCACGTGTTCCAGGTGATAACTACGATGAAAGTTGGATTGCAATCAGAAATATAATGTATGCATACCTCATGGAAGAAATGGCGATTAACGTAGAAAATAATTTATTTGAGAGCGTCGATGAAGAGCTGATTGGTAATTATATCGAACAAATACCAGAACTCAATGAACTTAAACAATATTACAACATGTACAAAAAATATCAAGATCAATATTTTTATAAGGCATGTTTGTGTTTACATGGAGGAGAATTTGCCTACCCAAATTTGACTCCAGCAGATGTAATAACGACAAACGATATTATCAATGGAACCATAAAAAATAAAGACTATGTGTACATGCAGCCGGTTGTCGAGTGGGATTCAAAAAAAGAACTAAAAACTGCTTCATTTTTGATTGATGATTTGTTTCCATTCACAAAGATTTTAAAATTGAAAACAATTGACGATTTAAAAGAGATTTCAAGATTACAGATTCAATTTCCTCGATTGAATATGTTAATTGTTGATTGTTATCCGAATACGCCTTCGTGTGATAATTTGGTACTTGCTGAATATGTGATGAATTTACCAATAACAAGACTTCAAATTAAATCGGGTGCTCAAATGTTTATCGATGACTACAATATGTTTATTGAATTGAAAAATGGATCATATACAAAGGAATTGGTGCAAACAACAAAAAATAATTTCATTTTATATAAAATTTAAAAAACACGCATGATGTTCTTTTGTTTTTGTACAAAAGAATCCAAAATGGCAATGAATTGCACTACTTCAATTTTTCGAGTGCAAATTGTGTTGAATAAAGGTTGGTTTGGCATTCGGCATTTGATCGATCGAAAAATATTTATTTTTTCATCACTGGTTGCTTCGTAAATTAAAGTTCCTTTCCTTTTTTGTTTTAGATTTGAGGAAGTGGTTCGAATCGCATGATAGTAATTATCATTTTCAATTTTGGTGTGATAAACCAAAAGACGATGCGACATCATGTTTTGAACTTGTTTTTGCTTTGAACTTGTTTTTGCTAGTTCGTGAATCCTGGCGTCATTAATTCGATTTAGTTCTCGAGAATATACTGCTTGCATTTCAGTCATATCGTTGTTAAATGATTCTTGCATTGCATTTTGCTGACCTTGTCCTCGAATAATTTCGTTTTTCAAAAGAACAAGTTCGCTGCAATAAAATTCTTCAATTGCAATTGTTCTTTTTGTTGCTTCCTCGTTAATTTTTTTTAACGACTCGATTTTGTTTTGCAAAAGAATGCAAGATTGTTGTGCATTATACAAATCGATGCGTGTTTTTGACAATACATTGTTGTTGTATGTCGCAGTTGCACATAGTTTTTGACGGAGCAATGGTAAGACGTGATTTTTCATCCAATCCCGCAATGCACAAAATCCTTTGATTTTCGATTGCGCTATTAATTCAAATAGTCCTGCTTTGTTTATAAATTTTGTGTTGGGATGTATTGCAGGGATGTTTTCACAATATGTTTGATTGCCAATGCTCACGTGCTTTTCAATAGCGATGTTTGGATTGAAAAATCCAAAAATACTAGCTATTGTATTGGCATTGACCCATAACTTTCCATGCTGTATTATTGAAATGAGTTCAACAAAAATGTCAACATCTTCATTTTTGAACGCAAAATTTATTGTTCGTGTAGTTGCTGTCATTTTGATATTTGAAAAATAACTGACATTTCAAACGCGGACATCAAGTATTTATATGTTCGATAAATCGAATGTTTACGACGATGTTATCATATTTTTAAACCACAGCCTATTATCTAATCGCACGAAGATTGTTATCAGTATCGAATGAATAATAAATAAGTTTCGCTATAAATACCAAATATTTCCAAAAATGTACATGTACGTATTAAAAAAATAATGTTTTTTTTTAATAAATCCACCACATTTTGTTTCTGCAGGAATGTAATGAAATGCCACCATTGCTTAAATATACTTTGGCTCGATGATTGAGTGTGGTGACGACAGTATTAAAACCAAAAACAATGCACAAATTATCAACACAAAGATTGCGATATAACACGATAACTTTATCTTATCGTCCATTTTTTATGATGATGATGTCTGATTTTACAATCGGTTTTCTTTTGGTATAAATACACAAAATATTTGAAATAAAAAAAACATTATTAATATTTTGTTGCACAATGTTACAACAAAAAAAAGATAAATATTCAATGAGTATTGCTGAATTCATTGATCCGTTAAATGAATTCGAATATCATATTCCACACGGACGTTATAATGTGGCTGCACAATTATGTATTAAAGGTGATCACGTTGGGAAGTTGATGGATGACGAATACAAGTAAAAAAATATTATTGCTGTGTGTTGTTGTAATTATAATTGATGACATTTATTTATAGGACATCACTGGAAAATGATGGAGTATATTTTGATATTGATATTCAAGCCATGACAACTTTAGGTGATTCTCCCAATTGGCCATTGGAATATACAGAACGTCATTATACATTGGCAGCATTTGGGTTTTCGGAGTTTCAAAATGAAACTGGAGAACTATATGGTGGATTTACGTATTTTTATACGGAGAAGACTGTTTTTCTGCACAAATTGTTTAACCCAATTTGTAAATGGGATGATTTTTTAAACACGAATCGTCAGCGTCCCGAATATTTGTATACGAATGGGTTTCGCGGAATGATACCAGCTTATTATCGATTGACGCAACCACCATTTAACGTTAAATTGTGGTTCAACTCAATTTTTAGATCGGGATTTGAAATTTATTATGAATCTACAGAGGGATGCCAAATTTCAGATTACGCTGGATTACATAATTATATAATTTATTGTTTGTGGGAACAACCTGTATCAGTGTTAATGTTGTTTCAAAATGTATATGAATTTCAACGAATTGTTGATATACAATAAAATAAAACTTAAAAGAATTGAAGAAAAAAATGAAAAATAATCCAAAAATTCACGTGATTAACACAGATGAATATCGTAGTACCATGCTGTGTAGTAGTTGTTACACTAAACTGGATATCTCGAAATCTCCACATCGGGTTGCATCGTGCCCACATTGCAAAAAGGTCTGGAACCGTGATATCAATGCTGCAGTCAACATTTTAAATAATGGGTTTAATTTATTTTTCAATATTGAACCAATAATACAATTTTCTCGCGGTTTTATTTTGTAATTATTTTTAATGATATCAAAAGTTAAATTTGCGAATAAAAAGCCACCGAATAGGTGGGAATCGGGATGCAGCAGTCAACATTTTGAACAATGGATATAATTTATTATTCAAAATTGAACCAATAATACAATTTTCTCGCGGTTTTATTTTGTAATTATTTTTAATATTTACACAAGTTAAATTTGCGACTAAAAAGCACCGAATAGGTGTTTCCGCCGTAAATGATAACACACGAATGTCGTCAGTATTTTTTAACGACCATTGACGTCAATCGAATGTTTTATCTTTTGACGCCGATAGATATCATCCTATAGATATCATCCATCGCAAGGTATAAAAACACCAAACATTTTAATTTAGACATCAGTTTCATGTACAAGATGTCTCAACCGAGGAGCAGAGGAAATAAGACGTTTGTCAAGCAGAAATTAGTCAGAAGTAAGAATCCAGTTGTTCTTACGTATACGTCGTATGTGTTGGGGACAATTCAAAAATGCAAAATAACAGCAACAAAGGAAAAGCAGGAATGCAGCGTTTGCTTAGACGATTTTAAAGTCGATGAAATCGCACACAAACTTCAATGTTCACATTTGTTTCATGAATTTTGCATTGACCGATGGCTTTTGCGATCCGAAACATGCCCAATGTGTCGAAATGATGTGTAAAAGTTAATAATCAATAAAAATGTAATGTAATTGTTTTCAACGTCAATGGCAACATTGAATTTGTTGAAAATGTATTTATTGACATAGTCAAAAGCCCAGCATTTGTGATTGCAATAATTATTGAACCTGCATTACCATTAAAAAGCAGCATTGGAATTGCAAATCGTGTTCCAGTATTAAATCTGTCACCGTTTAAATTGCGAATTTGTTGCACTGGGTAATACATATCAGAATTTTCAAGTGGTGTTACAAATTCAAAATCTATACTTTTTGGAATTTCGTCCCAATCTTTTATTTGGTAATTAATATCAAAAATTGTGAATGCAATGTCTACTTCGTAGATTTTTTTACGATATCGAGTTATCCAATTACCCCATCTTTCAAAAAATATCCGTTCATGCGTTTCAGAATCGTTCGATGGAAGTGTTAAAGTTTGAATGATATATTGACCAAATGCACGGACATTCATGAATGCTGCAGATTCAATTTGTGTTGTTGGTTTGTTTATTGTTAATGCATCGATTGAATAAAATCCATTATATATTGCATCATTACAATCGGTTAAAACTGATGATATTTTATCTAGTCGGTCTGGTAAAACTGCCGTAGGACCCGTAGGACCCGTAGGACCATCAAATCCAGTATATCCTCGAGCACCCTGCAATCCAGTTTGTCCCTGCAGACCAATTGGACCCTGTTCACCTTGAGGTCCCGCTGGACCTTGTAATCCAGTTACACCTTGTATACCTTGAGGTCCGGTGGGACCATCTAAACCTTGTTCGCCCTTGGGTCCTATTGGACCAATTTCACCTTGAAGTCCCGTGGGGCCTGTTTCACCTTTTGGTCCACTTGATCCCCGAACTAGAAATATTGACCAATATTCGTCATTTAAAGGGTTATTTTCAATAGAAGAACTGACAATTTCTTGTTTGCTTATATACAATATTTCTTGAAATGAAACAAGATCACCTTCTATATATGATTCTCCAATATCCCATGCTCCCCGATATGTAATTCCTCCAACTGCATTTTCTCCTGGTATTCCCATTGGACCATCCAATCCAGTCTGACCCACGGGCCCTTCGATGCCTTGCAAACCTTGAGGCCCTTCTGGGCCTTTTAAACCAATTAAACCTTGTTCACCCCTAGGGCCTTCGGGACCTTGTTGACCAGTTATTCCAATAGAACCCTGTAATCCAGTTGGACCTATTGGGCCTTGTAATCCAGTTGGACCTTCTGGACCCATTACACCTTGATCACCTTGTGGTCCTCTAGGACCTTGTTCCCCTTCGGGACCTATTGATCCCTGTAGACTTAATAATGCCCAATATTCTTGATTTAATGGACTATTTTCATCCGATAATTCACTAATATCTTGTTTGCATATATGCAAAATATCTTGAAAAGAAACAAAGTCTCCTTTGACATATAATATATCATTTACCCATTCCCCTCGATACACAATTCCTGGCACTGCATTTTCTCCAGGATATCCTCGTGGACCTTGAATACCTTGTATTCCAGGATATCCCTGTGGGCCCTTAATTCCACGCCCAATCTCTTCTAAACTGCATGCTTGAATACCCTCGGGACAAATTACATTTTCAATTTCATTTAATCGAGAATCAAGTGATTTATCATTTTCATATGGCCGTCCAATTTTTTCTTTAATATTCACTTGATTTATCTGCAAAAATGCACCATGTATAACGAGCAGCAATACTACGAAAATAAACACAAAGATAATCATTTTGATAAACTAATATATATGTTATCGGGCACAAAATAAAACCGCGAGAAAATTGTAACATTTGACGAATAAATTAAATACATCATTCTACTGATAACGCGTTTCAACGTCGCCAAGGTTAAAATAATTTAAAAAATTTTATCAACTGCCGTTTAAAAATAAATATATTCCGATTTTATTCTAATTTGTTTCATTCGAGAGAGCCTCTGAGGGGATAACATAAAATAATAATAATAATATAATAATAATAATAATATAATAATATATATAATATATATATATATATTTTATTTTTTCATATTCTTTTTTCTTATCACCATTTTTGTCGACTTCACTTTTCGTTATCTCGTTTTTTCGACTCGACCTTTTTCGCTCAACGAAAAGTAATGCGATATTGAAAATTTATTTTCTGCAATGCAATCTCGAAGATTTTCAGCATCACATTTTCCAAAATCTGAGTATGCAAAGTTGTATCCCCCGAGAGGCTCTATCGATTGATGTAAAATTTGAATAGGACTTTTTTCGATGACTCATCGTTGCTTATCGTGACGACGTATATTTGATGATTCATCATGAGATGACGTGTCGTCACAAGACATTTCTTTGATAAATGAAATTTCATAATTGGCGACATCTACTAAATTAATTTAATAAACCACTAACGAGTTAAAATTAAATAAATAAATACAACAACATTGTTCCTCTTCAATGTCACAAATAATACTAACCTCGTTATCGTTCGTGGCTTTTAAACACGATACTAAATTTACGTCATTTTACTGATAACACATTTCAAATAAATTGATTCATCATATCCGCTCGAATATTCGACTGATAACTCGAACATTCGAATGATAACATGTTCAAACGTGAACGTATCAACGCTGAAATAATTCAAAAAATAAAGCCAACTGTCGTTTAAAATAAATATATTCTGATTTTATTCTAATTTGTTTCATTCGAGAGAGCCTCTCGGGGGATAACATAAAATAATATTAATAATATATATATATATATTTTATTTTTTCATATTCTTTTTTCTTATCACCATTTTTGTCGACTTCACTTTTCGTTATATTTAAATTTTTCGAAATCACCAAATTATAAAAATCATTGTGATAAATTACGCAATTATGTAGTCAACATCATCTTCGTCTAGTGCATAATTGGCGAGTTCGATGCCAACTGCAATTGCATTTGCAATTTCATCCTCACTATCACTTTCGTAGTCATTATCAATTTCAGCGTCATCTACTTGGCCGCGACCTTGCTTCAATTTGAAATGTATCATCACAGCGTAACACATATTTTGAACGCATAGCATCACCAAATCATTGTCCCACTGCATACCATGGTGCTTCACATAAAATTCCAATTTCGCAATATTTTGATTTACGATTGCAGATTTGAATTCGGCTAATAATTCAACTTTGCTTGGTATAGATGGCATTTTGCGACTACTTGTTGATTTTAGCAGTAAATAATCGTTTGCTTTTATACTTTGTGGTTTGCGCTTGTTGTGTTGTTATCATGATAGCAAAAGCGGTATATAAAAGAATAACTCAGTATACATTAAGTCATTATTTCTTTCGACGAGTCCGTGATGGAATCATCATCAGAAAATAAAATAATAAAGAACATTGAAACTAACTGGTTGCCAAGCGGAGGATTGCAAAAATTTCAAAATCTGGTGGAATTAAACATTACACACGATCAAACATTAAATGAGCTCCCTGCAAATTTATTTGATGGGTTGTCATTTTTAAAATCTATAAAAATTGTCAGTTGTAATATCATCAAAATTGGATATGGATGCTTTCACAAGCTGAGATCACAATTAGAAATATGTGATTTGACAAATAATTCAATGATTGATTATGCGTTCTACAAACACCACGACGACATTGGAACATTTTCTGAATTAATATATCACACCGATTTAATTTCCATCGACAAGCCGATTTCAAATTCAATAACGCAACAACTATACACTGGCCTCTGGAACACTGATCATCATAATGGCGATTTTAACATTTTTATCAACAACAAGCACTACAAAGTTCACAAAGTAATATTGCAAAAAGACAGTATAATTTTTAGGGAAATGTTCAAACGCTTTCCCGATTTGACAAATGGAAGATTTGAAAATGTTTCCCTCACAACCGTCGCAGCATTCCTAAAGTATTTGTATATTCCATCACCACCAATCGAATTTACACATTTCGATGATGTCTTTGAACTTTATTTGGTTGCTTCCAAATATAACATTTCAGGCCTTGAAAATTACACACTAATCCAGTTGGCTTCAATTTTATCGGTCGAAAATGTGTCGCAGTTTATATCGAAATTGAATTTGATCAAATCTGATTTATTGATTAAATTCATTAACAAAGTGGCAAATCGCAAATTTAAAAAACCAACCAATATCGTGTATCCATATCAACAACAACAACACAACCGACAATTACGGAGACATGTAAAATTTTTCAATTCAAATACGATTGTGCTATAAATAATTTTTTATATTATTCATAAATAAACACCACGAAATTTATTTCTCATTTTTTGTGTACATTTTTTTGAATTCACTGACCCGAGAAAATTATTGAAGAATCATTATTTAACTGCTACAACAGCAAAACGTGTTGCATTATTCGAAAATATTCTTTATTTTGTTTTCTTTGGTATTTGAATTTCTTGCACAATGGTACATTACATGTCTTATATTCACATTCCTTTGAATGTAGATTCAATAATGCGTAAAATTGTCTGCAAATTGTACACTTTAATCCACGTCTTCTGCATTGTGTTGCATGTAGATGCACCAATTTTATTTTTTGACATGCCAGAATGTCACAATTTGTATTTTTACAGCCAAAACGATGGTTTAAATGTGCAAGACATTTGTAAATCATCTGCATTCGCTCTGGATCTCTGGGAGTAGCCACGACCATTGTGTATTTGATAAACTTCACCTTTTTGTCGTTGATATTTATATTTCAGAATTTCACCACACTTTGCAACCTTTTTTTTTAATTAGTGATGTCATCGTTGTATAATCGCTCAACGACGCTGATAAACTCATTTTAAAAAAGTATAAAAATGTCTAGCATTTAATAAAATTTATCATTCAAACTTGACTTTTCGACAAAACAATAATGGATTCAACTTTCTTGCCCGAACTCCAAAGCAAACAACCAATCAAAAATGAAACAAATAATTCATTTTGGTATGCCAAGGCAGTTGGCCTTGCATACTTCTTGCATAAAACTGGACAATCTATGCTTTTTACAAACGAATTGTTGAAAATTGAAGACGCAGCTGACGCCAAAGCTTTAATTGAAGAATATGATGTCAAAATTGTTACAGTCAATGATTCATGTAAAAAAAACACTGAATATATAATTGTTGACGGCAAAAACATCCAAGTTTTAAATGCTGAACAACTTGTTGCATTTGAAGTGGGAATGAATGGTTATCGAGCAGTATCGCCGCCTAATATTTTGAATAAGTCGATTTTTGAGTGTGTCACCAATGTAGTTGGCAAAATTAATGAAAGTACCGGAGGGTTATATCGCAAACACCGTGACGCACCATATATTGAATGTATTAAAATGTACAAATTTTAAATATTTGCATTTCACATATTCGGTAAAAACACAATTTGTAATGGTGATTAAAATAAATTTTGATATACAAATATTTAATTTATTGTGAATCAATACTGATTATTTTTATATTTTCAGAACTTTTATTTTTTGTGTACATTTTTTAAATTTAGTGACTATCTTAATTCATTAAATCTGATACAATTTTGTGTGATTTAACCCACTTTTCAACTTAAACTATCCGCCTTTTTTAAAAAACTTTGACCAATACTCATGGAATCAAGGAAATAAAGGAACATTGATCACTAGTTCATAGGGAGAAGATATAATATATAATATATATATATATATATATATATATAGCAAAAATAAAAGTAAAATTGACACTTTTATGCAATTTGCCTTGTCGATTTTCACAAAAGGTTGCATTTGCGTTGTAAAATCGACAAAATATAAAATTGGTACAATATCAAAGTTACGTCAACCAATTTTAAAATAGCCCCATACAATGTGACGTGTGTTACATGTATAAAAAAGGTGGGGCGACATCATTTATGAAATCACCCCACCTGCAAAATTTTTCAAAAGTTTCAACACGTTTTTCGGGTCGATAATCCCTCCCCCCCATTTTTTCGTTCAATTATCGAATTTTGTTATCTGAATTTCATTATTTGATAAAATTAACACCCGATATCTTAAAAAAGTCTAATTTTAACGTAAAAAATATCAATTTTTCAAAAATGAGGTCACCCCTTCTGAGAATTGACGAGTCGTTGATAACACAAAAAAAAAGTCGGCAAATTTATTGTGGAATTAAAAATTAATTAGGGTTTTGTGATAAGATATCAAATTTCATGTGAAACTGTTGGTGTATAAAAGCTTGGCGGTTTGACACTCAATTACCAGTCTTTTTCAACATGTCGTCTATTACAAATTTAGCTGACATTCACCTTGGAGTCCTTTGGGACATTTGTGAGAGTTTTTTTGTTGACCCCAAGGATGCACTATCATTTATTGTGGCGCTGGGAGGCGATGTGAATAGGGGGTATGCGTTGCTAGACGTGATGAAAGTTGCATTTAAATATGGCGCTTTTTATTATATCGAGCCCGAGTTTGAGAACATCAAAGAAACTCTTGACGATTCTGCCAAAATTGAACTCATTGGAATCGCAGCAGAAAATGGACATTTAGATTGTTTGCAATTTTTGGACAACCAACTATGGCCGCGTCGATTATTTGCCGATGCACCTCGTAAAGCTGCATTTGGTGGACACAAAAATGAATTGGAATATTTATTACAAAACAAGAAATATCCAATGCAACCATCATTAATCACTGCAGCTACGCAAAATGGACATATAGATTGTGTAAAATTTTTGCGTAGTATCGGATGCCCATGGAACAAAGGTGCACGCTTTTGTGCGATTCAATATAGCCAACCAACATGTTACATATTTTTGGCCAATAACGATTGTCCTCCATTCGAAAATGAAGCAGACTTGGCATTTAAATATTGTAACGCTGAAATCGCACTGTATATTGATGAGCAGCAAGGTCCGTTCGTTTTTAATTTCGACCGTTCGGTGTTCGCAGCTCAATATGGCAACGCTGACTACTTTAAATTTTTAACGACGAGACAAAAAGACCTGCATTACATTGCGAAATCAACTGCGATTGAGCACAAAAACTTCGCATGCTTGGAATTTCTAAAATCTCAAGATTGGGAATTTTGTGAATATGATTTAATGCACGCCTTTAAACATGGACGTTTAGAGTGTGCTAAATATTTCGTTGAATGCGGGGCACCATTAGAACAGTGGCACGCACATATCGCAGCAAGCTATGGACATCTCGAATGTTTAGAATATTTATATTTGCATGGTCACACAGTGCCTTTAATTGAAGAGTACTATGATACATTTAGGCTAACAGCAGAACGTGGACACGTTGCATGTATTAAATATTTACTCGCGAAAGAAAACTTTTCCACTCAATCATTGAGTCAGGCAATTGCTGTACATGGAAACTTGGAGGATTTAAAATATGTGTGTGGAATAATTGGAGCACCAATTGATGAAAGCACCGTTTTAAACGCAGCTAAAAATGGTCATCTCGATTGCTTACAATATTTGATTGGTGAATTGAATTGTCCCCGAGATTCCGACGCAACATACGCAGCCAGTGAAAATGGGCACTTTGAGTGTGCAAAATATTTGGTTGATCGTGGTGTTGGTGAATTTCAGCAATATCATTTGACGTTTGCAATCCAAAAATGTAATTTGGAATTTATAAAATATTTACATATTGAATGTAGAATTGGATGGCCAGATTATGCATTATCTGCGGCGATTCGTTTTTATAATTATAATTGTTTCACATTCCTGATTGAAAATGGATGCAACTTTGATGGGGGTTCAATGCATTTTGCAGCCACTACTAACAACTTGTATGTTTTAAAATATCTACATACAAACGGATGCCCTTATGCTCAATCGACAATTAAATCAGCCATTTGTTCACGTGAAAGCTACCATTGTCTTAATTTTCTAATCAACACTGGGGCTCCAATATCAAGGTATTCTATATCAAGGGCTATTGGAAGTAATAGCATTGAATGTTTGGAAATTTTACTTCGCAATGGTTGCATCATAACTAGATTTGATTTGTGGTTAGATTTTGAACACAAATCTGCACTTTTTGAATATATATGTCAACATGCATGTCCTATTCCTGAAAATGCATTAGGAATCGCAGCTCAACATGGATATTTAGAGTGTCTCAATTATTTACTTGAACACAATTGTCCAACATCTGAGTTTGATGATTTAATATGGACGGCTGCGATACGTGGACACCTCGATTGTATCAAAGCTTTACACGCATATGGATTTAAAATTACGGACGATGCAATTGAATTTGCACGTAAAAAAGGTCATATTGAATGTCTAGACTGGATGACATCTCAAAGGACATGCTCTGTTGTCGTTTAGCAATGTATCGATAAAAACATATTAGCAGTATTAGCAGTATTATTGGGTTTCATTGATTTATTTACAATATTATATATAAATGAATAAAAAGCACTGAATTTGCAAAATAATTTATGAATTTTGTTGATTTCCATCAAATTGGCCACACTTGGTACAAAACATATTAAATGCATCGTGTATATATCTTTTATGCATTTTTCTACAAAAATAACAACACAATTCCACTATCTCTTTTGTGCATCGTCTACATATTTTCTTTTTCCCATTGTTTGAACAATTTTCACATATTATTGCGCCATTTTTTTTTTCCTTTTTACATATAACACAGCATTTTGGAATAGAGCGCAATTTACATCTACAAAACTAAAAATATGTAATTAAATTTAATGTTGATAAATTTAATTTAATTAAATAATAAATACTTCAATTTTTGGACGTTTAAAAAATGTATCACATATTCCGCAATATCTTTGATTAGCTTTATGGTTGCACTCCTCCATCGTGATGATGATGTCTTCTATAATTGAAAGCCAAAAATCAAAAAAACAACTTAAATATCGATTCCTTATCTTTAAATTTATACTAACATTTATTTGCAGGTGTTCATTAATCACCGGATATCTATTATGTGACACACCAATGTGACTACATTTTGGTATATCATTTAAAATATCATTATAAAATGCCAATGGAATACACTCAAATAATGGTTCCCATGAATTTTCAGCCGCCGAATACCCCTTCCAATTTACAAAAACCGAGTCTGTGACATCACAATAACACAAAAATTTATTTACTTCGTATAACCTCGACATCTGGAATAAATGTGATAAAAAATCAAACACCCTTACCTTTTTATATCATTATTGAAAAATGGCATCAATCACAATTTTAAACGACATGGACACGGTCGCACATATTCAACTTAAAATTAACGAAACATGTGAAAAGTTATTAAAGTGGGGTGCTAAAAGTTCTAAAACTCGTAAACGTACAATTGTCAAGATTCAAGGCACAACTCTATTTGATCGTCGCCACATTACTCGCATTCTCTCAAACATACCCATCGAAAAAGAATGTATTCTTTTATTTCGATTTAAAATTCCCAAAATACACTGCAAACTTCAAAAACACGCACCAAAAAATACATTCATTATTCAATGGACAATTGGCAAGTGTAATTTTCTTAATGAGGAGCATACCGACGACGACATATACGATGAGCAAATTAAATTCTCATTATTTCCGCAACACTCGTTTGACATACTCAGGTATTTGCCATATCAAAAGCCAACAAATTTTGATTTTTTATTACACACACTCGATCATAAATCATATGACATTGATGCAGCAATCGAAGAAATGCTTAAATGTGGAATTGTCACTTTACATACACCAACTACGATTTTTAGTAATATTCCACATCTACCAAAAATACGTCCTACGCCAACACCACCACAACCAAGTTTTGATTGGAAACCACATTTACAATCTGCAATGGCTGATGATTTTTTTGTCGTCGAATATGCACTTCAAATATATCACAACATACCAAAAATCAAATCAGACATCGTTGAATTCATAAACACAGTTGCACCACATCGCAAAATTATCAAACACAACAAAATCACCAAAAAGACAGGGTTATCCATGATTATTATTGTCAATTTATCATTGCGATTCAAAACAATTTCAAAATTGATACGCATTGCTGAAACATGCAGATTTGGTATTATTTTTTTATCACCTTTATTTTATCGTGTTTACGAAATACACATTTCACAAAAAGGCATCATACACGATCAAACAATGCCCATCATTGATTATCTTCATGAAAATATAACTGAAGATGAATACAACATACAATGTTTAGCATTTATTGTAAACATAATGCCAATAGAATATGATAAACATCACATCACTCTAATCCGGCAAAAACGAAATACACGCGGCGTAGCATCGAGGACAAACACATCAACTCTATTGTCACGTTTAGTAGTCTACGCCGAACATGCCCTTTCGTGGACACAACCCCAAATAAATCAACAAATCAATTTGCTACAAACCAGAGGAATTATTAGTGTAATCGGTGAAAATCAATATTATGCAACATACACAATTGCAACATTATACAGACCTTGGGTTGGATTCTTTAAAAATCGCAAACTTTTACATCTTTTATGGAATTGTGGTAAACATTATTATCAACCCACGCCGACATTGGATTTTAATATATATCCAGCTCATAGCATTTTTTCATATGCTTCTACTTCTTCATCATATCGAATCATTTTTTGCATGACAGATAAAAAATGTAAATCTACATACACACAAATTCTATCGAAGTGCTTTGATTTGACACAATTTTTTCAAATTGAAACTTCTCTATCACACGACATACTTTTATCCAAAATTTCAACTACGCACGCAAAACTTGGACCACATGAATTTTATGTTTCAAAATATAAATTACATATTTTTATTAATGTTGACGAATTTCAAATTTCCATATTTAATCTTATACATCAATTACACCACGATCAACGAATGGTATTATATTTTATATCTCGTCAAGCATACACATCCGTCAATTCTTTACGATTACACTTTCCTATCATACCCACGGATAAACTTATTAATTTTGTCGCCAACTTTGATTATTTGGGACTAATTTACATTGACGACGACGCCAAAAACATTATTATATCGGAAAATGTAATGTCTGTTTTAAAAAAATTCAATTTGGGACCACACCTAACAAATCCAAACGAACAACACCCCAAAACTACCCAAAATCCCGTCAACATCGATAAAAAACTAGATGATATATTCACCAAGCTCAACAAACCAAAGATGTCACTTGCCGATGCATGCCAAATGCTGGCATTGACACCACAACAACTTCAATCGACATCAACATACAAAATTATAAACCTAAATAAACCCATATACAATCGTACGATCAACAAATGCATTCCGACACTCGTCGCATATATACTCAAATCAAAGCACCCACAATAAATATGTTTTTAGTAGTACGTACAATCATCATGTTGTCGCAAAACGAGATAATTGATTTATTCGACACAGATAACAATGCAACTGTTTCACTTCTTACAACACACGATTCTACTAAACATTTAATTGCTTCAGCCATTAAATTACAAACAGATGGACCAGATATAGAATATTTATCAGAAATTAAATACAGTGCATTTTCTAATCCACAAATTATTGTAAATTTATCAAACATATATAATAAATTGAAATCATTAAATGATTACACCAAAATTATTCAAATGTTGTCTCCAATTACAAAATTAACATTGGCGGACGCAATAGAAACAGACAATACACTTATTATCGATGACATCATTACATATTTGAGTGTCGTTAATCCTCGGTTCCCCATTCCATTGCCAAAAAATTACAACGACGGCAATAATAACAATATCGAAGCACAACTCGAAAATATACGCATATATCTTCAACTACACAAATATTCGCACGAGTTTGAACATGATTATTTTCAATTACCCACCGAGAATATTGACAACAAATATGGACCACCCGAAATCCGCAATGATCGCTCCGTAATTCTTGGACTCATTTTTAATATACAACCACAATTTGTGTGGAAAAAAAGAACGAATTATAAACATAGTAGTCTACTCGAAGAAGTCATCATGAATTGTCTCATCAAACTTAACTTTGACATATGGTCTTACAATCTAACATCAAATATTTATGTTGTTGATCCCGAAATGCCACCGACTGTCGAAAAACATGTTCGCATTTTTCTCAATTCACTCGCCACAAATGCAACACCCGAACTCGTACAAAACAACATTCAAAGTCTATTTGCATTCATCAAACAAAACCCACTCGATAAAAATGTATATTATAAATTCATCAAACACATCTCACAGCGTTCCATTCAATCAATCGACGTTGGCATTGAAGTATACATTTCCTCAAATATTAATTCTGACATTAATTTATCACCATTACTCATTGTCAACAGTCCCAACGAAATCTGCGACAATTTTAATGGGGAACGCAGTTTAATTACATTTAAAAACATCATCGACTCACTCGCCACACGCGATAAAATTGTATTCACACCGCAGAATGCAGATATATGCACAGATAAAATGAAATTGTTTCTATTCGCATTTCGATATAAAAACGGCAAAATTATACATTTCGATTCCGTCACAAATACAATCGAACTATTAAAAACTAACATTTCCGCCGTCGACGCTGGCGACATGGCACAAACAACCATTAACAAATTTAATCTTTTAAAATCATTCCTCAATCTATCATCACACAACAATTTCTTTCTATTCGAGGCACTCGTTAAAGTAACACCATTCACAACCGACGAATGTGAACAAATTCTAAAATATGCGCTCGATTTCCATTCATTCGTATGCACACTTCTCGCTGCCGCAATTCATTATTATAACATTGGAACCATACATTTCTCAATTGAACTCATGTACAACATGGTCGTCAATCTACCCAAATCCATTCTAACCAAATACAACACAAACAACGAAGACATATGTGCACTCACTTCCACGCCAAATAAAATATCAGATCTCAATCAAATTTTGTACCAAGATTTTGATGTTAATCTTTTCAATAAATTGAAATTTGAAAATTTTAATTCTTTATCCGAATTATTGTTATCTATTAAAAGCATGGCAACCGACCATTATAATCTTAGAGTCATTTGCTCACAATACACCGTTCCTGAACTATATCTCATAAAATTACTTCAAGAAACAAAAAACAAACATGATTCATACACAACCACAATCATTGGACTACTATTATTAAACTGTGACATATCAGAACCCGAACGTTATGTCATCGAACACGTCATACAACAAAATATTGATCAAATCAAATTCTCACCAATTTCTGGTGTCATGTACAACACATCTTTCTTATATCAACAATGCCATTCTCCCATATACAAATCAACAACAGAATTTTATACAACTCTCATTGACAACAATGTCGATATATCATGCGACATACCATTACTACGTGAAAATGTCGGTCGTTTTAAATATGACACACTTTTTACTCATATTTTAAATGCCACAACCGCATAATATTTTGACGAAATTGTAATCCCTTCCGAAATCAATTCGTTGCTGTGTTGTCAGATGCAACTGTTTCGGTCTCATGAGTTCTACGTCATATTTTTTGGTCAATTCGTTGCGCATGTCGTAAAAACACACTGAAAAAGTTTGTGCGTCATCACACCATTTTTTTATTATTTAAACACCTACGCCGAGTGTTCGAGCAAGTCAGTCATTATTTAACAACCATCATGGACTCCTCAGCACATATTAACGTAGACGTACAAGTTGCAATATCTAAACTTGTTATGAAATCAATCGGAGACATTCGAAATTCAATCAATCGCTGCGCTACATTCAAATTTGATATTGACGATTTACCACACGATGTGTTTCTTCATTTTTTGCGACATGCACCAACGCACATTGGATTATTTTCGATCGCAATTCGAAAAATCATAGAAGATACCACACAATCAACATCTACGGCATTCTTTCATAATCGTACATTTGAAATGCCTACAGATTTAAAAATGGACATTTCTCAACGCTGCAGAAGTTTAAGCAATTTTAATGTACTATTCTATTCAACAGCAGCTCTCCTTGAAACACCACATATTGAATTACGATACCCTGCCAAACTTATCGGACAATTTATCAAATTCAATGCTAGCATTTATGCAATTGATAACTCGACGATTATAAATGAAGTTATCACCGTATTCGGATGCGATTACGGACATTTGTACGCGTTTAAAGCAATTTATGATCCGACTTGTCCACACATATCATCAACGACTGGTCAAATTTGTAATTCTGTTCTACATGCATTGACTACCAAATTTAAGGGATACAAAGTCATTCGGGTAATAACGTCACTCCAAAATGAGACACCTATCAAAGTATTTATACCTGATTGTTTGTTAAATTTTGACTCAACCTCATTACAACAAGGTGTAGATGTCGTTATTACCGGGGTTTGTATGCCCATTGCGGCCAAAAACAACAATTTATACGATTTTCAAATCGATGCACACGACATTCAATTTGACACCACTCGAATTGAATGCACTGACGAAAGTTTGATTCAAAAATTTGCAATACCCGATTTATATACAGTTTTAGCAAACGCAATTGCTCCCGCTATTGATGGCTATTTGGACATTAAGAAATCAATTTTACTCCAAATGATTGGCTCAGACGACGACAACTCGACAATTCACATACTATTGTCCGGCGACGCGGCCATGGGTAAAAGTACATTTTTAAAATCCATTCATCTATTTAGAACTCGTGTAAGTTATATCACTGGAATTGGCACAACACACGCTGGACTTATTGGATGCGTCACCCCAAATGGTAAAAATGGACACATTATTGAATGCGGTGCTCTTGCCATCTCTGATAAATCAATTCTATTGATTGACAACATTGAACAGTTAGATGAATCTGCATTGTTGGAATCAATGTCTATCGGTACAGTCTCAATAGCAAAGGCCGATATCAATGCCGTGTTTCAAGCTCGCACATCTATTTTGGCAACAACTCAAAATCACAAGCTTGGCAAACACAAATTTAGTCACGCATTTGAAAATCGGTTTGATTTAATCTGGAATTTTGTCGATACATACGATCAAGATGGCGACAGACGTCTTACAGATTATATAACACGTTTACATAGATTTGGATGTTCAACCCCCCCAATATTTGACATCAAGGAAATCAAATATTATATTCATTTATGCCGCATTATCAAAAAAATACAAGTGAAAACAGTTGATGAAAAAATTTCAGCATATTTATCACATTGGTACGTCAACATTAGGAAAGATGCAAGACTTCAAAAAAATCTAAATCCACGAAACATGACCAATGCCAGATCATTAAAAAGCATTTTTAAACTCGCAGATGCACATGCTCGTTTACATTTACGAAATGTTATACTCATGGAGGATATTGTTGAAGCTACCCGATTATTCGAATTGTCCCTAACACACACAATAAAACCCAGAGTAACAACAATAGAAATTGAAAATATCGTTTACAATATTATCATTGCCAACATGATGTCAAAAAATAATAAACAAGAAGCTGCAATTTCTAACATTAACGAAGAATGTCAACGCTATGGCATACCAGATGCAACTGTACGAGAAGTCATATGCACGTATGAACAATTAAACGTTTTCAAGCTTAATGCGTCAGAAACATATATTTCATTGGTAAACCATGAAAGTTTAAAAATTTAATTCCCACCACAACACAAATATTTTTGATGTGTCAAAAATAAATAAATAAATTTATGTGTCAAAAATAAATAAATACATATTATTATTATTCAAAAATCCAGTTGGATTTTTTTATTTTGTAAAATAATTTCTCATTTGATAACAAAACACACCAAAAATTGTAGCACAAATAGCTTTGACTACCATTGCATGGAGCTCCAATTTGAAGTTTATCAAAACATCATCGTCGCTTGGCTCGTTGTTAACTACTACTTCTTGATCACGTCGCAAATCGTGTATTTTTGATTTTAATAACACATTTTCTTCCTTCAACGATTTTAATTCAGCTTCTACGTCTGATTCGGGCATTAGATTTGATTCGGATTCTATATTTGATTCACACGATGTATAATCCATGATTTTCGAAAATATTTATTTGTTTGGCACAACAATGTAAATTGACGAGTGATAATAACGAAACTGGAAAATAAAAAGTTGTGTTGTGCATTTTTATATTATAAATAACAAAAAATATTTATTTATTTTTAATTAATAAAAATATATATTTTATTCGTATAAAAAGAGTGTGTCGATTTTATTTAATTTCAGTAACAATTATGAAACGGAAAAAAATTAAAACAGAGGATGAAACAATTTCAGGATATTACTTTCCCGCTGATGGGCCGTTTTGCAGTAGAAATTGCTTAAGAAAACTACAGAAATCAAATTTTGGTCGAATTTTGTAATCAAACGTTAATTAATTATTCAAAAACAGAAAAATGAGCAATTGTTCCACACCCTTGTGAAAGCGTTCAGGTGGACATTGTGAACAAAAAAAAAGTGGTGGTGTTGATCAACGAAAAATCTTTACATTTGCTGAGAAATATCTCCCCCAAATAGGCTACGCAAAAAGAATTCATCTGATGAATCCGATGGTTCCTGGACTGGCTGGTGGAAAAATGTCATCATCAGAAGAAGACTCAAAAATCGATCTGCTCGACTCGTCGGCTAATGTCAAGAAGAAGATCAAGAGGGCTTTCTGCGAACCGGGAAATATTTTGGACAATGGACTTTTATCTTTTGTTAAGCATGTTTTGTTCCCCATTTTCAAGAATGGTGAAGGCTTCGAAATTTGCAGAAAACCTGAATTTGGTGGAAATGTGACGTACACCAAATATGAAGACCTGGAAACGGCTTTTGCTGCTGTTGATGTTCATCCTGGTGATTTGAAGGCATCCGTTGAAACTTATATCAATCGGTTGCTTGACCCAATCAGGAAGATATTTGACGATGATGCACATCGCAAATTGACCAAAAGTGCTTATCCAACGAAGAAGGAAGTTCAAGTTCAGAATGAAAATTCACCCGATAAGATGGAATTGAAAGTCGGAAAAATCTTGGTTTGCATCGTGCCCACATTGCAAAAAGGTCTGGCACCGTGATATCAATGCTGCAGCAAACATTTTAAATAATGGGTTTAATTTATTATTCAAAATTGAACCAATAATACAATTTTCTCGCGGTTTTATTTTGTAATTATTTTTAATATTTACAAAAGTTAAATTTGCGACTAAAAAGCCATCGAATAGGTGGTAAGTTACAATTTGCCAGGTAGAGAGTAGTTTAATTTTATCAATTCGTTAAATGCGGCTTCTAATTGATTGTTGTGAGCATGTTGCATCATAATCTGTCTGTCCACAGTCTCGTCAATTTGAGAATGCAGCATCACTAGCTCACGATTGTATGTAGTCGAAAAGTTTTGGAAGAAACTTTTATTATATTCGTTGGTTTCAATCAACATTTTTTTTAATGTCGATATTTCGTTGTTTTGTGATTTTACATTTTTTTTCAATTCAAGAATTTGTCTATCGCATTCGTTGATCTCGAGTGGTAAAATATTGTCACTGAGCCAATTGATAAATTCTGTTGAATTTACCATTTTTGAATTTTCAATCAACTCAAACAGTCCTGATTTGTTAATGAATTTTGCTCTTGATTGCAATGAAAAATCATCAATTTCCAATACTGATTTAATTTCTTTATATTCTCGATGATTCCATTCACTGACATGGTTCCGAATGGCATCGGGTCTATTGGAATATGCCAATGCGTCAATGAAGGGATTGGCGAGCAACCAAAAGACACCGTTGCAAGTGATTGAAACCACTTCGATGGCAACTTTGTTGAAAGTAAAGGAGGTTGTTGTGTGGAGCGACATTGAAATAAAACTTGGCTAGCAAATAAAAAACATTCGTCTTTTATTGCAAAATTCACAATCTTTATTTTTTATCAATACTGATTATTTTATATTTTCAGAACTTTTATTTTTGTGTACATTTTTTAAATTCAGTGACTCTCTCAATTCATCAAATCTGATACAATTTTGTGTGATTTAAACCACCTTTCAACTTAAACTATCCGCCTTTTTTTAAAAACTTTGACCAATACTCATGGAATCAAGGAAATAAAGGAACATTGATCACTAGTTCATAGGGAGAAGATATAATATATAATATATATATATATATATATATATATAGCAAAAATCCATGTAAAATTGACACTTTTATGCAATTTGCCTTGTCGATTTTAATAAATGTCTCAATTTTCGCTGCAAAATCGACAAAATATAAATTTGGTACAATATCAAAGTTACGTCACCCAATTTTAAAATAACCCCATACAATGTGACGTGGGTTACATGTATAAAAAAATTGGGGTGACATCATTTATGCAATCACCCCACCTGCAAAATTTTTCAAAAGTTTCAACACGTTTTTCGGGTCGATAATCCCCCCCCCCCCCTTTTTTCGTTCAATTATCGAATTTTGTTATCTGAATTTCATTATTTGATAAAATTAACACCCGATATCTTAAAAAAAGTCTAATTTTAACGTAAAAATATCAATTTTTCAAAATGTCGTCGCCCCTTCTGAGAATTGGTGATGACTCATTCGTTGTTGTAAAAAAAGATGACGTCACAATTTGATATAATAATTTAAAAAAGAAAGCCAACTGTCGTTTTTAAATAAATATATTCTGATTTTATTCAAATTGGTTTTATTCGAGAGAGCCTCTCAGGGGATACTAATAAATAATAATAATAATATAATAATAATAATAATATAATAATATATATAATATATATATATATTTTTTATTTTTTCATATTCTTTTTTCTTATCACCATTTTTGTCGACTTCACTTTTCGTTATCTCGTTTTTTCGACTCGACGTTTTTCGCTCAACGAAAAGTAATGCGATATTGAAAATTTATTTTCTGCAGTGCAATCTCGAAGATTTTCAGCATCACATTTTCCAAAATCTGAGTATGCAAAGTTGTATCCCCCGAGAGGCTCTATCGATTGATGCGAAATTTGAAAAGGACTTTTTCTGATGACTCATATTTGCTTCCAGTGACGTATATTCGAGTTGAATTTCATCATATTATGAAATTGTTTCACTATGACATCAATAACTAATTATACTTAAATCAATTTATGAAAATAAAAACTTTCAGCCACTTTGATTAAACTTTAAATTATATTTTAAAAAATAAATACATTGTTCCTTGGCAATGTTACAAATAATACTACCATCGTTGTCACCTGTGGATTCAAAATATGATAACACACTGACGTCATTTTAACTCGAACATTTGACTGATAACAGATTGACGTCATACCACCTCGAACATTCTACTGATAACAACTTGACGTCATGCAACCTCGAACATTCGACTGATAACATACGTGAACGTATCAATGCTGAAATAATTTGAAAAATAAAGACAACTGTCGTTTTAAAATAAATATATTCCGATTTTATTCAAATTTGTTTCATTCAAGAGAGCCTCTCAGGGGATACTAATAAATAATAATAATAATATAATAATAATAATAATATAATAATATATATAATATATATATATATTTTTTATTTTTTCATATTCTTTTTTCTTATCACCATTTTTGTCGACTTCACTTTTCGTTATCTCGTTTTTTCGAGTCGACCTTTTTCGCTCAACGAAAAGTAATGCGATATTGTGAATTTATTTTCTGTAGTGCAATCCAAGAGATTTTCAGCATCCGATTTTCCAAAATCTGAGTATGCAATGTTGTATCCCCCGAGAGGCTCTATCGAATGATACAAAATTTGAAAAGGACTTTTTCTGATGACTCATCTTTACTTCCAGTGATGTATATTTGAATTAAATTTCATCATAGTATGAAATTGTTTCATTTTGACGTCAATAACTAATTATACTTAAATCAATTTATGAAAATAAAAACTTTCAGCCACTTTGATTAAACTTCAAATTATATTTTAAAAATAAATACATTGTTCTTTGTCAATGTTCCAAATAATACTGACCTCGCGTGTCTTGAAAACTGAGATAACAAATTAATTCGTCATGTCAACTCGAACATTCGACTGATAACAGCTTGACGTCACATAGACGCGATTAATAACATGTTCCAACGTGAACGTATCAATGCTCAAACAATTTGAAAAATAAAGTCAACTGTCGTTTTAAAATAAATATATTCCGATTTTATTCAAATTTGTTTCATTCAAGAGAGCCTCTCAGGGGATACTAATAAATAATAATAATAATATAATAATAATAATAATATAATAATATATATAATATATATATATATTTTTTATTTTTTCATATTCTTTTTTCTTATCACCATTTTTGTCGACTTCACTTTTCGTTATCTCGTTTTTTCGACTCGAGGGTTTTTCGCTCAACGAAAAGTAATGCGATATTGAAAATTTATTTTCTGCAATGCAATTCGAAAGATTTTCAGCATCCGATTTTCTAAAATCTGAGTATGCAAAGTTGTATCCCCCGAGAGGCTCTATCGATTGATGTAAAATTTGAAAATAACTTTGTGTGATGACTCATCTCTGCTTCCCATGACGTATATTCACGATATTATGAAATGCGTGTGGTGTGTCGACAATAATAAAAAAATTGTCCACGTTGATTTTAATTTAATTAATACGTTGTTTCCTTTTCAATGTCAAAATTAGCACTGACATCGGAAGCCTGATATGCGGTCGTTTACGTAAACATCCACCGAAGTTTGGTTGGTGACACATAATCATTTCTTCGAATTTCTATATTCCGCACCTGCAATTTTTGCTAATTCACTTTGCTTTAAATTTGGATTTTCTCTTACAAGTCGTGCTCGGTTTTGTTTGAACCATGTAAAAAATTTATTTTTACTCGATGATCTTCGGCGACCTTTCGATTTTGACGAAGACCGCCGACGCCCACCCGATGATGAACGCCTCCGCGTAGTTGACGAAGTCGAAGACGTTGAATGTTTTCGTTTTCTTCCCATTTTTAAAAAAATATAAATATCGATTTTCTTTTAAAATATATATTCAGTATACCTTCAGCTTTCTACGAAAATTCATACAATGGATTTCGAAACACAAGTCGTAAATACGTCGTCTATTGAGCACTTAAAATATTTTTCAGTCACTGAAAGTGATATTGCCGATATTTTTGATCATATAATGGACACAACTGGATATGGCGAACAATTTCAAGATATTATTACTATCGAAACCCCTAATGCAGGCGGTGTCGACGATAATAATTTATTCTCTACTATATCCAATGATACTACTACATATATTGATATAGACGATATCGATATTCCACAACACGATTGGCAATTGTCGGATATTGAAAACTACATCGAACAACCAGTGCAATTGGAACCCGAATCAATTTTAATTTGTGACGAAAAAGTGACAACGTTTTCATTTCTTGTTAATGAAATATCCAACCGCCTACGGACTAATTTTTCCACCTTCTACCCAACAATCGACACAACAATAGCTGGATTGATGTGCAATACACTCGATACGCCCGAAAAGTGGACACAATTTTTAATTTTAATTAGTGCAAGCGTACAAAGCAACAACAGAAATAAGTATTATTTTTCATTATTTTCACTCCGATATGTCACACGATTCGGGAAATTCATATGTAAACGTTGCAACAAATCAAGTGCATGTTCAACAGTTCAAATGAAAATATCGTTCCCCACCGAAGTGGAACTACAAGCACTTGTCAAGGATACGCATCAGAATTTTTGCAATATTTGTTCCGATTCATTATTTATGTTTATTTTCTCAAACGAGGCACAAATAGACGTTGTTGTTAAAACACACGACATAAAACGCTACAAAAAAGTACATATGCGTTTGTCATATTATTGTGACGACTCAGTCCCCGATGATATATTTAGATGCGTTGGCTGCATGCACGAAACCGATACATATCGATATCTTAAAACAACAATTCATATGACAGAATTAAATAATTATTTATTAAAATGTGAAAAATGTAAACAACACTTATTTAAGCCGTTGCCAAATTTGTATTCTGAAATTGTCGCTTTAAAAGTTCAATAACAAAATATGTTAAAAACAAAATAAAAAATAAAAATACGCATTATACTACCTTAATAGAAGAAAAGTGAAATAAAGAAAAATGTTTAAGTGCATAACAAAACATATATCACAAATTAATTATTGTTATCACATTAACAACGAAGACAATGACGGCGAATGTTATTATAATATTTGTCAACAGCGAGACACCATTCGAAGTGAAACTTTCTTGCCAACTCTCGAAAACACTCAACAATGCAAACTATTGTTTGAACAACTTATTGACACTGGAATCATTTCAGCATTTCAAATTGTCAAAAATTTTACAGAATATCAAAAACAACAACTTCAAACACATTATTTACCAGATGTAGTCGACACCATCGTCGAAATGCAACAAACATATTCATCTAAGAATATTATTAAAATGATCGATCACATTTGCGATCATCATCACATCAAACTTCCATCAACCGAGTCTATATGGGAATATTTTTGCTCAAATCGAATTCTCGAACATGTAACACATTATGTTATTATTGACACAATTAGTCTTCAAAATCTCGATCCATCACTTTTTCAAATTGTCATCAATACATTTACACCTGCCACTATTTCATCATCATCAACATCAAATATTCATTTATACGGAGGATTATATGAATTAAAAAACACACAATTACTCGTCGAATATGAAACATTAGCTGCAATCATTTCAGACGAACGCTACGAATATCTTTGTGATCAACATGTTTTCACCATGAACGCAATAGCATCTTTTAACGTCGACGTCAACCCACAAATTTCAAATTCATTTACATTCGAAGAATTTCGTATTGGTGATATGTACATATCAATCAACCTCATTCAATGCATGCTCGATGATGGGTTTATAACCACCGAAAATCACATCGTATATACGCTAGCTCGAGATTTCTCAACATTCAATTCCATTAATTTTGGTCAGTATTCTATTTATGCACATAAAGCACACATGACACTATCGTGGATCCTCGCTGAACATATTTGTTATACCACCCTTAAAACAAACATACAAACTAACATCAACAAGCCATACTTCATTCTTGATTATAAATCCGGTGTATATGAAACACTAATTCAACACATGATTCAACTTGGTATGATTTTACCTCCAACCATTTTAACAACAACTTCCGTGCCTCAAAATAATAATCTCTTTAAAAATGCATATACTCGTCAACAAATCGAAGAGTTGTTCAAAAACAAAGGTCTCGTTATTGATTCACAACTTCTATTTAAAGAACTCTTTCAATTTAACTACATCAAATTTATCAACCACATTAATGGTGATGATTTTTTTAAATTAAAGTTATCAAGCAAGCACAATTTTCCATCAAATTTTAAACACATTCAATTGACAATTTTGAAAATTATACAATTTGAGAAATTTAAACATAGCAATCGACAACTTATTTTGTCATTTATTTCTAATTTACAACATCGACACATTCTACTACCCACCATCAACGACAACAACACATTAACATCACTCTAATCACCATGATGACGATAACTCTCAAGTGCATGCTTATATAACTCAAGATTTGATTCTGATAATTTGCCTTCATTTATTTTAGTCTCTGCAAAATTCATTGCCATATCAATAAATATATTCAATTGATCACTCGACAACCCCACAAGTTCTATCCACCTTTCATTCTCCGATGTTTTAACGTAATGTTTATTCCGTTTTAAGTCACTTAAGAATGTCGAACGTCCCGAATGTGAAGATACTGTTTGAACTATAACACTATTCGTATTATCTACAGGTGCATTCACGTGACGTTGACTGAAAAATGCAGCCGTCTTATCCAATTTTTCAATATCAATATCATCAAATGTCTCAATCGATCCACCTATATTGAAATATTTCTCAATATTTTCTTTCAATTCTTTATCATCTGAACCCGGTACTCCCGGCAATCCATTTTCTCCCGGCTCCCCACGTTCTCCTTTCGGCCCAATTGGTCCACATTTACCACGTTCACCTCTCGATCCACGTCTACCATGCCTTCCCCGCTCGCCTTCATAAAATTCTTGAGAAATACCTAAAAATCGAGAAGCTGGGTCAAACATATCAGGCAATAAATTTAATTTCATTAGGAAATATACGTTTAATAGCACCACTAACACAACAATTATCCATAATGCCAAATTTTGCGTTTCCATTTGAACTAACCGTAATTATTCAATTTTAGAGAAAAAAAAATAAAAACCCGTTTCCTCCTCTCTATTACACCAACAAAAAAAAGTCTCTCATTTTTTAATCCCTTCGCACATCGAAAATATAATTGCATTATATCAACCCACCAATTTCAACGGGACTCATAAAAAAATATGTTTTTGTTGTATCTTTTTTAAATACATCATCATTTTATTCAATAAATAATTTCATTAACGTATGCATCAAAATCCAAAGGCATTTTATTTTATTCAACAATGTCACATTTTATTTCTTTTTAGAATCGTACCACACACATTACATTGGAACAAAATTCATTACATTTATACAATTCACGTATGATATTTTGTAATTCAACAAGATACAAATCATATCAGTTATTCAAGCCAGATACACATACAAATTACACTTAAACAATGTTGCGACCTTTCTCAATTAAAAAAAAATACATTTATGTTATAATAGTGCTATTGCCATTAAAAAAACCACCAATGTGACAATGAAATCAAGATTAAATACAGAAATTGTAACACAACCTTCTCGATTTCGGCGAAAATCTGATTTACACGAACCCGTACACACAACTAGAATTAAGGTATCCTCAACATCCGTATGTAACACCACTCCATTACCACGACCAACTAAACTAGAACTCGGTCTTCGACACATAATGTGTGCTTTTAAATTATGTAACATGTGTACACGATTGTTTCAATGTGTATTATCGTGTAATGTTTCCGACACAGTCGGCGATATACTCGAAATTGTTTAAATATTTATTTTAATATATTCTTTTGCATCTACGTAATTCATTTTATGTTTATACATAACAAATGCAATCATTCCATATATCCACAGATTTACATCACACGTTTCAAATTCTCCCATACTATCCACCACGCGATCTAGAATGTCATCATTTATCACAACATTTTCTCGTGTAATTATTTCATGCAACTCATGCCACGTTAGTTCAGATGCTTCTGAATCGGAATAGTCATCGTCATCGACAGCATCGATTTCATCACACGAGGACTCATCATCATCACTGCTATATAATTTAATACTTTCAGTACCACTCATTGTAGATCTATCTATTATGACAAAACATTGTTTCTCCTCTTTTACTATATATAGTATCCGACACAACTGAAAAAAAATATATATATTTTATTATTATTATGTGTTTACACATTGCTTTATGGGATTTTTGTTTCATAACATTCATCTGTACATTAGCCATTTATACTAACCGCAATAAAATTCAATCTGAACCACAATTTGAACCTCGACGCCTTCGATCTTTCTGTAAAAATCATAAACAGTGTATATATACAACAACACTACCCACCAATCAAGTCACATAAACCCTCTTCTCTAAATGAATTATTTAAACAAATATTATATTTCGCAATCGCTTTATTTTCACTCAATTCTCGTTTGTTTAATTTAAGTGCATTATTCCACTGAATTATACCCGTTTTCGAATTTACAAACACACGCCGTTCCTTTGGCAATTCAAAAATATATCCATCATCATCGATATTCAACAACATTTCAAAACAAATGCCAGAAAGACGGTCCAATATTTTTACAACATTATATTTATGAATTACAAATTTATAACGAACACCCATTAAGATATTTATAATAAAACCACCACTATCAATGTTTAAAATTGAAAATTTTGTATCTTTCAATTCATATACAATCGGAACTTTTGAATTGAATATATATATATAATTTGGAAGTGGGTCCCATATTACATCATCAACAAATTTACAAGTATCATCTGCAACATCGTCAAATATTATCAAATTTATGCGAAATGTTTCATAAGTATACGATCGATACATCCGTAATAAGTTCACTTCTAACACAATTACAACCAATAAAATTATGATTACACACATTTGAATTATTATGTCCATACACACAGAAATCTGTAATGTTACACTCGGTAATTCCCGTTTCATCTTAGACTTACAAATACAGTGCCAATGGATGCTTTGAATTCGGAACCAATTTTTCAGTTACGATAAAATCTGAAAATCGATCAACTAAATTCTTTAACATTTGTTTATTTACACTCGCCCATTCAGACCGAGAAATTATTTCCACATTTTTCATATTCACATGGAAGTGAACAATAAAATCACTAGTCGTTATCGTAATTTTATCTAATGTTGGTACACTCGAAAACAATATACCAATCATTTGGAACATATTCGAATCCACAAATGGCACATTCGTAAATGCTCGACCATTATAACTTGCTCCACAAATATCAAAATGTACCAACTTATTCAATCCACGCACCATTGAATGCCATTTCAATTGAACACTCGTGCTCACATGCAATGCTTTCACATTTGGAAATGACTCGCCTAAAAACGATAAACTTTCCATTGTCGATGGAATACCAAGTAAAAATAATTCACTCGTGTGTCGACTATATTTTGATACAATTTCTATTATATGATTTCCTTCGTCTGCTTGATTCGCTAAATTTTTCAATACCATCTTAATAGGATGCATTTTTACCATTTTTACACGATAACTATTTTTTGTATTGTATAACTGGGTATTTACTTTACGATTTGGTGCAAAATCCAGTTCTAAACTCTGCACATTGTCACAATGATTCAAATATTCCAATTCATGCTCTAAAACATAGACACTATGTACTCGAATCCAAACGTTAGACAAGTGACGCAAGCGCAATGGTGCTGCGCTAAACATTTTCATAATGCTTCCTTCATTATCCTCAACATATGCTACCCTCTTTTCAAAATCACTTACCAACGGCGACACTCCCGCCGACACATGCTGATCATATAATGCATCATTATCAACTCCAACATCACCAATATATAAATTTGTCGCCTTTGGCGTATATTTTAAAACACGTAGCAAATTTACACAACTATTCTCAATACTTGGCGATTTTATATAAACATGACTTACATAATCTGTTGACACATGCAAATTTTTTTTCCAATTCGTACACGAAAAAAATCTCTTGGTTCCACCATGTTCATACTTCATAATGATGGAAATAAAAATATCTTCTACTTATTATCTCAATTCTTAATTTATTCAAACATAATCAACATTTTATTTATATTATGAAATATTGACACATTTTGTAATATTTAATACATAAAAAAATACATTTATACCAGCGACAGCGTGTACTCGTTTAATTCTAAAATTTGGTCAGTCCATCCCAGGCGCTGTTTACTCGTATTAATATTATTTAATGGATGTTTTCGGTTCGGCAAATACAATTCGACAAATTTATCATAATATTCATAATTACTATTCAATATACGATTCAAAAATTTAGCTAAATGTTCTATCCTGGAATTAAATAAATTTACACTTTTATATGCTATCACATATAAATTTCGAGCATCATCAATATAATATGATCCAATTGCAAACAGATTATTGTTGTTTAAAATTACTTGCCCACACGCTGTAGTACTATATAAATTACGCGTTGTCTCGTCCTGAAACACCCGAAATAAAGATGCTAGATTTTCATCCAAATCCGGCACTGCATCATGCATACTGTGTCCCATTTCGTCATATAATTTTATTTGAATATTGGTTAGCATTTTAGATGATTTAAAAATATTTTTTTTTGATAAATACTATTTTATTATAAAACATCACACCACACAATTATTACAACATAATGCATGTCAACAATACTACATTAGTTCAAATGCCAGAATCAATAGAACTACTTTTAAGACACAGGGCCATTAATCACTTATTTGGTCTTGTCGATCATTGGTTCATCGAAATAAAATCTATGGATCTTGAAATCCACATGGGCAATTATCACCCTTCCACACATTTACCAGCAGGCACCACACAGGGTGCCCATACATACGCTCAAATTTTTATGTGTCCCTCGTGTATTAATACAATTGTCAAAACAACCATCGATCTACGAGAGATTTTTTATTATCCATTTATCAATTGTGAAACATTAGTAAATAAACATTTTTGTGAAGTTGCAATCAGTACACAAACCGTTCTAATAACAATCGCGGCTATTTCTGCAATTCTAGCCATTTGTAAACCATTTTTTATTTATGTTCTTCTAATTATTGTCATCATTTATTTTGCATACTCAAAATACACATACTCACATACGTGCATCCAAAAATGTGTTCATATCGTCGATTCTCCAGACATATACCCCGTAGAAATATAATTATATTCAACATCCACACTTTCACGGAACTCTACAATTTCTCTTTTCTCGTTGACATTTATTGGCGCAATGTCTGAATTTATTATGTTTTTAGAAACATCAATCGACTTTAATCTATTTATTGTTTCAACTGTACCTTGTGTTAATCTTTCACCACTTCCAACATTAGAAATTAATGCCGATAGCACATACGTTCCGGGAATCTTTTCACCAACTGGCAATATTATATCGTATTCAATCGACGATCCGAGTGCTTTATGTACTATTATTCCACTGGGTGCTGCAATACCATAACGACTGGAATCCGATGTACACAATTGAAATTTACCACTCGACCACACCATATCATCAAATACACACTTTCGTATTATATCCCAATTTTGAATTTTAAAATTACCCACAATTATAAATGGTAAAGTTGTAGTTTTATAAATTTTTGCAATAAAAACAAATGCATCCCAAACACCACCCGCTGTTTCATTATTAAAATAATTACCATGATCTACATTGATATTTAATGTAAACACAATATATTGACGATGTATACCAAAATCTGTATATAATGTCTCGATAATTGAAACATCCTTATTCGAATAATACTTTACTCCTTGAACATTTCCACCATTCGTGTTTAAATACACAGAATTTGATTCGAATGGAAAATCAACATAACCGCCAATCACCAACGATTCACCATATGGTTCATGCACAAAATTACGCACCTTTATATGCTCATATGTATGCAACAATTGGTATTCGTCATTCTCATATTTTGCATCTTCTACGTCGGCATCCGTCAACGACACAATTGTCGGGCGACTTCCTGGTTGTTGTCCCAACGCAGAAAATATATCCTTTATTGGCATTCTCCCAGCATCCAATTGATACACCTTTATATTTTTAATACCCGGCATGTCTATATCTTTTTTACGATTTGAAACTGTTATTATTGCAACGACAAAAACAATCAAGACAATACCAATAATCAAAAATACTATTTTCTTCATTGTCACTAATTCCCTTCTATTAATCTAAATTGTAATTGCTCCCAATCATCAGCGTTCCCGTTAGTTTGGGTTTTTAATTCCCACGGATCTTGACGATTATTCGACGATCGGCGAAATGTGTAACCCATCATTTGTACTCTTCGTGCACCATCTAAATTATCACCGCGAAGTGTGTAATCTATATTGTTTGTTACATATAGTAATTCGGTTCCTTCAATTGTAATCTCACGTGCTTCCAATAATCTATTTAGTCGAGTATGCTGTCTCCACGGTCCAGTACCCCACAAAAGACCAAGTGGTGGCAACGTACTATGACGTCTCGCTATTAAATTCGAATCATTTGAAATTGGCGTAACTGGCGATGTCCACGGGGTTTGGCTATCCGCAGTCTCGCCCTCTTGAGTCCATTCGCATCGATATGATGGAAAAGCACTATAACACCACGCAGCTGGAAAGTTTATAGTTCCCATTGGCGGAATTGGAATATGTATACCCAACAATAAATCATCAGTCTTAATTGCATATCTAAAATTTTCATCTAAATTCATTACTCTGTAGAATTCTTTGTTGTTTTTTGATGAAAATACAAACACAAAACGTTGTACAAAAGTTTCCAACCTTGTATAAATTGTCATTTCTTCCCAGAATACACCTAATACTGCATCGGGTCCCGTATCACCAATTAAAATTCTCTCTGTAGCCGAACGACGCACTGGAATACCAAAATATTCATTGTCATCGCTCTTAAATTGTGCATCAAAATTTATCGTAGAAAATCTACTATTTTCATTTATCATTCCAAACGCAACATTTGGTATACGAATGCCCGTCACCGGACAAAATAATCCCGGATTTGTTAAATGTGATAATTTTAATGTTTGTGATATACGACTATTAAAATGGTCCAATGGTAAAATATCTCGTAATGGCGGACGAATCACCAATTGATTTAATGAACCGTCACTACTTGCGTCATCAATTGTCTTTAAACGACACGCTGGTATATCATTTAATCGTACATTCGTTGCATTGTCGTTACATATACAATTTACTTCTGAAATATCTTGATTTATATTATTGATTAATCCATTACATATAAACGGAGTATCACACGCTCCCAAAATTGTTGTATTACCAATTATTCCCGGATTTCTACAATTACATATCAACAACGTTTCGGATCGCTCCGGAAATAATTGAACCAACGCCAAATCACCATGAAATAAATTACATCTACTCTCCACATCATCAATTGTTAAACAATATCCTTCATTCGCCGACTCATTTGCCGGTATTGTGGTTGGGATACCACTTATTGGAATATACTCAGTATCTCTTTCAAAATGTCTACACGATGCAATTAAACTCTGACATCCGATACACGACAGAGGGTTTGTTGTGTCACACTTTCGCAAATCATCACCCGCACATCGATATTTATTATTTATATTTATTGTCGTCGGAAACGGATCAAACCGAATGTCTGAACTAAATTTTAAAAGTTCTCGATCTTCTCGCAATACTGGTTCCGTAATTAAAGTCCATCCATAATACACAACTATTATTATAATTAAAATTGAAACAATTACAGACACTAATAAAAATGACATTTTACTATTTAAAAAATTTTTTTCAACCCCATATAATACCCAACAATTCTACCAAAATCACCACATCACAATGGAGACCATATGTGAAACTATAAATAAATTTGATTTTTTCCTATCAAAAACCCCCGATAATTTTGAATTTTGCGTGCCAATTTGTTGTGAAGCATTTAAAACATCACCCACAAATACAGTCGTTCGTATCAATTTTACACCCACAAATGGTGAAGATCAAAAATTATATTTCAAATTTCAATATATTACCACACCACCGCGATGGGTAACCGTCAATTACAACAATCAAGAAATCGAAATTAACAGAGAAACAACAAACCTATCGTTCACCGCTACGTGCGGTCTTAAATGTGCATTCCAAAATATTCCGTGTACACACAAGTTTTTCGTCGAACAAGGCAGTACTATTGTTGTCACGGAAAAAAAAATACACGGGTACATTGAAACTGAACAACAATTTAAACGATACCAGAGATATGGACTGAAAACAGACACATTCAAATCATATGACGAATGGATTGCAAACTGTCCACATCAACATAAAGTTCACACTGAACATACATATGCATTTGTTTTTGGAATACACGACGCATCAATGCCATTTTTACAACACAGCCCTCGAATCTACATTCAATTGAACAACGACGATATGTTCAAATATATGTCCGATTATATATTGAAAAATGAAAAAAATCCATTATTGACATTTTATTTCAATATGAATTTGGTGAATTCACAAGTCTTGCAACATGCATTCGACATTTTTATAAATAATATTAATTCTAAAATTATTGCCACCAACATTACCCAATTCTACGGCATCAATGCTAACATATCAGCATTGTCACTATAATTTCTACGTGGATTTCCAAGTTTTTCCAATATTTTACGCAACTCATCGTCGTCTGTTGTGTTGGACAAATTTATATTGTTACCAGTCATTTTTCCAATATTTGACAATTGCAATTGCTCACGCAAACAATTTCCAAAGTTTGTTCCATTCGGCACGTACCCTACATCGTGAAATATCGACATTCCCTTTTCCGATTTGGCAATTTCTCGAATTCGTGCGTTCATAGACCGCTTCTGACGACGAAGAACCATATAACTGGTGGGCGCCAATTTTAAAATTTTAACATTAGGCAACAATGTTTCATTATTTGGACGTATAGTTAAATCAACACTTATCTCATTCATTATCCTTTCATGCAACAATAAAAATTTTTGATTTGTCAACATTGCTTCTTTATTTGCTGTTACCATTAGTTCATTCGCGATTTTGTACTTTTCATTGATCTTCCGTAACATAATCGTTTCATCATTTGGTAAAATCTCCGATTCATTTGTATATTCTTCAGTTGTTTTAAGAATTTTTGGCAATGCCACCTCAAATATCCATGTTTGGAAAGTTTTAATAAATTTGGATTCTGAACCCGGTTGTAAAGACAATTGACACAATCCTGCTGTGTTTACAAAATATGTATTTTTATCAAAGTCACCATACGACGACGGTGCTGTCAAATCTTTAAGCTGACGCAAATATTGAGTATTTACCTTCGTCACAAGCGTATATACAGTAGATGTAGATTTAAATCCAAATACTTGTAAAATATCTAAACCTAAAAACCATATTTCATTACGCCCAACAATATATCTCAAATCCGGATCAGCATTACATTCACTCGACAAATCCGCGGGATATGTAATTTTCGATAGAGGTGACGTCATTATTTGATTTTGTTTACAATCAATAAACCATGTGTATGTTATATAACTGAATCATAAAAATTATTTTATATTTTAAAATGTTATTTATTGAACACCAGCTCCCGGTTGAAGAATACATTTCTTGAGCTGATTTTGAACGGTTACCGCCCAAACACCAATCATTAATGAAACCAATACAGTAAACAATGCAATAATATTCAATGTTCCCACCCATGTAATAGCCTTATCAGGGGCAAGTGATGTTGGCGGCATATAATTATAGACGAGAGCAATAATGATCAAAATTATTGTTACAATTGCAAAAAATACCGACACCATATTCAAGGTTGTCGATCGTTTTGCGAAATTTTCACATTCTGGTGTGATTTTTTTTAACAATGACGAACGTGTGGATTGCATTCTTTGTTTTTCTCAATTTGGTATGCAGTCTGTGTAGAAGAAACTATTATATACAAATGTCACAATTACCCCAAAAAATTGCCACTATTTGTAACATTTTTAATTTTTACATTTAAACACAAATTGGTACGTTATAATTGTATATAATTACAAAATTATTAACACATTTTCATGGACCATTGATTTTATTAAAATTTTCAAAAAACAATATCGAGATAAATACAATTGTTTTATATTATTATATATATGTTTTATTGTGATGGGGATTGATCGATACACGTCTTTAGTTGTTTTTGAACTGCCAATGACCAGAAGCCAATCAACAGTGTTGCGGCAATTGTAAAAAGTGCAATAATATTTAATGTCCCCACAATTGCTACGTTCTGCTTACGTGTATTCTTCCCCGCATATTGTTGTGCACTATTTCCAGCAGACGGTACCACTGGTTCATCTGCAGTAGGCATATAATTATATACCAGTGCAATAATCAACAAAATAACAGTAGCCAATGCAAATAGAACTGAAATTGTATTAATTGTAGTTGATCGACTCGCAAAATTTTCACATTCTGGTGTGATTCTTTTCAGTAATGATCTATTGTTTGTTGACGCCATTTTTAATAAATAAATTTAATCACACAAATGAACTATAGCTACATTAAAAATATTACATTAATTTATAGTCACACAACCCATCACAAGTATTATAAATGTCGACAAAAAATCTACACATTAAAACAATTTAATATCATTTTTAAATGATCATCCGGTGATGCCACTGTGTCAAAGTTTACAAAAACAACGCCATTCGATGGCACTGTACCAGTTCCGTTAAATGTGTTGTAAACTGTCGGTACATATTCATAATTATAAATATTATTATTCATTATGTCTACTCCAATTATTGATTTGTGTTTAAATCCATCATAATTTGTACGGGACGTTATTATGTTTATAGAATCCCCCAGTGTCACGTATACGCTCGGTGGCAATTTCATCATCGATTGTTTTATATTATTATTATTATTTGAATGTATTTTAAAAAAATCTACCGACGATATATTTAAAACTAAACACAACTCTGGTTGGATAAACTTATCCATGCCCACCAAAGCACGAGTGCCCATACAATAAGCAACCGCTTATTGTTTTATTTCGTCGAATAGTATAACTTTCAGCTGGAATTAAAAGATTTAAAAAATATATATATAATAGTGCCCATTTGCCAAGATGGATGCGGTACCAACACAAATCGTATACACGTGTCGTTTGCATAATACCGGAACACTTAGTAATATATCAAATTGTGAAATGGGAAATTTTGAGAATGGTCGACATTTTCATATAGTATCATTCAAATCTCCAATTTCATTTAAAACACCTATTAAGCCTGAAGAATATTTGATTGTACGAAATGCCGACAGTAGCTTTATCAAAGCGTATGAATTATTTAACCCAAGGTGTCTATGTGTATTATATGACATTGGTAATGTCACAGAAGAACACATTCTATTATCGTTCATTGTTCAATTGATTCAATATTTTGGTTTTTTATCAAAAAGTAATATTATACACAAACTATTTAAGTCTCCCGGCAGCTCGTCTGCATCAATCGCAAAAGTATTTCTACAAACAATTACAAATGTAAATGAAGATCTAAAAATTACATATTTATTTCGACATCTGCAAGTTCACGACACATCCACAAAGCAAAGTGAATTGCGGCAACAATCAATTCGACTCGTCGACATATTGTTAGCACTATTTTTTCGCGATCTATCAAAAGGAAAGGCAGCTAATTTAAATATATGTTCACCAACTTGCAAATTTAAACGCAAATCATACCATTTTAGTAAATTTGATTATTTGCACTTCCACGATTGGTTTTGTAAAGATATATCGACAGCAAAGGACAATAAATATAACATATTATTAAATATTGTACGAACTGTTGCGCCAAATGAAGAACTTAATTTTTCATAGATTATTTCCACATATAAATTCGGATGATGTATTCTCGTTATACATTGGATATAATTCACATTTATATTCACTTTTATTAAATCCAATAATTTTATTACCCGAAACTAGCATTATTAGTATACACCATCTACTCACAGCTGTCGAATTTGAAACACTCAATTCATATTATTCACATTTGCCGTTATATGTTTTTTATATTGAGGCATTAGACGAAATTTTTAAAAATAAATCGAGCCTTGCAATAGTTTATGTTGAAAATCAAAACACATATACGCATGTTCGACAATTAGTACGCCAATCTAAATTGTTTTGCATAATTTCAACAAACACACTAAAACGACTACAACACAATGGCAAAGGACATTAGTGATAAAAAAACCAAAACATTTGCCGATCTATTGAAGACAACCGACAACCAAAAACAATATATTCCCACACAACCACCACACACAAGCGAAAAAGATTCAACCAAAACATTTCTCGATGCTCTCTCCTCAGAAATGACTCGTACAACAGATCGTACAAAGCCCCCTGGAATTAACGATGTCGTTGAATTGCGCAATTCAATGTGTAAACGTGAAGCCAAACCACTTAGTGACGAAGACAGTGATGACGAAGGTCACACACAGAAAAAATGTAAAATTGAAGTACATTGCACAGAAAAGAGTCCAGAGTTATCAATTAACTCAATACAAAGCGGGTCAATTGAAGTCGAGCTGAAAACTTCCACTGGTAGTACTCCAGAAGTACATAAATATGACGACACAATCATACAACAAGTACACACACCACCCAAAATTGAAACTGCCAAGTTGTATTTATACAAACTTAAACATTCATTGGTCGTAGAAGAGGAGAATTTAAAGCGTTTTGATACAATTGCCGACTCAGAATTGAAATTGTGCTGTGAGCGGCTTTCGTGGTTACATAGAGTCGAAGTAAATTTACCTGGCGATGTCGTCTAAACCGAATGAAATGATTAATATTCGTCGGCGCAATGAATTCCGCATACGTATGGAAAAAAAAAGAAAGTCAAAAAACTTTACAAAACCACTAATTTTACCAGCTCGTCTTTTAAAAGTACTTAAAAAAAACGACGTGTGGTCATTTAATACACCAGAGGCTCGTGCAAAGGCCGTTGCTGATACATTTGTAGAGCTGGGGTATCGAGCAAGTACTGCAACTCGATATTTTTTAATGATGCAAAATCGTGGTGTTTTCGGATTTAAAACACCATTGACAATTAATACATTGGCATTCAATGAAATGTTACCACAACAACATAGAATACCAAGTCCTAGTGATTTCGAAAAATTTATTAATTTTTGCTTTGACATTTGTAAACAATCAAAAACAAGTCAATATTATTACACAAGTCCAATTATGGAACCATCCACATCATTTGACTACATTGGTAAAGATCCAAATATAACTCTAATAACAACACACACCGTCACCGACACAAATGCCTTTTTAAATGCCCAGCGTAAATACAAAAAGCAAACCACAATTGTTAAAGCAATTGCCATTGTATTTTCTTATCTTACTGGACTCCGGTTAGCCGAAGTATGTGCTATCACAAACAAGCATTTAATTGAATTAGCCAACCGAATACCGGCACTTGTCCTTAAACGTAAAACCACAGATGTATGGAGTGTAATTTACTATAAAGAATTTGAAGAATTCATCGATACAATCTTAATACCATACTATACAAAAATTATTAATGTACACAAAACCATTGAAATACGATTAGTCGATTTTAATAAACGCACATTGCAATATGCAATTCGTGATTTTTTTTATGAGGCAACCGGAGTCAAACCACCAACTGGGTTTGGTATTCATACATTTCGCTATTTAATTGCAACAAAACTAGCAACAAATAAGAAAAATGGTCTTGAAAATGCTCGCATAATGCTTGGACATAAAAATATTAGAACAACCAATCGGTACGTTCGACATGGTGCTCTCGATGCTCGTCACATTTTCGAAACAATGTACAAAGAAGAAAATTTATATAAAAATTTAAGTCAAATATTTGATAGGGAGGACAATATAACAAACAATGACATACATTATTAAAATGGCCGCCACCGAGCAAACTATAAACGGTATGAAATATATCAATGGATGGTACGCAAATCAACCAGACAAATCAAAATTTATATGTGATATGTCAACGCAAATTGATACAATTTTATCACAATCAGATTTGGATGCCGCAATTCGGGGAAATAGTGTAAAAATGTTAACAGTTCGTAATTTTTTAGATTTTAAACATCATGTTTTAGCGTGTCGAACAAATCTACCAACCAACGACACCCACTAGTTGTTTAATATTTGTGCTGCTCGACGATCTTCAATGCAATGCACATACGATCGAACTTGTGATGTTGCCGGAAGTATAACTGGTTGAGTGCCAATCGGACAACTACAATTTGCAATTGATGGAAACTGACGTAAATAATTTATATCAATATTGCCAAATTTACACATATTATTATCTTCATTTGGATTATTTGGAGCAATTCCGGGATCAATACTTCGACACAAAAAATCATAACGACCTAGTGCCGTGTTGCCAACAAAAAATGTGATAACTCCACGCTCAGCATCACACTCATTTTGCGGAGCCTGTGAATTGATAACATTTGAATTTACACATACTCCATTTCGACACACGGACGTTGAACCTATCGTACAAATTGCTGCACAATGAGAATTCTCAAAACAATAGGTTCGCGATTGATCACAATTTATACGTGCAGACAACCCAATCAATGGTTTTACGGTTATACGATCATCGGTTGTATCTTTATATTCAACGTTTACAAAATATCTTAAAGATGCAATAATTAGGATTACTAATATTAATGTTATAATTATTGAGCAATATGCCCACTTAATAGACCACGCCATAACTATTATGAATACAAATAATTTTGACCACTACTTTTCAACACATTGTTGCATTTATTTTGACACACCAACACATACACCAATAAAATATAAATCAAATGCAAAATATATACAACATTGTCTAAAACTACAAAAATTAATATTGACATGTGCCTCCGAAATGTACACACATGTTTATCAAAAATCTGATTCATCTATCGACTATCTCCAAAATACAAAATCAAAAAATTACAGTATTTTTTTATATTTCGGAAATGATATAATGGTGCTCAACGAAGAGAAACAACGCCATCACTTTGTCGATTATTTAAGCTTTGATTATGATTATGACAATACAAATAACATATTTTCACAGTGTAGTACGCACTTTAAACGATTTTATAATAATTATATTAGCATTAACCAACAAATGTGTAAAGATGCAGTAAATGTTGCAGTATTTGATTTTGATCAAACAATAGTTGACGATCACCTTGTCCCCGTATATCCACTTGTTTACAATGATATTCGTAAGTTTCGTGCATTTTTTCATTACATCGTCTTATGGACACACGGCACTGATGATTATATTTTTTCACAATTTGATGTTATGCCATTTAAATTTGATTGTGTCATTGGTCGAAAACGCAGCGAGGATAATAGGCACAACAAAGGATTAGGTGCAATTTTACGACAATTAAATTTACAATATGGTGTTAAAAGTATTAATTTTTCAGTTTTACTCGACGACACTCCATCAAATTTTTCGTGTGACTATGACGCCTTTGTTCATGTCCCAATCGTCATCGATGATCGATATTATAAAAAAATTATACCAACACTTTCGTCGCGGTTGAAAAAATTTAATAAATATGGAAAACTTATTGTGGCAGATAAAGTTATAACTAAAAGTAGAGAGTAATTAATTCACATTTTAAAATGGATGCGTCACTCATTAATAACTTGTCAGCATATAGCAAATCAACTATACTAACACGAATTGCTGTAGTAAAACGACTAAGAGCAATCGGAATAGAACCACTTGAACAAAATAATGAAACTATACCAAAAACTATTGCCCGATTAAACGAAAGCCGCGCTAAATTTAGTAAAAGTGGTAAAACTGAATCATACTCAAGGTCATATATTTCAAATGTAATATCTATTTTACGATCACTAAATCCTAATACGGTAACAAAAAAAGCATCTGAGTTTGGATATCAACGGCGTGCTGTTGAAGCGTCTGATTTTGAAGTCGCAAAAAGTTTACCAAAAATTGAAAAACTATGTGTGTATTGTATGGAAATGTTGGCAAAAACCCAATCAAAAATTACCACGGATGGTGGTCTCACCACTGATATGTCGAGTTTATATTTTGAAACCCTCATTGGCGTCGCACTCGTTATTACAACAAATTTACGTGCAGCTGAAATTTTTCAACTTAAAATAAAAGATTTATTTGCGCTGCAACAAGAGCAACCATTAAATATAAAAATTAAAAAAAGTTCTCAGCCACATACAATTTTATGTATGCAACCCCTGTTTGATGATATATTCTCATCGATTTTAAATGGTTGCGTTTACAACCTAATGCTACGTGAACAGTTTAAAACAAATACAGATATCAATATTATGTTGAAAATAGCCGACACATTTGCAAAAACAAAACAATTAGACCGCACTGTGGTCATTCCTACTTATATTTTAATGGTAAACGTCATACAAAAAAGGTCAAACAGTATTAATAAGCTTCTGCACACATTTTACATCAATGCAAATGGCGAAACCTCAAAAGTGGCACTCGGATTGGGTGCATTCCGAAAAATGGGAACTACATTAATTATCAAAAATTCAAATCCATATATAGCTGCATTGTTCAATAGGCATGCTAGTCCAGAAACGTCACAAAATAATTATAATTTTCCTGACACAACCGCCGCAATGAATTCATTGGAATTATTAAAATCCACCAAAAAGACAGAGTCAACCGACGAACTAGATATAGAAATGACACCAGTGCCTCCAATTAAAATCAAGCAAGAATCAATTTAACATGCACCAGAAAATGCATCATTATCAAACATCAACAAGTTGCTAGAATTACCCTTCGACTTAATTAACAATTTTGAATGAAGTGTATACCCCACCAATCCAAATTTTATATGGTTACAGTAATCCGTTGTTTTTCCATCAAACAAATGTGTACACATATGATCCGCAATTATTAATAATTGTAACAATCTGTCAGTATATGATGAATCTTTAATTATCGATGTTGAAGAAATATCAAATAGTTTTACATTTTTTGTTGGCTCATTTAGTCCTTCTGCAAATTCTAACGATATCCGATTCCTCGTCGCTTGATATAAAACATTACCTATCAATGGCATATTAAAATAAAATATTTTATCTGAATAAAAAACACATTCCGGTAACATTAGACTTGCTCGAATTCGTTTAAACTGTATCACCGATCCGAGCATTTTTGAAGTTTTATTATATCGCATAATTGCCATTATCATTTGTAAGATTATTTCACATACATTGGTGTCTAAATTTGCATCGTATTGAATTATATATCCCATTGCACTATTAATTATACTCTCAATATATTTAACTAGTTGTTGAGCATCCGTTTGCTCATTTTTTAAAACAAATCGAGTATTGCCGACATACAACGTAATACTTTCACTAATGGGTTTATTTAGTATATAACTCGTCGGTAACAATACTTGTAACTGCTCCGGCGTAAATTTTTCAATTGACATTTTTTTCTTTTTATTTGTTCCTGACGTCGACATGATGCTAAACAAACTACATTGAATGCTGATGAATAAATTTTTTTCTTACGTATTCGTAAAGGCACGTATTATTATATACGACATTTACTAACGTGTCGTTGTGAAATTCTTCAAAATCAGAGCCCCGATCAAAGTACTGTATAACCCACAATATTAATTTTATATTTTTTTCAAACATCTCATCTGACATCTGAACATTTGTGCTGCGGGGGAATGTAATACGCGAAATTGTATATTTTAATTTCAACTTTTCTGTTTCGGGGAGTAGTGTCGGAAATTTTATGGTTTTTAAAATTTCCAATAATTGTAATAATACACAAATTGCAAGTTGTACATCGTCACATGTATTACAAACAAGTTTTGATAACATATCTCGAATAATATAAACTTTATCAATGTAGTCATTTAAATTGACGTCATCCAATTTGGAAAATATATTTTTTAATCTTTTCTCACTGACAAATAAACAAACGGCCAACGTACTTAGCATACTCTCTGTGAAAATTCCAGAATTAAAATCAGTGCCCGACAATGTTAATATTAACCTAAACACAGATCTATCCAAATCACACGTAAAATTTGACATATCATAAACATTACTGTTTGTGCCATTAATAAAAAAAACTTGATCATTTAACGTTTCCGGCACATGCCCATATGCAATTGCATATAAATCTGTATCTTTTGTATACAACACCGACATTCTCGTTCGATCTCGATTTTTATATATATGATCTTCAGCTTCTCCCACAGCATTCACAACTCGACATTCTTTTCTTATTATCGCTCCATGAGGCAATGTTGACTTATAATTTACAAAGTATTGATTCAATGAATTTCTAGCAACCTCGAAATTTATATAACGCACAGTATGTTGGATCGCTGCTGCTGCCTTCCTACGTGCTTGACATTTTGATTTTAATTTTGGACTCTTTCCATCAAATATAATATAAATTTCACACAACTTCCCAAATTTTGTACTCAATTCACAAATAGATTTTAATTTTGATTTAAAATTATATATCAATATATCCATTAAATGATCATCGCTCTGAGCACGATGTGTATTTTTGGCCAATCCACTTCGTATCAATATTTCACCATCTACATATAAATTCATATCATTGCTCTGACTTTCATTACCGCCATCAATTCGATTGCTCTTTTCCATTAAAATATTACATAACTTATTCCCATTTAAAATGCCCATAATTAAACAATTTAAAAAAAATTTGTATTTTTGTTCCTTTCTACTTAGGCACGAACCGTATTTATTCTCGTATAGTACAAATGGAAAATTACATTTTTTACAATAAACCATTATTTCCGTGTCTTCGATATTCGATTAATGACACAACCACCAAAAATACATTTACTATACATGTAAATGAAATATATAATTATATATATAAATCACGAGATAATTTTTACATTTGCATAAAATGTAGGCTCAATCCAACGAAGCAATGTAGCGAATGCATCGATTTCGAGAGCTTCCCCACCGCATTTTTACTTTGCAATGACCACAGTGCATTTTGGATTGCACCATTCACAATGTTTACACGACCTAACTTTTCATTCTTTAAGGCATTCGTCCATTTCTTGTACAATGAAATGGCATCAACTGGGATCGCTGCAAGTGATCCATTTTACCACCACAAACAACGGTACGATAAATTTATTAAAAAAACACCATTTAAGGGCGGTCTAGTGAGTACACAGTTGTCGGGCAAAAGTTCATTTATGCGACTAAATTGTCTTGGCGCCACTGTAAACGGTATTCGAGGTACATTAATTGTCGACGAGTCATTAACACCCACTCAAATTGGCATCAATCGTATTCTGTTTGATACATTAAATCTTGCAATACCATTCATTTACCTCAATCGAGATCCTAGCATAAATTCAAGATGCATTTACATTTGTGAAATTGTTCCATACGATAATCCAGACGATTTTACTATTAAAATTAATCAATACACTCTAAAAGGATTGCATGGCGATCAGGATGGCGACGAATTAAATTTGTATTATATGCAATATGAGCATCAAGCACCCACTCACAACATGGTACAATCTGTATACGAAACACATCGAAAAAGTTGGAAATATGGATTTCGACATGATATACTAGGTCGTTCACGATACAGCTTCAGTCAACACCAAGATCTCATGGTATACATTTATAATAATGAATTGTGTAAATTATCACCACTATGGAACAGTTTACAGCCATTTGAAGATCGAAACGACATGATATTTGAACTTGGGTGCTATACACATCGACAAGAAATCGATGAATTTTTAGATATATTATCTAAATTTTCGCTTGTAAACTCACCCGGATTATCGACATACAGTGATATGATCAACGGCGTTGGTATTATTGCAGATATTGTCGCGTCAAAATCAAAAGGTTCCGATGCACACACCGAAGAGTATCTGAAAAAATTAAATGCATACGACGAAGCGGAATTATTTCAAGAGTCTGTGTCGACATTTAATAAATACGTCGCGTCAAATGCAAACATGAAAATATGTGGACGGCAAAATTTTTGCCTCTTACACATTTATCAAAACATATTTCTATTACAAACTGACTTATTTATGAATGATACTGTAATTATACACAATTTTGTTCACCATCCATTAATTTCTCGTAATATTTGTAGGCCGCACGTTGTAAAATATCATTTTAATCAACTTTTGGCCGGCCTATACGATTAAGCTCCTCGACAATTAATTCTAAAATTTCTTCATGTTTTTTCATTTTTTCACCAACATCTTCGATGGAATTTGTAACAGATTTTGCCGCATCGACGTTAGATCCCGATATACCCTCTTCTAATAAATCAACGCGAGTAGTTAGTGTAGTTAAATCAAGTGACATTTGTTGTACATTACTTTGTATTTGGACAATTCTTGCCATTATTACCATATCATTACGTATTGTTACAAAATATACCGATACGAAAATTATTAATATTATAAAAACAATTACAATCAAAACCGGACATTCATCCATTTTTTATTTCGACACTATTTATTGTAGCCGAAAATAGACACTACATTCTTTCCCAAATATTATACACAAATTTTTAATTTTATAATACTGAGAATATATACCATCATAATCGTAAACAATCAAATGTCGAATACCACGCGATGTTATATGCGTTCTTAAACAATATAAAGTTTTATTTAATTCGGTAACATCGTCGGATACCAACACAGTTCTTATATTATTTGTCAATATATGCGAACTATTTATCAATTTTACTTCAATACAACTCTCATTTTTAGCAATAAAGTCGCGTATATTTGTGTACTCGTTGAATACAACACAATTTTGAAATATGTCCACCATCGAACGAGAAGAATCGAATGTGGCACGTAACCAATTTTATCTACTTAGTGAGCCAATGCCAAACACACTCGGAGGAGTGTGCTTTTATATAGATAATGTCCCTAAAAAATATCTATACAAACAATATCGTGGTTTTGGCAAAGAACCATTTAATCAGCGCGAAATGTGCAGCTTTATGTCAGTTGTGCTTGTACAATTTCTCGGAATCAAAGTTCAAAATATGAAAGATTATACTCGTGCAGAACCACAAATTATATCATATAATTTGATACCAAAAACAAACAACGATTCATTTACAAATATATCATTTCAACACATCGAACACAATAAAAAAACGAAACAACTGCAATTTTGTGATTACACAATAAAAAATGCAACACCCATAAATCGAATCAAACATAATGACGATTTTATATTACAATGCCAATGTACATATACAATAAAAGAAATTATATTAAAACTTGACATGGTAAATTTTATTAAATACGTAGATAAACGTTTCGGCGACGGAGTCTCTAATGTTTTATCTAAAATCATTCAACTTTCTTTTGATGCCGTTACAAATCTGACATATAACATTCGAGTCTTTACTAGTTATACTGAATTTATAGAAAATATTCTGCCATCTCAGGAAGATTATATTACATATCAAGATATTTTGAATTATATTTCAACTCGCGAAACACTAGTATTCCTAAAGAAATATAAATTAGCTCGTAAAGATTTAATACAAAGTCGAGATTTAAATTTAAAACTAGTCACAGACGATGGAGTTTACAGACCAACAGCAAAAAATGCTAAGCGACAGCGCCAAAGTTGAACAAATGTATGACGAATTGGCAGTAAATCCAGCAACGCCTCTCGTCGAACCCGAAAATGATGCCGAAATGTCAAAATATATTTATCCAACGCTCATTATTTTACCTATTATCATAGTGATTATTTTAGTGTTGTTCAGTTCGGCAGAGAAAATTATAAAATTTTTAGTCACTATCTTGGCATTGATAACGTGTGTTGCGTTTTATATGAAACAACAAAATATTAATATTGTAAAATTCACCAATAAACAACGCTCAGGCTACTAATCTTGTGGTACACGAACAATTGAACGCGTTTGTTTTGGTGGTGGTTGTATGACGCAAGCATCCTCTCGATTTTTTGATCTGGGTGTATTGCTCACAATAAACATATTAATCATAACAATAATTGCTATTAAAAAAAATGCAACCATTGTCATGATGATTTTAAGTATTGGAAATACATTCGGACCAAACGTTTTACGCAAATAAGCTTTATAGAGATCATCCTGATTTAATTTGTCCATTGAAATTCTATTTTCAATTTAATGCCAGACAACACAAATATTTGCGTCCCCGACGCCAAAAAATATGAACTACTCCAACCAAAAGAATACTATTTGCACAATTTTCGAATTGTCCTCGACGATATCTTATATATTTTAAAGTCAACTGCTCCGACTGCCGCACGACAAGACATTTTAAGATTACATCAGATTTTTCTAAAAGATTTTTATCACTGGATTGCTCTCGTGATTGAAGTTGAATTTAATAAAGAAACATACAATGTCAATTATTCATTGTATCCAACATTACGTGAAACTTTCAAATTATCCGATGCCGGCGTCGATGATGTTTATAAGCGGCATAACAATACAGGCAACATGGTAATCGATAAACTTATTGACATTCAGTCGTGGGGTAATATTTATTGGAAATTTCTACATTATGGAAGTATTTTGACACGCGAGCAAAAAAATGTCGACACGCTAATGGCATTTGCTTGTGTTTTACGTAATTTACAAATTATTATTCCGTGTGGCGAGTGTGGTGAAAATTATAAAAAGAAGAATGTATTTGAAAAATTGGCATTGCCCTTTGTAAAACCAAATGGCGACCCAATCACTGCCATATTTAATTTGCATAATCTTGTAAATGCAGCTCCCCGACGATTTGGACCAATTATGTTTTTTTCAATTTTACAATTTGAAAATTTATATCAAATTAAACGAATTGAAAATTAAATATATATTTTGATGATGAATTCATCAATATAAATGAATTTTTAATTAAAAACAATTACTCTCAATCAATATGCTACAGGTATCAATTTTTTATTACTACTTGGAAACCATTCATTTTGGTGATCGAACGTCAATCGATTACATTTTCAAATTGATTACAAACGACACTCCAAATGCCACGACAATTTTAACAATTCTACAATATCATACTAAATTTGACGTAATAACGCCAACAAATTATACGTTTAATATTTATTCATTATACAACGCAATAATTTCGCAGAATGAAAATGATATATTACAGTATATCTCTTCAATGGCAGAACCATATCAATCATATTATATAAACATAATTCTGAACCCATCGCCAATATTCAAAAATAAATTATTTCAAACATGGCATCGAATTGTACCGTTTCCAAAATGCAAAGCAACACGTCTCGACACTTTGCCAATTGACAACAATTCAAATTTTTTTTTTATGATCGGACCAATAACCAAGACATTTTTTATTATTATACAGAATGGCAAAATAGAAACCATATCAAAACCAATTCTTCCAACTAACCCAACGCGTAATTTTGACATGAGCACAAATGAACACACAACTCTAACCATAAAAAGCATCATGCAAGCGTGGATTCTAGAAAATTGTAATGAAGGTGTTTATATATTTGAAATAATCATTCGTAAAAATGAAAAAATATTGATACTTGATATATATTGTTGCAGTAGTATAGAGTTTACAAGAAAAACGTTTAACGAACGACACCAAATTCTAGTAGAAAAATTCGAGAATTCACTTAAAAAATATATTAATATTGATATTATTAAAAATATTGAAAGCACACATTTATCGACCCACGAGCAATATTTAATAAAGGATTTGAATCAACAAGCAATACATCGATCAGACTTTCTGTACACACCTAAAAAAAAAAAAATGGCACATCATTTAATTGTGGCATGTGCATTGGACACTGACAACGGAGAGACATATTATTTTTCAACATTAATGAGCGATGCATCAAGTCAAATGTCCATTGTTGGAACGGTGATTAATCCCAAGAAAATTACCTCAAGTGATATTGTACTTGACTCAATCCCATGCAAAAATCCAATTGATAACAGTGATTTTGTTTGGGTATGTAAAAAACCACCAGCTTTTAAATACATTCAAATTCCGATTATGGTTGTACCTGTTCATGGAAAAACATCAATGACTGAAAACATCGCAAATGAGCCATGCAGAATGAAAATTGATTTGATTACTACATCATTATCGACTGATATTAATGATTATGCTAAAATATTCCCAAAAAAAATTGCACACACTCCAATACCAACACATTTACTTCCTGTTCAACATGCCACCCGAGACATCAGTCCAATTCATCTTTCGGAATTTGTAAAACTTACAAGAGGCCCCGAAAGACGCAAACATAAAAATAGAACAAATTTGTCGTCATCACCCCATTCAAAATCTCCAAAATTATTGGATAATGGAATTCAATATTCATCACTTAATTAATATTTATTTTTTATTCGATGAGCGTGATCGTGACGAACTACGACGACGTCTCGAAGAACTCGATGATCTACGACGGCGGTGGTGGGAATGTTTACGTGAGCGACACCTTGATCGTCCACGATATCGGTTACCATAGTTATAATAGCCATTGTAACCGTATGGTCTTGCTGCTCCGTAACCAACAATTGCAGTGTCAACTTGTGCTAAAACTCCCACTTCCGTCTTCAAACGGTTCATTTGACAAAACATGACAACACCTAAAATCATAAGAATAATAATTACAATAATTACAAAAACAAAAACATGCCCATACATCTCCATTTTTATATACACGTCTTTGTCGACTACTAAGCACACGACGACGAACGTTTAAATTAAAACATAAAATATATCCGAAATTGTGTTAAATTTTACAAAATACATTTCAAATGCCGAAATATTTAAATGATAAGACAATAAAAAAATGCAATATTAAAGTTATTTATATAAATAACCATGTCATTTATTTGTGTTAATTTTTACTACAAAATTTTTTATATAATACATTTGAAGTGTCGCAGTGACGTTGTTGAAAAAATATTTTTTTACAACTAGTATGTGTAGAACTCATTCCAGGTGTGCATACGTCACTGGTACTTTGCACGGGACCATTATCGTCTTTTTGATCTTGTCTTAAACGTGTAATAAATCTTTCAAACATTTCGTGTGTTAACATTGGTATCTGAGCAAAATCATTGTATGCCCCTCGGCGATTATTAATATTGCCAATGTTGTTAAAACTATATATTGCATCGGATGCACTGAAGCGTTTAGAACCTTGTACGCTTTGGCAATTTTGCATCTTCGTATGTATGATTTACAATCGGCACAACTGAAATGTCGGGTAATTCTTTATTTGATTTTCCCTTTGAATTATTATATTTAAAATGAGTGCCAATACCCCAACCCCGAGATTTGACAATAATTGACATTGATTCGTCAGATTTTACAGTTTTCAATAGTGTTGCAATTTCGGCCTCTGTTATTTTTTTCAATTGCACAATTTTATACGAACTTGGAATTTTATCTTTTAAATTATTTAAACGTTCTTGCCATGTCCACTTTGATAGCATATTATTCACATTTGCAGCCGCTGCAATATGTGCAGGATCCACATCTTTTGATGGGACAACGATTTCAACATCGAGAATAAAACGTTCGGCATTTTTGAGTTCGATAAATCGTACATGGAAAATTACAGGTGGACCCGCTCGCGATGGAATTGCTTCTAAATTTGGCATAATTTTACCCATTGGATATTCGAATTTTGACAACGAGTCAATGTTACGACGAAGATCTGCAAAATTTGATAGATCCCATGAATAGAATTTTGGCAATAGTTCGTCGTATTTAGAAATTTTCATTTGTTCTAATTTTTCAGTGTCTTCAGTCGAAATATAATATAACATATAGCTATAGTATTCTCTCAATTGGATCGTGTTCTTGTTCGCTTTTAATTGTTTACGGATTGCACTCCATTGTGGTTTTGTGCGTGCCGAGTTATATGGACTAATTTTAGCGTCTGCTTTTTTGTATATTTTATCGACAAAGCTAATTCCATTTTTACTATTATGAATGGCGTAACGCATTGCAGACAAGTAACTAATTTCCCACATAATCTCAGTTGCCAGTAATTCGGGTGTACTTTTTTTCTTATTTAAATCATTTGCATCTGTTTTTCCTAAGTCATATCGGGTTGAGGTCATAGCAATTACAGGAAAAATCGTGAAAATATATGTTATTTTATCATCACGTTTATCGGAAAAACTTAAAATATTTGACTCGTCCAATGTATACTCAATTTGAAAATCATCAAAATTTGGATGTTCTCCTGCGTTAAGTGCTTCTTCAATTGTTGCAATATCATAATTCCAAAGGACACATCCTTTAAAATCTGCATTTTTTCCATTTACCTTCCATGTTGTGATAAAATTGTGTAATGCGTATATTAACCGTGCTGCTGGTCTAATATGTAAATTTTTATGTAATTTTAGCTTTTGTCCCGACACAATATGAGGTTTCGGTACGACACCCATATGTGAAATTTCGACCATTTCTCTATCAAATGCAGCTCGAAATTTAGCAATAAAGTCTTCACGGACAGCGCCATCTAATTCTATTGTAGCTACAGTGGTAGTCGTCATTATAGATACTATGAATATGAATAACAATTATAAGGAATGGGTTAGTAGCTTGTCTACTGAATCAACAACTACTAATACAACGTTGAACTCGAAAAGAGAAACAGACCTATATATACTCAAAATTACCTCAAATATTATACCCGAGTTATTAAATTGGCAATGTATCACAGTTTGTCAGTCCCTACCACCACAATCTATAAGAATTACGTCCAAGGCAAAAAATTTTGGACTTCCGCTAATATTATATCCGTCAATTTATGAAAAATTTGCAAAATTCGAACGATTTTCAGCTTTTATGACTTTAAATTATTACAAATTACTCGTAATTCGCGATATAATGGATGGAATCGACAAAGATGGAAATGGAGTATTTGATTTAATATGTATTACCTCAAAATTATTCAATGATATATTGAATGATGATTCAATTTTTAGATTTTTGTGTTCAATTATGACGTCTTTACGATTAAATGATATTATATGTATGGTAGAATATTTCAAAATTAACCTTTTGATGTATAATGAAACAATAACTCAATTTTATATCGTAACAGATTTCGATAGTCCTGTGATTGTGATACAATATAAAAATAGCACCGATATCAATTATATCGGAACATATCGTAATTTATATTCATTTGATGCCATTACATACGGCGGTGTGATGAAAAATAAAAATTATTAATTTATTATTGGTTTTTTTCACATATCTAACATTTTATATTCTGATAACATTAAAAATGAATCAATTTCATTTTGAATTTGTGTTGTCTCTTCAATTGCCGCCAATGGTGGGGTCGAAATTACTTTCATAATCTCACTCATTTTTGTTGTTTGTATAACAGGTGGCGATGGTCCTGGTTGATACATTATGTCATTATCGTCGTCAAAAGCATTCGTTGGTGAATATCCATAACGATTTTCAATTTCCTCAGCTAAACTGTCATTATCATCATCTTCGTCAATTGTCATTTTTTCTTCGTCATTGTGCTCAGATGTGTCATATTTCGTCGGTATTTGCTCCACGACTGAATTTTTGCGGTCAAAAACATTACTTATAATTGTGCGTGTGTCGGCTGTATCTGGTGTACCTTCCCCGACCGGCGGTAACCCGAGTGCAGTAAAAAGTTCTGAAATTGAATCTCCCAATAAATTTATTACTAAATTTTTCATTACAACAAACGGAAGTTTTTGGTTGCCCGGTGTCGATGCTCTGTCTTGTGCAAGCAATATGGCAATCTCATCACTAGTCGGCTGAATGTTTATATTTTCGGGATGTAAAAATTTCAATAACGGTATTTTTTCGACGCCAACCTGAGCAAAATATTTAACAATTCCCTTACATATTATTATTGTTTGTCGTCGACCCGAAAAATTCATGGATTCGTGTGCTAAAGTGATCACCTCTTCTGGAGTCATGTCCTGATGGGATTGTAGGTATTGTTTTGCAATTGAATCATTTCCAATTGCACATTCAACTGCTGCACGTTCATATATCTGCATTGTAGTAGTTGGGATCTATATAACGCTACACAATGGCCAGTGATATATATTTGTTTATCTTCATTAGTATAATCTTAATTGTGAGTATATTTTATACCATGATATACATGGATTATGATTTGGATCCGATTTTTAAATATATAAACGAAACAAACATGAGATTAAAAAATACAGACATTGCTAATTTATTAAATGCAAATGGAATTGGGAATTTACCATCAATTAACATTATAACTGAGAATGCTGATATTCAACAATTGCAAAGATGTGCGACTGGTCCGATATTTCTTGGTGCATCGGCTTCTGAATTATCGTGCCGTCGTATGTGTGGATCAAATGCATCAATTCTTAATGTTACGTCCGGACAAGAAATTTTTTCAAATGGCCATTTATTAACGCCCGGTGCATGGTGTACAGTAAATCGACCAAATTGTAACATGAATACGTCATATGCAATCGCAACTGCGAATAGTGTAGCGTGTCGTTCAAAATTTCCCCGCATGTTTGGCGGTCTCGAGGGAAATCGAGTAATTGGATGTAATAATGAGAATTTTTTCAATGTCAACAATGTGTTATGGGATAATGAAAATAATAGAAGAGTAACACAATTTACTCGAATTAATAATGTAGATGAACCCATTTCAAATGGAACAAGCAGATTTACATGTCAGTTCGGTGAAGATATGTATGGTAATAAGTATGTTCCACATGCAATTGACAGGCTACATCCAAGCCGAAACTTTTGTACACAAAATATATTACGTGCTCACTTAAGTGTAACACAAAATACAGATGGTTCGTGTAATTGTGGAGATTTTGCAACGACTAGAGTGCGAAACCAAGATATTGCAGATCGATACACGCAATGTTCTTCGTGTTTTAGAATGAGAACCAATACAACATCACAAACCAACACCGAATGTTTTACTATGTTCAGTATATATTCTGACGTTTTTGAAAAACCACCATGTATGCCAAGCAGATTTCTCGATGACGGTGCAATGTGTGAAACATTTTCAACTGAAATAGTGGTATCGAATGGAGATTTTTTGTTTAATCCACTTATATCGGGCACGAGACATGATAGTGCATCATGGAGTTTTTAACACTCGGCAATACAGTGTGTATTGAAACTTTACAAACATTTGGAACCAATGCGATTGGTTGTATTTGTAAAGTACAAATTATGAAAAAAAAGTACACATTAAAATGCATAGATAAAAAAAATATATCACACGCAGATGTAAATGATATAAACATGGAGCGTGAAATTTTAGGGCGTCTTAAAAACAGCACATTTGGAATGAATCTAATTTCGGCATTTCAAACAGTCAATACGCTATATTTTGTATTACCATTATACTACGAGGCAGATTTACATGAGTATTTAAGACGATATTATATGAAACCGGATCAAGCACAATTTATAATTGCCGAGCTTGTTGCCGGTGTTGGCGAATTACATTCGCTTGGTATCATTCATCGGGATATTAAAACTGAAAATTTAATGTTTGCACGGGACGGTCATTTAAAACTGATTGATTTTGATTTGTCGTTTTATGTGGGATGTCCATTGGAGAGCACAGCAAAAGAATTAGTCGGAACGACAATATTAATGGCACCAGAAATGATTCAAAATTCTGTCGATATTGACGATAGACAACCGTGTTCATTTTCTATTGATTATTGGGCAATTGGATTGGTTGCATTTGAAATTATTTATGGATCTTCGCCATTTTTTTGTGGGCATGATTATGAAACGCAAACGGTATACGATAAAATAACTAAATGTAATGTCGTACCATTGCCACAAAATAAGCGATATAAATCATTGGAATATGTAGATAAATTTATTGCGGGGCTATTAACGGCAAACATAACTGAGCGCCTCGGATTTGACAAAATAAAACAAGCATATGATATTACAATTTTAAAGAATCATAAATTTTTGGAGGAAATTAATTGGCAAAATATTGTGGACTTGAAACCCACACGAAATATTAAGAATAAATATTTTGGAGTGACCAAAAAGTTTTTAATTGAATTGCAAACATGTTCAATTCGTACATATAAAAAGCAACGATACAACAACATACATACTACCAATACACTGCAACCCGATAATGATATTTTTCCTAATTTTAATATGTTAACAACTAATACGGAGGTGGATATTGTTGTTTAGATTTACCACCACCAAATTTGCTAAAAATTGTTATGACAATTGCAATCAAAAATATTATCAGAAAAATTATACCAACTCCCTTTAAATTGCCCGATATGTCGCCACTGGCATTATTGAGACCCCCAACCAAATCAACACCAATGCCAATTCCAATATCGACCAATGTATCGAGAATTGATCCATCTGTAATGCAATGAGGACTAAATGCGTCGTCAAGTAGTTCAGTACTTACATATGCTGAACTATTTAGATCTGCTGATGGATTACATGCTCTGCAAAATGGTTTAACGGTTTCTACTGCTGTGGGCATATCCATGCACACAGAGGGAATTTCAATTGGGTTTGCATAATACAGTTTAGAAGCTTGATCTAGTTTAGTAGCATCATTTAAAATTGTACCAACATCGTCTTCGCGTAAATCTCTTTCGAGTAATGCGTTGCCAACTGAGACACTCAATAGAGCGTCATTTGCCGCAGTCATTAAAAATAATGCGGTATTATATAGTAACGTATCTCTTTGTTGCTCGCCTGTTGAACATGAATTGACAGTTTGGTCGGTTCGAGCTCCACAACTTCGATTGAGGATACGGCATGATGTTATGCCGCGAGTTGTACGCCGTGCTAAAAAGCATCCATTTCGATTTGCCGTTGCGATGAGTAGAGATTTGTAAAAATCTACACCAAGAACTATTACCGCAAATACACCAACTACTACACCCGTGGTACCCGCGACTACTCTTAATTTTCGTGCTGCATTTTCGAGTGTTGATCGAGATTGTGGGGTCAATGCTGCATCGAGAGCATCCCTATCTGTTGCATTTATATTTAATCCCGGGTGTCGATTTCGTTGTACCTGAATTGAGTTTTCAAGTGCTCGAATATTTGGATCGGGTACTGTTGTTAATGTTTTACGAAATGCTGTTTCGTCTCTAGGACGTACTCTGACATTACTATTGGTAGCACGAACAAAGTCTGTTAAATCTCCACGACGCAACATTGACTCTACATTTCCCAATCGAACACCATTTACATGCACCCGATTTCCAACAACAGTATAGTCAAAAGTGTCAAATATATTTCTGACCACTGGAACTTGTGATGCACGTGCTGCTGTTTGCATTCCATTTATCACGCCTTGTGCATCGGGGAGGTTGTCTACTCGTCGAAGACCATTTCGTACTGCAGTTGTAAGACTCATATTATAATTTTGATGATAATCACTAAAATGTATATATACATTTTGGAGTTTACAAACATTACAATTCCGATTGTTTTATTTCTCTTTTTGCATAATATCGCGTTACAATTGGGGCAATAAGAAAATAATATAAAAGTATGATCAATAGAATAAATATTATCAAAAATGATATCATTTTATATTTTTATTGTATTCGTAATATGTATATTAATTGTGTGCCTTTTTGGATATTTGCTGGCTTGGCAACAACCCGAAACGCCAATAGATGTATATCGTAGATTACTTTTGGTTTTATCCGAAACACCGGTTGCGTTTACGTATCGCAAAGTAAATGACAAATACGAAAATTATATCGTGGCAGGAATTGGTGAACTTGAAAAATCACTCGATGATTTTCCAATTAATTATGATGGAACCTTCTATAATCCAAATCGTCAAGTGCATGGCATAATATCAGAAACTGAAAATGGATTTAATATAACGGGTATTGAAATGCAATTTAATTGTCCAACAGGATGGTTCTACGACAGTGGATATTGTAAAGTACGACCAGTGTGTTCGCCGGACGATATAAATTTATATAGAGGTATAAATTTTTACAATTTCACAGAAGAATTGTTCCCAATATCACCATTTACCGAGGGGTTTGCATTTCATCCGCGTGTATATAATTATTGTAATTTAAATACATCTGAACTTCGTAATTGTTCTGAAAACGAATTGTACACTGGTGGTGAATCAATTAGTGCTTCGCTCGGTATCCCGTGTGAACCATATGACATATGTGTCGATCGCCTTGATCGAACAATACACACATTTCCCATTGACAATAATAATAGAATATTAAATGACAATGAATTTTTTGTGTGCCAAAACGGTGAAAGTACTTTACAGCAATGCGACCCCGGTGATATTTTTAGTACGATTGCATCGGGATGTGTTACCTTAAATCGATGTGCAAACGCACAGGGTACACTGCCCGTAGACGACACTAGTTACATATTGTGTATTGGAGGTCGTGAAAATTTAATACGTTGCCAAGCTGGAATTTTTATTGACCAAAAAACGAATGTGATTTCGTGTCGTAATACAGCATGTGACGATCCGCCGCGTATAAATTTTATAACTCTATTGCCATTTTTCCGATATCCTAATGGATTTTTTAAATGCAATACAAATGAAAACGAATTGTCATTAAACGCGTGCGACAATGAAATTGGTACTATTGTTTCGCAATTAAATATCCAACCCAATTTATTGTATCAAATACCCAATAATTTATTTGACGATTTTAATTATCCAAAATATATTTTAAATGTGGCAGATTTGACGTGTGAATTGTTTAACTATGACAAACATAGACAATATATTATTAATCCAATTATCAGTACGAGAATTAATAATGGATTGCCACTTGTACAATATAATGTATTTACTGCACGCCTAGACTATGCTGATTATAATACAAGTGTATATTATAAAGATGGCAATTTGATTAGAAATCAAGATGGCAGAATAATAGCTACAAACGCCGCTAAAAATTATGTCAATTTTACAACAACTGACTATTTACCGTCGGTGGCGTTAAATCCAATTACGGTGACACAACGAATTATGGGTGAGTTGGATTCTTGTTTATATTTATTATTATGTACGCCAAGTCGTGATGCAGTAATGAATCGAAGTAGTGTAGGTCTAGATTCTGCATATATAAATGGTGGGTTGGTTCAACAGGAAGGTTATTATTTTAATGCGTATACACAACAATTTACTACATCGTTCGCGGAAGCACATACGGAAAGTGTAATTGGTAATTTACCATCATTTCAAGAGTCATACATACATCAATATTATGTTTTCGATATTGAATTTGGCACATCGTTTGCGAAAATGGTGACGTGGACACGATACGGAGCGGTTTTGATGTCAATCGAAATTGTCGATGAGGCAAAATTTGAGTATAATTTAATTTCGCATAAAACACTTCCGTCAACATCTAACATTTTATCTCAATTAAAAGTTGCCGACATAGATCCATTGGACGTGGCAGTAACTTCGCTGGAACATCAAAATTATACATCCATACATAAAGCATTTTGCTTGCAGTGGGTAAAAAGTTACGAGATTTTAGAACCAGCGGCCGCAACACTTATAGACGATATATTTGATATTGATCAATCTATGGTGTATGAAGTTAAACCCGAGTCCATCTGAAAATGAAATCTAATACACTTCGATCAGAATTGTCAAGTATAATGTCAACATTTAAATTTAACAATGAAACTAGCGCAATTAATATACTCATGAAAAATATTATAAATGCCAGTGCGTATGCTTGTAGGGCCACAAAAATGACACCACTTATGGCGAGTGTTATTGAAATTTTTTGTAATCCAACAGTAAGACGCCAACGATCGGTGTGGCGTTGATTGAATTCTAAAAATTCTTCAGGTGTCCAAACACGCGTTCGTGCCGATATGACATTAAAGTCTTCATCCATTTCCTCTGGTGTTAAATCGACAAAAAGTGGAGGGCCCCGATCGATACGGGATCCTTGTGAATTTACTTCGAGATTTTCAAAATATTCGAGCATCCACCCAAAACTTTGTATATTTAATTGTAATATTTCTTCAGTTGTCAATAGGATGCTAGCAAGTGTGTCGAACGTGACGCGTGGAATTGACATTTGAAACATTTCCCGGAATGCAAAATCAGATTGTGTCATTACTTCGTCGACATAACCAGGCGGATATTTTGAATTGAATCCAAGTGGATCCCAAAATGCCAATATAATATCAAACAACGATATAATAATTAATACAATTCCAATAACTGATGATGCGAGTGCAACAATTCGTGCTAATGCCATTGCCAATGAACCAATCATCTTTAAGCTTACTTGTGCAATTGTTCTCCCCATAACGGTACGCATTGTAACGGTTAACACATTTCGTCCAACCGGTCGACCGAGATTTAATACTTGAGCATTGATGGCCGGACCGAGTCGTGCCAATACTTGTTTTGACATTTTTTTAATTTGGTCTAAAAAACTATCGAGTAAAACATCAACAGCAATCGAACCAATAAACATGGGATCTGTTAATAGACCTTCGAGTAGACCTAACATTACATTAACAAGGGTTTCAGCCCATTCTAAATTTCCATTGTATCCTTCTGGATCAATTGGTGATGTACCCTCGACGTATGTTCCGCGTTGTATTTTTTCTAATTCTCTTCGAAATTTAGCTCCAATATCCGATGTGTTGTCGTATTTTTTATTTCTAACTGATGCTTTAATTTTTTCAATATCATCAAATGCGTCCTTTTTAATTGGAATTTTAATTCCATGTGGTAATTTGTCAAAATCAGCGTCGGGATCGGGTATAATAAAATTTGGATTGATATCGCGAATCCAATTTGAAAATAAAAACTCTGACTCGATTGGCGGTGGTGGGGGTAAATTGAGAGGCGGAATTGAATTACCGCCGTCATTTTGAAGGGCAGTGATGCCTGCTTTAGCAAGTTTAATGATATTTTCACCGACTACTACGTTAAATATCATTTGATACCAGCGTGTATAACAAATTTTACGATTGGGATCAAATGGATCAAAAAAAGCATCACAATATGGTTGGTTGTATGTATATCCGATACCGGATGCTGCATGTGGATGAACAGTTGCATTAAACCCAGCGGGTAAATCATTAATACGTCGTTCAAATATTTCTGTGGATCTATAAAATGGAAGTTCGGCCCAAATACTAGAGTTTGGCACAAAGACACAGTTGCCCTGGTGAAAAACTACACGTGACATTTGCGGCATTTCAACACCATCCTCATCAAATACTGGATTTTTATTTAAATTGAAACATGCCGGTTGGCATTGTCTCTCAAACTTTTCTTGATTACCAACGCGATAATACGCAGGCAATGAGGTCGGTGTACATGGACCCGTTGGCGTTGAAAAATTACAAGAAATTTTTTCACAAACAGTTTCGCCAATAAACACTTCTGTTATTATGGCTCGATTTGTGAGCGATTGGGGAAAATAATAGTCAGTTTCATAGTCTGCTTGACGTATGTTATATGTGACCCAGCTTATAAGATGCGGTGACTTTTGATACAAAAATTCAAGTATTGATAATCGGGTACGGTGTGAAGCAAATTCACTCGCATTAAAAATGTCTGTATTTGTAAAACTCATCATACATATACTATCCACATCACATTAAAAAAATGTGAAGAGAATGTTTTTTTTTATAATATTATTTATATACATTTTATGTATTATTAAATCGTTGATTTTTTTTTGCGTATCAGATCCAACGCAATTGTGTTTTATAATAGACACGATGAATTCTGCGCACACTGTAAAGCGTTTTCGGCATTCAATTAAGCCCGATAATTTAAAACGGGTCGTGTGTAATTTTGACGACCTCGTATGTGTGTCTGCACAAATTCACGAATACAATGTAGATTGTGAATTAAAACATGGTCTTACAAAATTCCGTACACTTCATGCGTATAATGAATTGCATAATATTATATACGAACGGCTAAATTCACACCAGCGGTCACTTTTTTGTCGACTCCATTTACTAATTTCGGATAGTTTAAATAAACATGGTCAGATTGAGACGCCATTTGTGTGTATACTCGACGCGTGTCCCGGAACAGGAAAAACATTTACAATTGCATCATTTGCTATATCATATCAGTATTCGATATTGTTTGCAGTGTACAAAAATGAATTAAAAGAAAATATGAAACGTATACGTGTGATAAATGGTGTGACGTTTAAAGCATTTGTTATGCGATTGTTTGGTGTATCATTTTTTACACGATTCACAACATATCAGAAAGATTTGACAGACGTTGACGTATTGATACGTATTTTATTTATTGTTGTCTCAGGTGTGCCAAATTCGAAATCGTTACCATTAAATTATAATATGGTAATTGTGGACGAATACACGATAATTGCACCCGAGGAATTGTTGTGTGTGTATGTGTTCTGCCGATGGAAGAAAAAGAATTTATTATTTTGTGGAGATTCGGCACAGCAGAATGCAATTGATAGATCGACAAAACACTCGTATGTTGGAGGTACGATGTCAAATCGATACATTTTAAATGAACTCGGAGCATTGCCGTTACATTTGCATGAGATTGTCAGGTGTCAAGATGATGAATATAATAAAATTTTAAATGGATTTCGGGAGATGGTGAAACAAATTGGATACGGTGAAACGATATTTAGGTTTAACATTGAGTATTATTTGTTTGAAAAATTACGTCCTAAATATGACGAAGAAGCCCAAGATTTTTCCGCAATTTATATGGCCGGTTGGCATAAAAAATTGTTAACTCGAACGAGAGATTTAGTGAAACATTTCGATAAAATCGGTACAAAATATTATATTGCAAAATATTATGCATCATATCAACCACCTCCGCCTGCGATAAATCCTATGACAAAGGTGATAAATATGACGAGTGAAAAATTTTTGAATGGAATTTTGTTGGTGGTTGGTAGAGAATATATTTACAATGCAATGGGAACATCGGTGCCGTATGGTAATGTTACATTAGAACGCATTCAATTTTGCAAGATAAATGTGGAAAAGCCGAAAGTGCTGTTTGTCAAACACGAAAATGGGCGTCAATATGCAATAAATCAATGTGCGATGAAAACCAACCAATTATTGCCAGAAATTTCACGAATACTTCACGCAGATCCAGTATACATCGAAACTAAAGCAACAAACATAGTTCAATTTCCAATATTTCCATTGTTCACGAGTACGTTTCACAATGCACAAGGACTAACAATTTCAAGTGCCGTCGAAATGTGTACAGACAACGCAACATGTGAATCGATATATGTTGGATTGTCGCGTCTCATAAGTGGATCAAAATTAAAAAGAATTGTAACGAGTCGTGAATCGTCGTTACGTGTGACAATGTTTTATAATGATAAATATTTTTATTCTATGAATAAAACATCGTATAACAACACATTTTTAAAGTTATCACACGCCCAGAAGCACGCTCGAGAGTTTTGTGAAATTGCAGATATTAATAAATTTGAGGCAGCATCAAAGTCGCCAACGGGTGGTGAATTTAAAATAAAACGTTTACTTTATCAGAGTACTAATGCTGAAATTGTAAAGACTCCATTGATGAAGGTCGCACATTATATATCAAATTTGAGTGATTTCAATTTTGAAAATTTATTAATTGTAATACAATCGTTTGTTTCAAATGAATGTACAATTGAACAGATGCTTAAAGGTGAAGGTTATGCTAAAATTCGCAACCATCCAAATTATAATACAATACAAAAATTATTTAATTCCTAACTTGGGCGTACCTTTGTCGGAATACTTGTATCTGCTACATCTGTACGTCTTTTTTGTTGTGTTTTTGGTCTTATACTCGACACATGCATTGGTTTATTTTTTGTTCTCACCGCCGATGTTAAATCTGACATTGAACCGGCTATTGAATCGTCTAAATTAGCGGTTGGTGTAGCATATTTGATTAAATCTGACAATAATTTATCGAACCGCGCTACTTGCGCGGACAAAGCGCGAATTGTGTCTTCCGATTGATTTTCAATAGTTCCAAAATTTGATAAAGTTGCGTTATGATCGGCTATAATTTGATCGAATACGTCTTTATATTTTTCGTTTGCATTGATAAGTGCAGTTTTGAAGTCTTGTTGATTGAGTGAATTGTCTGCTAGTGTTTGTTCGATGCGTTTTTCAAATGCCTTGAATGCATCGTTAATTTTTATAATTTCAACTTTAGCAGTGGTAGAAGTTTTTAAGAGTTGAGTAAGTTCGGTGGTTATGGATTGTTTTAAGTTAATTTCGAGAGGCGCAATTAATTGATAAATTTCATTAAATTTGTTATTGTGTGAATTTAATTGTGAATTAATCTTATCGACGCTCGATTGAATAAGTGTTATTTGTGCTTCAAATTCTTTTGGCATTTTGATAATTTCGCTTTGCATTTCGAACAATATCATTTTTATGAGACTACGAATACTATCGGTTGAGATTAGGCCTAAACTAGTGGTAAAATATTCTTCAGTTTGCGTCAATCTTTGATCGATAGCGTTAATTTTTGAATCAATGCTCTCGAGTTTATCGATTTGTTCTGTGTTTGAAATGGATTTTAAAATTTCAGATTTGACATTTTCAGATTGTTCTAAATACATTGTTTTGGTTTGTTGTAATTCTTGCTCAATCAATGATTTTAATGTACTTGTTGGATTCTGTAAATATGATTGGACATTATTATAAATTTGTAAGATTTGTTTTGTTAATTCATCGGATTGTACTGTGTGACTAATATATTCATGCAACTCTGTTACAAGTTGAACAATGGAATCGATGGGGGCAGTATTGGGTGATTGTGTAAATTGATACAACATTTTTAATTTATTTATGATTGTTTCGTCGGTAATGTCTACATTGGTTAATGTTTTTAAAGTATTTGAAATTTGTTGAATTAAAATTTTAAGGTTCTCATCTTTTAATGCATTTGTTATACTTTTTTCTAACTTTTTATTTGATTCTAAAATATATTGCTTCAATTCGCCAATTATGTCTGTTTCTTGTTTCAATTCGACAGATCTTGTATTGTATTCTGGACGTACTTGTATTGTTGGTTTAGTGTCGATATGAATTTTGCGTGGTGATTCTATATTGTCAACCTCGAGTGTTGCCTCATTGATATCAATATTTATAGATGGTGGAAAAAATATTACATTTTGAGACATTTTTAATGAAATTGTGTCGATTACATTCATTTTAGAAATAATTGTATCATTAATTTGAGTGGCTTCGTTTATAAATTGTGAAATAAAAGATTGTGATCGAGTTTTTTTTGGAAATGTTGTATTTTCATAATATTCTTGCATGTAAAGTATTATTTGTCCCAATATTTTTTTTAATTTGGCAATATTATACTGTAATTGACCAATAAAATCAACAACAGACGTGGTTGCAATGGCAATGGTGTCACATTTATACTTTAATTCTCTTAATTTGTGTGTTTTGAATATAACATCGAACATGGCGTCAACGCGGTCGTATAATGCGTTCATGTCGGTCATCACTTTTTGTGAAAATGATTGATAATGTAAGTTAAATGTTAATATGTAATTTTCAATTTGGGCAATATCGTCGAGAACGTTCTGAACGGTTGCTTTATTTTGGGATAATGGTACTAGCGGATCAAATTGAACTCGAATTACATGTATAGTGCTCATAATTGTTAACCATATATAATTCGACGTTCTTTTTTGGTTAATTTAGTATCCGATAATAAATCATCTAATAATGCTTTATTTTTAAATGTGGCATCGACAATAGATTTTTGTATTTTGTATTTAATTAATGGATCAATTTTGAGTACATCACAAATCATTCTGTGTGTGAGTGATAGTTTTATGATGTCAGGGTTAAATTTTGAAACAAATTGAAATGTGTCATATTTGTTTGTAAATTCTTCGAGTGTTGATTTGTTTGAATATCCGCCGACAATTGTTAATTTTGGTATATTTAAATTGCGTTGTATATAGTCAAGAACTTGACGATTTGAATTTCGCAAAACATTAATTTTTGGAATTTTTTTTGATGAGAATTCAACACAATTATCGTAAAAAATTGTTTTTTTTTGTACGCGTAGATTCGAATAAAATGTAGAACGTGTTATAATTGAGTTATTTGGCATAAGAAATAGATAGTTATTAGTTGCCATGTTTGTAGAGAACTATATATGATTAAAAAATAAAATTGATATAAAATTGAATAAAAAATGACATTATATATGAAAAATGTTAATAAAAAAATTATTATATTATTAAAAAAAGTAAACCATCGTATGAAATGACAAAAAAAAAATACAATGGAAAATGTGACGTCATATAATTCACAAGAACAAAAAGAAAAAAAAGAATTAGTCATTGTCAATTCTCAGAAGGGGGATCACTTTTCTAAAGTTGACATTTTGGAGCTATAATTAGACTTTTTTGTGATATCAGGTGTTGGTTTTATCAAATAATGAAATTTAGATAACAAAATTTGATAATTGAACAAAAAAAGGGGGGGAGGGATTATCGACCCGAAAAACGTGTTGAAACTTTTGAAAAATTTTGCAGGTGGGGCGATTGCATAAATGATGTAGCTCCATTTTTTTGTGTATGAAATTTACGTCACATTGTGTGGGGGTTATTTGAAAATTGTTGACGTAACTTTAATATTGTACCCAATTTATATTTTGTCAATTTAATAACTTAAATGTAGAGATTATTTAAAATTTACATGTTGAAAATGTCAATTTCTCATATATATTAATTGCAAATTAAAAATAAAAAATATATGACGTCATACATATTTTACAACAACAAAAGAGTCATCAATCATTTCTAGGAAGGGACCTGTCATTTTTTAAAAGTTGATATTTGTTAATGCAAACCGAGTATTTTTATAATACCAGGTGTTGATTTTATCAAATTATCAAATTCTGATAACAAAATTTAATAATTCAAGCAAAAAAAGGGGGGGAGGGATTATCGACCCGAAAACCGTGTTGAACCTCTTGAAAAAATTTCGAAAAAGGCCATTTTTTCACTTTGTGAATTTTGAAGCCAAATCGATTGAAAAGTGAGTTTTGAGATAAAAATTTACAAGTTTTAAAATCTCAATATCGTGAAATTTAGATTATGCATTTTGACGGTGCAAATTTGGTGTTTTGTGGGAATCTAACCACAAAAACGGCTAAAATGTACAATTTCAGTTGATTTTTCACTAAATTTTCGCTATATATATATATATATATATATATATTATAGATATATCTTCTCCCTGTGAACTACTACTCAATGTTCTCTTACTTCATTGATTAGTAGTTCACCCTCTGTTGTTTTTTAAAAATGACTGTTGGTTCAAATTAAAAAGTGGAATAAAGTGGATAAAAATGTTTTAAATTTCGAGAATTATGAGTATCACTGAATTTTAAAAATGTACACAAAAAATTGAAATGTCTTAAAATATAAAAACAGCGCTTGTTTACTGTTCACTTTGAATATTTGTACATCACTGTTTTGATTAATTACACAATTGATGATAAAAATATAACTCGTTTCCGTGTGACACCTATTCGGTGCTTTTTATTCGCAAATTGAACTTTTATAAATATTTAAAATAATTACAAAATAAAACCGCGAGAAAATTGTACAATTGGTTGAAAATTACATAATAAGTTATATCCCGTATTCAAAATGTTAACTGCTGCATTGATATCTCGATTCCATATCTTTTTGCAATGTGGGCACGATGCAAACCGATGTGGAGATTTCGAGATATCCATTTTTGTGAAACAATTACTACATAACACAGTACTACGATATTCATTTGTGTTGACTACGTGAATTTTTGGATTATTTTTCAACTTTTTCTTCAGTTCTTTCCCGGGAGTTCGGATGTAACCTTTCATTGGCGAATTCGATGCGATTGTAGCATCACCAAAAAAACAACCAACAGAATATGAAAAAATAAAAAATATATATATATATTATATATATTATTATATTATTATTATTTATTATCATCCCCCGAGAGGATCTCTTGAATGAAACAAATTTGAATAAAATCGGAATATATTTATTTTAAAATGACAGTTGGCTTTATTTTTCAAATTGTTTGAGCATTGATACATTCACGTTGAAACATGTTATCAATCGCGTCTATGTGACGTCAATCTGTTATCAGTCGAATGTTCGAGTTCAAATAACGTCAGTGTGTTATCATATTTGTGACAACGATGTCAGTATTATTTGTGATATTGACAAAGAACAATGTATTTATTTTTGAAATATGATTGAAATTTAGTAAAGTGTACAGTCGAAAGTTGTGACTATGAAATTATTGTAAGTATAATTAATATTGTTTATGTCAAAATTAAAGAATTTCATAATATGATGAAATTAAACTCAATGATACGTCACTGGAAGCAAATATGAGTCATCAGAAAAAGTCCTTTTCAAATTTTACATCAATCGATAGAGCCTCTCGGGGGATACAACTTTGCATACTCAGATTTTGTAAAATTGGATGCTGAAAATCTCTCGGATTGCACTGCAGAAAATAAATTTACAATATCGCATTACTTTTCGTTGAGCGAAAAACGTCGAGTAGAAAAAACGAGATAACGAAAAGTGAAGTCGACAAAAATGGTGATAAGAAAAAAGAATATGAAAAAATAAAATATATATATATATATTATATATATTATTATATTATTATTATTATTACATTATTATTATTATTTATGATCATCCCCTGAAAGGCTCTTTCAAATGAAACAAATTTGAATAAAATCGGAATATATTTATTTAAAAACGACAGTTGGCTTTATTTTTTGAATTGTTTGAGCATTGATACGTTCACGTTGAAACATGTTATCAATCGCGTCTATGTGACGTCAATCTGTTATCAGTCGAATGTTCGAGTCGACATGACGAGTCAATTTGTTATCAGTATAATGTTCGAGTTGACATTTGCTATCGTATTTTGAAGCCGAAGGTGTCAGTATTATTTGTGACATTGGCAAGGAGCAATATATTTATTTTTAAAATATAATTTAAATTAAGTAAAGTGTGCGTGCTCCAGTCGAAAGTTGTGAATATGAAATTGATTTAAATATGTATAATTAGTTATTGACGTCAAAATGAAACAATTTCATAATATGATGAAATTTAACTCAAATATACGTCACTGGAAGCAAATATGAGTCATCAGAAAAAGTCATTTTCAAATTTTACATCAATCAATAGAGCCTCTCGGGGGATACAACATTGCATACTCAGATGTTGGAAAATCGGATGCTAAAAATCTTTCGGATTGCAGTGCAGAAAATAAATTTACAATATCGCATTACTTTTCGTTGAGCGAAAATCATCGACCACACAAAACAAGATAACGAAAAGTGAAGTCGACAAAAATGATGATAAGAAAAAAGAATATGAAAAAATAAAAAATATATATATATATTATATATATTATTATATTATTATTATTATTATATTATTATTATTATTTATTAGTATCCCCTGAGAGGCTCTCTTGAATGAA